ATTCCAAAACGTTGGAATGTTTGAAAAAAGGTTGTATATTTATAATATAACAATCACGTTCTTTAACATCACAAGATTATCCGTTCAATCAACGGACTTCGGTTCTAGATTGATAAAGATATATTGGCCGCTTATGGTCATTAAATAAACTGGGAAACCAGTATAAAGTGGATCTGCCATGATGAGGTAGATTTGCGGCTTCGCAAGGAGCTTGAGTAAGCAAGCGAGATATCATTGGTCCTTAGTAGTCGAGGGTAACACTGTAGGCGAATTGGATTGGTGACTTGGCAATGTGGGTTGTCAGGTTGAGCTCGGAAGAGCAATAAGAATAACTCGTAGGTGTATTGTAAGAAGTGTAGTTCATCTGACTGCATCATTACGCTCACCAATATAAGAGGCGTCTTAAAACCGAAAGGTATGTAGGTGTACGAGTGGTGTCGTTACTTACCTTGAGATCGATTTACCAGAGTTGGTTTCTCGAAGAGGTCTTAAAGTATGGAAGCAGGGATGTTTCAGAGAGTAGTTTGGTATTGATTCTGCCAAAAGCGGGGTCAGCTAAGTCGTTGGGCCACTACTTTCCTTATCCACAGTCGCTAACTAAATTATGTAAATAATCGAAAAGCAAAAGTGCCCATCAGTCACCGACGAAAGGTGCCTACACAGTAATGGGTTGTCCATTGCCATCAGAGGTCGCAAGCCAATGGTGAATTGCTTGAAAGGTTTGTAGTCCCGCAAGGATTAATTAGCTCGGCAGAGTTGAACAGATTGAGTACAGTGAGAGTAGTCGAAATACAAGTGACTCAAGAAGTGGTTGGTCTAACCAACCGGCATTGTTAGGGTAGTACTCAAAAGGTACTGGACAAGAAGGGAAACAATAATCCAACAAAAGTCCTAACACTTAAGCTGTAGTCTCAGGCTTCTATTATGGTACATCGCGGGATAGAGCAGAGGTAGCTCGTCAGGCTCATAACCTGAAGGCCGAAGGTTCGAATCCTTCTCCCGCAACTAATTAGCCCTTCTAACACAAGGGCTTTTTTCTTGTTCTTTGACACATGCTCCGTTCGTCTAATTGGTTAGGACATCTCCCTTTCACGGAGAAGCTTACGGGTTCGAGTCCCGTACGGAGTACAATAGCAGTTCTGTTGCATATAGGAGGAAAATTATATGGAAACACTATCATTTGCTTTTGGTATGCTTGCGATGATTGCAGTAGCATTAGTTGCTGTAGTTGTTGTAGGTATGATGAAGGTAATCAAAACTCAAAAAGAAGTAACAACTTTGGCGCAGTGGATGGACCGTAGGGATACGGATTTACATCAACGAATAAGCAATGAAGTTAATAACCTCGAACGCGTTGTTGCGGATGATCGTAGAGAAATAAACTTGCGTATTGATTCATTCAATAGCTATGTTGATTCTCGACTCGACAAAATGGAAAACAAATTTATTGGTGCTAACAGTGCCAAAAAACAAATTATTAACGACTAAAAATTAACAAGCACAGAACTGCTATATTTGCCCCTTTGTTGGAATTGGTAGACATCTTAGACTTAGGATCTGAGGCCGCAAGGTGTGAGAGTTCGAGTCTCTCAGGGGGTACTAAAATATCTGATATTTATTATTAGCTATAACAAAACACATGGAAATAACACGCATAAGCAGAATTACCGGTATTACAAGAACTGTTGATCTACCTATTACGGAAGAACAGCTTATTGATTATGGCCGTGGTGCACTTATTCAAGATGCTCTGTGGAACTTAACTGCCTCTCAGAGAGAGTTTTTTATGACTGGTATTACTGAAGAAGAATGGAATATGTACGTTGAAATAACGGAAGATGACGATGAAGACGAAGCCGAATAACGAATTAAGTGACCGCCACATTGCTTGGATTGTCTACCACAAGATGGGTATGAAAGTTAAGCCAAGCAAGAAGGTATATAAACGAGCTGCATTTAAAAAGCATAAGGAAGACTAATTCAGAAACCATGTTCAAAATACTCGATTACCAAATTCCAAAACATCCGTACATTACAAAACCGCTAAAGAACGAATCAGTATTTTCTAAAATGAAGGTACCAGAATTCTTCGATCGGTTTGGCTATGAACTAACTTACATTGAGTCTGAGTTCCATAAACATAACGGTGTAGATGGACACGTACTTGTACCAGGCTCTCCAACGGATGCGGCCGCTTGTATACAAGACTGGATGGTACAAGAAGAAGAGCATGAAAGTATCTTTCTTGATCACTGTCACGTTAATGTAAGATATGCTTATGAAGGAGCTGCTTTGGATCAAATTAGAGAGTGGAGTCTTATTAACCCAAGATTAACAAAGTTACTAAACATTAAGCCAAAGTATATGGTTGATTTCTGTTTGGATTACATTGTTGGATCTAAGGTGTATGAACTTATCCATATTGAGCATGACTTTCACGATTATGATCTTTACATGGAACATCTAAAAAGAATGGAAGATCTTATAATGACTACAGACTGGGAAATGGCTTATCACGATTTACAACACTACTTTAAAAAGGCTTATACCTATGATGAGTATGCACAAGCTCAGTTTAAAGCAAAGTATTATGGTTTAGACAAACTTGACTACTTACACGAACCAAAGATGCTTTCCTATAAGAAAGTGTTTTAAGCGTTGATTTAAGCGCAAATATTGTCTATATTTCATAAACATTTAGTTATGACATACGTAGTATATGATATGGAGGTTATCTCGAGCTACCTTTTAGAAGCCGAGGAATACGGTCTACTCACGGAAGTAGTTTTTACTGCATTAAAAGCAATGAAAGATGATTCTACTCTAAGCGAAGCACAGGCCATAACAATAGGGTACGAAGAATGGGTAAAATGATAAAACTAGTAGCCGATCACGGTATTGGCGATACAGTGTACTTGATTACAGATCCTGATCAAGAACCAAGATTAGTAACGGGTTTGTTGCTTAAACCCAACGACTTGTTAATGTATGAGGTAGCGTGGGTTGAAGAAACAAGTTACCACTATGGATTTGAGTTGATTAGTGAACAAGACATATTAAAAAAAATGCAATAAAATGAGCAAGACATCAAACAAACAAAAGTACGAGTGCCTCGTTCCTTGGCTGGAATGGTTCAAGAAGCAGTATGGTTACAAGAAGCACGTAAAACCACGTAAGACATTTCAGAACTAATGAATAATATTGGTTACGCTTGCATCAACATGACGTTGGCAGAGAGTAAGATCACAACTGGTCGTACTTGTAGATGGGCTACATTTCAGAAAGAGGGATTTGCACACGCTTCTAAACTAGCATTGCAAAACTGCAAAGACTTAATTACCATTCTAGAGTGGAATGAGAAAATGGGAATCAAATTCTTTCGGGTAGGTTCAGAACTATTACCATGGGGTAATAAGGTAGACATTACGCAGTACCCCGACTTCCACGAAATATGTGATGTACTAAAGCAGGCTGGTTCGGTTGCTAAAAGATCAAACCAACGACTAACATTTCATCCTGGTCCATTCAACTTACTAGCCTCTCCAAAAAAAGAGGTAGTTGAAAACACCATTAAAGATTTAGAAATGCACTCGTTGATATTTGACTTAATGGGACTAGATCAAACTAGGTATAATAAGATAAACATACACATTGGTGCAACATATGGTGATAAACAAAAAGCAGCAGACACTTGGGTTAGCAATATCAAACTACTCAGCAAATCTGCACTTAGTAGGTTAACAGTAGAGAATGATGATAAAGCGAGTATGTTCTCAGTTAAAGATCTTTTTCACATGGTGTTTTTACGCACTGGAGTTCCTATTGTATTTGATATTCATCATCATCGTTTTAATGATGGAGGGTTATCTGAACGCGAGGCCTTAAGCCTTGCAATGAGTACTTGGGGTGACATTGTTCCAGTAGTACATTACTCAGAATCTAAGTCTATACACGAAGAGAATAGTAAGATTAGACCACAAGCTCATAGTGACTATATTCATGGGCCAATCAATACTTATGGTAAGATAGTTGATGTAATGGTTGAGGCAAAAGCCAAAGAACTTGCCATATTAAAATACCTGCAAAATGAAAAAGCTAGTTTACTTGTCGATAGTGTTGCTATTTAGTAGCTGCATTGCAACAGTTGATTTACCAAATGATGACATTTATATTTACAGACCTACACCTCCGGTAAGATGGTATAATGGATACTATTATCAGTATTATAATCCTGGTGTGCCTCATCACTACACACCACATTACTATCATCCAAGACCACGACCATATCACAACGGACCTCGTCCACCTAGACCAAGAAGATAAAAATGGCTACACACTATTTAACAAAAGAAGATATTGCGATCCACTTTAAGAAACACATTACAAAAAAGGAGTTAAAGGCTCAAGCAATTGGGCAAACAATAACCCTTAATGAGGATCAAATAGTAATAATTGCTAATCAGAAATTTTCCAAGTTAGCAAAAGAAGAGAAGTAACAGCGACCTCCAAACTCCCCTTAAAAGGCTTGGTTTTCCAAGCCTTTTTTGTTATATTATTATTTATATGAAAACACACCATGCCAGGAAAAGTAGCAAAAATGAAATTAGGTCATCTCACAATTAAGGCTGTGTTTCGCCATAAATGGGATTCACCAGATGACCTCTATGTCTCAACAGTTGAGTATAAAACCAAGAGACTTGGTATTTGGGTTAAACGCACATTAGCAGTTGGCACAAAACTAAAAGGTAGAGCTTTATTTGCAAAAGGCAATCTATTTCCAGTTTACTGGATTGGAGTAGATCTTGTCTTTGCTAAATGTTGGCTTGAATTTAGCTGGCGGGTTAAAACATTTAAGATACAAAAGCCTCAAGTTTCTAGAATACACATTCCAGAAGATGGCTGTTAAAAAATATAGGTTGATTGGGGAATACCGTCCATACGGGAGAGGGGGTTCAAAGCCAAAGTAATGCCAATCGTAAAAGTAGATGTCCACGCACCCATCTTCTACTTTCCTAAAAATACTAAATTATGAACAGACTACACGTTAAATTTATTAAATGGGTAGCCAATAAATTTGGTTACAAAATTGCAATGGTTAAAGCACTAAATGGAACAACATCCTTCGAAGGTGATAATGAACTATTAAGATATACCGACTTATCAGGTTATCTTTTTAAGAAAGAACCTCTATCTCGTATTCAACCAAGTAAAGCACCTACATCAGCCAAGGAAATGTTTTTAGCTGAGCCTAAACCCGATGTAAGTAAGATACCACCAATTACAAAATTAACACCTGAACAATTAAAAGAAATTGGGTTATGAACAACATAGATAAAGATTATTTAAGTCTTTGTGAAGACATTTTACATACCGGAGTACAAAAGAATACTCGTAATGGTAAAGTTATAAGTGTATTTGGAAGACAGATCCGTCATAAAATGAGTGATGGATTTCCTTTATTAACAACCAAAAAAATGGCATGGAAACAAATTGTAACAGAGTTACTTTGGTTTTTAAGAGGTGATACCAACATTAAGTTTCTTTTAGATAACGATTGTCATATTTGGGATGGGGATGCTTATAAGAACTATTTTATCGAAAAAAGTAAAGAAAGAGGTCCTTTTGGTGTTAGTGGTTTAATTTTACCACAAGAAGAATTCATCAACAAAATCAAAACAGATGATGAGTTTGCTAAGACGTGGGGTGAATTAGGGTCGATTTATGGTAAGCAATGGAGAAATTGGAAGCAATTCATACCCTATGATGTGACAGAAGAAAATTGTAAAGTTGCAGTTCAAGTAACAGACCAAATCGCAAACCTAATCAACGACCTTAAAACAAATCCAGACTCAAGACGATTAATGGTTTCAGCTTGGAATGTAGGTGAATTGGATCAAATGGTACTTCCACCTTGTCATTATGGATTTCAAGTTTATACAAGAGAGTTGAGTTCTGAAGAAGTAGCATTTGAAGCAAATAAACGAGGATTTAACCTTGAAGGAATGACAATTAGTGGTAAATTGATAATCAACCCTAAAGAAGTTAAAGAACATAACCTACCAACCAGAGCAATCTCTTTAATGTGGAATCAACGAAGTGTAGATGTTCCATTAGGTTTACCATTCAACATTGCTTCGTATGGTTTATTACTTCATATATTAGCAGAAGCAACAAACATGATACCAGATGAATTGATTGGTAATTTAGGTGATTGCCACATTTATGAAAATCAAATTGATGGTATTAAAGAACAATTAACGAGAGAGTCATTTGAGTTACCTTCGCTAAATATTAACACAGAGTTTTGGCCTACTGAAAATGGTTCTTGTGGTGAAGGTCCGTTAGATGCAATTGCAGTGTTTAATGCATTTAAAGATGAAAACTTCTGCAAATGTTTATTGAATGAAGATATTCAGTTAGGCAATTACAAGTATCATCCAGCAATTAAAATGCCTTTATCAAACTAATGAAAACTCGTATACACGTTAACCAACACAACATTAGATCCAACAAGACTAAAGGAACTGAATTACCAGTCATTACAATTAAACAGGGTAAGAAGAACACTTATTGTAATGAGGTAGAAATCCTTGGGCCAAGTAAAATAGTATACGGTGGTGCTGGGTGTGATACAAAAGCCCTGCTTAGTTGTGGTGCTCGAGTTGTTATTGAAACTGAGGCGGAAGTTAAGATTATAAGTTAACCTATTTATATTTACATGAGGAAATATATTTTATTATTTGCAATACTAATTGGTTTAGCTTCGTGTGAAGTTGATACCTACGATTGTTACACTTTTGAAGTGCGTACAGAGTTCACATATATTCCGTACAGACCAACACAGGTCACGTATTACGATTATGATCGATGTGGTTTATCCTACTACACTGCACAGCAGGAAGCTAGATCCAACGAATACATATACAGTTACTACAGCGGTGGTTATTATGTAACAGAATACACAACTTGTAATTTTTGGAGGTCCTGGTAATTCAAATTTACCGCTTTTGGTTTGATATTTATTAGTAGCGTTACTAATCAAAACCAAAAACCATGAAGAAATTAATTGCACTCTTATCACTAACAATCACGACATTGTTTGTGAATGCGCAGGATCTAACATTTGATTCTGTTGCTACTATCTCTCCCTACTGGGGATTAAAATTTGAATCCGGTACATCCGGAGATCCGTGGATGAACTGCGGACAAACTAATACCAACTTTCAAACAGGTCAACCTTATTTGCTTGCTCGCTTTCCGATCAGATTAGCAAATATGGGAACCAATGTTGCTTACTTTGGTACGTATGGAGTAACACCTGGTATTACTCATGATTCTTGTTACAATAATCAGTTTACTCAAGCTACTGATTATATTAACATTCCCAACTTTGTATTAGCTACTATCACGGATTCGTGTGGTAATGTTGTTGGCAGCTCTAGAAAAACGGATTGGAATATTCAAAACAATTCTGTTTTTGTAATGGATAAGTACAATGGACAGTGGACCTATCTCACAAATTATTTTGGTACACAACCAACTACTGGTAATGCCGCTAACCCAACCAAAGATTGGTTAGAATCTATTTGTGGTCCACTAGACACAACTTTAGCAGTTATAGGCAAAGCACAGATGAACACCTACTACAATAACTGTTTAGTGTGTGACAGCTTAGTGTTATTTCCAAACTATGCATCAGATGATTATAGTGTTATTCAATTACCAACAAACTTAGGACCTGGACACTACAAGCTAGTTCTTGCAGGTAATTTTAGCCCGTATGAAACAACTAATTGTTATCCAAACACATTAACCGTTCCTTTTTATTGGGATGGTTCTGTTGGTAGTAGCCCAACTTATCCGTACTTTGCTAATGGTGTAACTTACGGTGCTAATACAGCTTGTGTGCAAGTTCCACCAAATACTCCTACTAACGTTGCATCACAGTTAAATAATGGCATTGTATTGGTAACTTGGACATATCCATCCTACCCACAGAATGTAACTGGATTTGAGATTACGCCTATATTTGTTCAAGGTAATACGGAACGTAGTTTAATTAACAGAGCTAAATTTTCTACAAACATTAGCGTTGTATTTGATGCAGCTCAACTGCGTAATGATGCAATTGCATTAGGTGCTGGTAACGGACCAGCCAAATACAAATTTGCTGTTAAAGCTATTAATGGATCTGTGACTTCTGTAGAAGTTAAGACTAGGCAAGCTTTGAATGTAAAGTAATATAAACCTTAAAGTAACGCTAAATAGCCCATTTTATGGGCTATTTCTATATTTATTAATATGATAAAATGGTGCAATTATGAGTGGCTTACACAAGAAAGGTGGGGTCAAATCCATCCTGAGAAGAGTTTTTGTTGGTATGATCCATCCTGTGTTGAGGTGGATCAATCTGGACTTTTACATTTAAGAACTAAGTTTAATCCAAAGTATTTTGAACACATTAAAACTACTTCTACGGTAGGGATTGGACTAGTATCTTGTACAACAAAGTTCCGTCACGGTATATTTGAGATAGAGGCTAAGTTGCCGGTTGGAGAAGATCTTTGGCCTGCATTTTGGATGTACAGCTTTGATTCATGGCCACCTGAAATTGATGTCATTGAAGCCTACACTGTTAAAAGAGGTACCTATCTTAGTCCAAGCATATTTCCGTTAAGTTTGTGGGATGTTAAAACCAACCTACATTATGGACTTGATCCTGATCGTAAAAGTATAAGAGCTAAAAAACACTTTTGGGGATGGAAAAATCCAGCTCATCACTTTATAAAGTATAGATTAGAGTGGCGTCCTGACTGTATTAAATGGTATTACAACGACTATCTTGTTAGATCCATAGTAGATCCTAAAATACTAGCTGAGTTTAATAAAACTACTCTAAATGTGATTATAAACAATGGAGTTGATTACACTGTAAATCAACTAGTACCTCCTAAATCAGATTTTGTTATTAGTTCCTTTACATACAAATCCATCTAAGTACTTTTTCCAAACAGCTTTGCTGGTTTTTCCATAGTACCATAGGCTGAGTTTATTTATAAACTGGATATTTAGATTTGACGTTTTTAATGCAAAGTTCATTTTTTCCATAATGCTCTTTGAGTCAGTTGGTTTTGCTTTGTACAAATATGACATCCACTCTATTTGATCCGATACAACAATTGGTACATTACAATCCACAAAGTCTGCAGCAACAATGTTAAAGGTTTCTGTAAAAGAGACTTGTAGACCAACATCCATTGTACTTATGAGCTTTTTAAAGTCGCTGTGAGATAACCAACCGTGTTGAACTAATTCGTGTTTTGGATTATTAAGAAACAAATTACGAATGTTTTTTAGTACTGAATCTCCTTTATTTTCTACACGTGCTTGATTAATGTGAAATCTCAGCTTTTTATTTACAGCATTGGCATACTCAATAGCTGCAGTTGCTTGATATAGTTGGTTTTTTAGTGGTCGTACTGCTCCAAAACATCCAACATTTATTACATCCTTTTCTACCTTTTTGTAGTTTGTGTTTGTGAAATCTACTGGGTAGTAGTTTGGTAAATACACAACTTTATTTGGTAGCAGTGCATTCAAATCATTGTATGTAGTTTCAGAATTTATTGAGATGCAAACGTTCTTGTATTTTTGGTACTCATATATCCACTCCATTGCAATGCCTTCATTTGCAATGAAAGGTATTTCCGAATGCAGTCTAATTATCCATGTAACATTTGGATGTAGTTTTTGTAAAACATCAAACTTAGATGGAACAACCCAAAGAGCTTCAATTATAACGACATCTGGTTTTACTTTTGTTACTTCTTTGTCAATATCGTTGTTATCTTTGACTTCAACTAAAGTAGAGTCATAGCCTTCGGCTAATAACATTTTGTGTACAAATCCAGCAGAGTTTAATAATCCAGATGATATTGTATGTAGTCCTGTGTGGGAGCTCATTCTCTTTTTCAATATAAAGAGAATCTTTGGGCAGCGTTTCATGTTTTTGGTAATTACGGGTTCAATTATAAATAGGATAATTTACAAACAATAAGTAGATGTTTACATTAAAAAATACACTATTTATATAAAATTAAAGCTTTTTTAATATGAAGTATGTTATTATGATTGTAGCAATGCTACTATCAATTAATACCTTCGCCCAGGTAGAATTATTAGGAACAGCGGATGGGCAGGTTAGTAGGCTAACTGACAATATTCTGTATGACATAGTACAGACTGATCAGTATGGTAAGGTTTTAGCTACAATAGAACCTAAAGAGACTAGCTTTTTTATATACTCTGATTCTCTTTATTCACTACTGAGCATTACACAAATCTATAATGGTTGCATAACTAGCAACGCTGGTGATTATGATTACTGGTTAGTCGAGCGTACAAGCAATGTAGATCCTTTAGTCTACCCAAATCCTACTACAGGACAGTTATTTGTAGCTCTTAATGTGTTGAGTGAGGACTTATTTGTATCAATTTACGATATACAACTAAGACAAATGGTATCGCAGAAATTAACAGATTTTATTAGCACTGTGAACATAAGTAGCTTATCGGAAGGTACGTATCTTCTTGATATAAGAAATAAAAATCAAACTTTTAAAACAACAAAAATATGTTTAGTAAAAAACAAATAGTAACAATGTTGCTATTGCTAGTAAGCACATTAGTACTTGGTCAAAGACAAATTAACTGGTATCGAGTAACAGCAGATACAACTATGTTAAATTATAACCCATTCAGTACTCCAAGTAATCTCAACACCATTAAAATGGGATACTACAACATAAATCCACTCAACGGGGAAGAGTATCGTTATCAGGGTAATAACATTTGGGTAAGGGATAGTTTGTTTAGCGGGACAACAACTCAAGCTTCTTCAATAGGTGGTGTGACATGGGTACAAACATGGACACAATTCACAAATGCACTATCAAATCCCAATATAAGATCTATTAACTTAGCTGCTAATTTAACAGCAACTACAAAAGCTTATATCCCACTGAGTCAAGCATCAACCAATCAAAATTCTGGTATAAAGGAGATCGATGGTCATGGTTTTGAAATTAATATACCATCATCAATAGACACAGGTATTGTACGTAGATATAGCTCATTAGGCGAAGCTAATTTTGGAATTGATCAACAGCTAAGAATTAAAAATGTTGTGTTTAAAGGTAGTAACAATATTGGTCTTTATATATCAGCTAATTACGGTATGAAAATAGAAGGATGTAGATTCTACAATTTTAGTACTGCATTGGATTTGAGATGGTGTATGGGTACTATAATTGACCAGTGTTACTTTTGGGAAAACTATATTGGTGTAAATTTAGATTATGATAGATTTGCTGGTGGATCCAATTCTACATCACAATCAAACCACTCCATAGTTCAAAATTGTAAATTTAGAAACTCTGCAGGTGACTTTGCAAACATAAGAGTGTATGCTGCTTCTGGGGTTCAGATTCTCCATAATATATTTGAAGGTGTTCAAGCGGGCGGTGACTATGATGTTTATTTTGATGATAATGGTTCTACGGTTGTTAAAGAAGTAACCATGTATGGTAATCATGTTGAACATCAACCAGCTATTGCAGCTTTCTATATTAGATTAAAAGATGGCTTTGCAAAATGTGGAGGAATTTATTCACAATATGATTGCACTTTAATTAAGTTTGAATCTGCTGCGTATGCTAAATGCATGGTTGATAACATACCTTATTTAACTTCCGGTACTAAATTTCATTATATTGGTAGTGGTTGTAGATGGTGGTTTACAAACATGCCAGTTGCTTTTGATCCTAATATAACAACCTATTGGGTTGGTGGTGTCGCTCCAACTAATTCACGCTATGATGGTTGGAACTCCAATGGACAATCTCCATTTTTACAGCTAGGAACAAGAAGGCCTTAATTCTGTAAATAGTATGAACTAGTTGGTGAAGGTTCATCTGATGGCTTACTATAAACCTACTTATAATAAAAGGAGGGCACAATGTTTTTACGTGTATTACCATTGCTATTCGTTTTTATTTTAGGTATTAGTTGTCTGAAAGAAAATGATGTTTATCCAACAGCAGCAGATTATCTTAATGTAAAAGAGAGGGATTTAATGGATCCTGGACCAGATCCCATTCTTCGATTAGATTCGTCTAGTGTTATACCCAATGCAATTACAACATCTTGGGAAAGGTTTATGTATGTTGACAAAACAGACACACTATATACCAGTACTCAAGGTAAAAACACACTCTCCAAGTATCTTAAAAAGTATGGATTTACTGGTGTTTATTTTTATAGCACATCATCTATTTTATCATCCAGTAGTAAGTATGCAAACTTTGGCTTGTTTTTAAAACAATTAAATGATAGCGGTGTTATTTTTAAAGCAGTTGCTAAGGGTAGTGCTAGCTCTTTTGGTAGTACTGGTGATATAACTAAATACAATAGTTCACAGTCTGATCCTACTCGTAAAATAAACAGAGCTAACTTAGAACTTGAATGGTGGAATGGTGCTACTAGTTGGAGTAGTTGGAATAGTATTAATCAACAAATAGCTTCTGGGTCTATTAGAGATAATGATTTTTATGAAGGTTGGTATAAAAATTTAGGAACAACAATCGACACTATTGCCGCAAGAGACCAGGTTAGATACTCAGACAGAATTTTATTACATTGTTATCAAAATGGGATTCCTACTTATTCTTATGCTAATGCTAAAAGTACCGGTGCCACCGGTGGCCGATTGGATATTATTGCCAAAGGTGCACGCCAGGCTAATAAACGAATTGATGTCTATATCATCATATCTGCTGAGTACACAGCCTGGGGAGCTAGCAATACTTTTACAGGTCCTGCTTTAGCAGCTGCTTCGAATCAACCAAATCCATTTTTTTACATTGAACAGCAGGCTTACAGTAACATTTATAATGGTATGACTGACTTTCAGAAACAATGGATTGACTTGAAAGGGTTTGTTTGGTTTACTAAAAGATATTGTTATAGCGCAGTACCACCTCAGTAGTAGATATTTATAGGAAATTTACTTCTTATGAAATCCCTTATTATTGCACTGTTGTTACTATTTGTAACACCTTGCATAGCACAAACACAATTGTATTTAGACAACATGGAGTGTCTTGGTTATACATGGAGGGGTATACCAAAGTCTTTAGTTAACTCCGGTTATATTGGTGGCCAATCCAACGCAACCGATCTACCATCTTCTTGCAATCTATTTGCTTCATCAGATAGCTCCTTTAGATTAGTTGGGAATGGTTTAGGTAGTTCCTCAGTAGAAAGAGATACGCTTGTATATAGTTTAGTGAACATTAATCCAGCTTTTCAACATGAGCTAAGACTGAGAGTTGCTTCTGTATCAATATCGCCATCGCTAAATTTAGCGGCCGGTGCAGATGGTACTGATTATATTGAGATAAACTATACATTGAATGGGGTCAACTATATAAGAGAGCTAAAACTATCAGGCATATCTAATAGTAACTGGGATTACACTAATGGTGCTGCTATTACCAAAACGACTAATGGATTTTTAAATACATTTGTAGGACCTGCATCTCGAGTTAGTTTAATGCTTCCAGCCGGTATATCACAGATTGGTTTTCAAATTATTATGGCTACAAATGCAACCGGAGAATCTTGGTTAGTTGATGATGTTGAATTAATTGAGGGTTGCTATTGTCCACTACCAATATCACTACTTGAATTTAAAGGTAAGCAAGTTGGTAATAAAATAAAATTAGAATGGACAACTTTGACAGAAACAAGTAACGACTACTTCTCTATTTTGGAATCACCGCATAATCTAGAATATTGGTATTTAATTGATAATGTTGATGGTGCTGGTAATAGTAATCAGCAACTTAGCTATACCTTTATTGATCCAAATCCTAAAAATGGTATTAACTATTATGTACTAACACAAACAGATTATGATGGTACAAGAACACAGTTTGGCCCGATTGCTGTTCAGTTTACTGGTATACCTGTTCTTAATATATGGGATATGTACAATCTGCTAGGTCAACAAATAAAGTAGATATTTATAATAAAGTTTACATATGACAATGTTATCACAGCATTTAAGTCTAGCAGAAGTTACAAAATCAAACACTGCAAAAAGGCTTGGTATAGAAAATCTACCAACAGAAAAGCATTTAGAAAATCTTAAGCAGTTAGCGGTTAATATTTTTGAACCAATCAGAGTCCACTTTGGTAAACCTATTTACATATCATCCGGATACCGCTCTAAGGAATTGAATGCAGCAGTACCAAACTCTTCTAGAACATCACAGCACTGTATTGGTGAAGCATTAGACTTGGATCAAGATGGGTTTAATAGCATCATAACTAATGTAATGATATTTAATTACATTAAAGATAATTTACTTTTCGATCAATTAATATGGGAATATGGTACCAATAACAACCCTGATTGGGTTCATGTATCATACAAAGCCTCTGGCCAGCAAAGAAAGCAAATTAAAAAAGCTACCAGAGTAAATGGAAGACCTAGCTATAAACCTTGGAAATAGGGTTTGAATTATCAAAAAAATTTAGTATGTTTAAGAATACAAAAAAGCTACAACAATACTACGATGAACAAGAACTCGGAGCTGATGGTTCTATCTACCTCTCAGACAAAGACCGGAAAGCGCTTAAAAGTAAAGCGAAAAAAGAGGTCAAAAGAGGTGGCAATAAAAGAGTTCGTCGTAATGAATCAGAATGGTGAGTTCTTTTCTGGCTTTGAGCGTGGTAAGTTTAAATGGTCTCCTTTTGTAACTGAGGCAAAACCTTTAGAGAGAGTGGAACAATTTGAGACCATTAAGAGGCTAGAACCAACAATGGATCTCATATATGATTACACATAATACACTCTATTCTAAAAGCGACATTGAGACAAAAGCTAAGCTTTGTGCTCAATTTATTGATGATATTGCATTTAAAAATGACACGTTACTGTGTCCAATAATGCAATCAAGCTATCAATTTATTGCCGAACTAAGTAAGCATTTATCAACCACACCCTATCTTGATTTCTATGGCATATCCAGGTATGCTGAAGATAACACAGAAGATGAACTATACCTATACAAAGGTGCTGAGCAATCTTTATTAAACAATAGGACTGTTATAGTAATTGACACACTATGTTCTACTGGCACTACTATGGATCTAGCAGCTAGGTTATCTAAACAATTGGGTGCAAAAAGAGTATACACAGTAAGCTTGTTACAAAGACAATTTTCCGTTCACAAACCTAGCTGGTATGGGTGGATGATATCGGATGAATCTGTTTATGGATATGGTATGGACACTAAAACTAAATACAGAACATTACCTTATATTGCACATGAGTAAGAAAATAAAATTAGAGTACCCCTTTAATGATGCTGCATGTCTTGAAGTTGAGTTTAGACCAAATACATGGGCTAGAGTAACAGCAAATCACTTCAGATCATCTACTGGCAATAGAAGGATTAATGAGGTTATTTATAATGGACCGGTCTATTATGAGGGTACAAATCGTAAGTACACAAAAAAGAAAAATGAACCTTTTAGAATTGTTAATGTTGAAGAACTTAATTTAAAGATCAGGAAAAAACAAAAACCGGTTTATGAAATTATGAGAACATATGATCGTGATGCTAAGTACAGATAGTTTGTAATAATACACACTATTTATACTAAAACACACACATGGCTAAAAAAACAAGTACACAAGCAGTAAGTAAATTTAGAAAAAAGGTAAAAGTAAGTAGACCTGGCGTTCATTCTAAAAAAAGAACTAGTAAATTGAAGAGTTCTAAAAATTATAGTAAAAAATACAGAGGTCAGGGTTGATTATCTGAAAAAAAATTGGTAACTTAAAAATAAAAAATCGTTATGATTGTATCTGTAATTATTATTTCCGCTTTAGTTATAAGCACTTCCTACTTTGCTTATTCACTAAAAACAACTAAAAGTAGATTACAAGACTATGTTGCAAAGTATGAAAGCGTAAAGGTATACGCTGAAGGTGTAGCAAAGCAAACTGTCGCTGTTCCGGTAACAGTAACTTCTAAAAAGAAGGTAACTAAAAAGGCATCAACAGCTCCTGTACCAGCCACACCAGCAAAAAGAGGTAGAAAACCTAAAACCAAGTAATTATGCAATGCTTGAATAATTTAATAGCTAGCCAATTTCTTAAAAACACAACTAAGGAATTGCAATTAGCACGTAATACATTATCAAGCAGCGTATTGCCTGAACCTGGACAATTACCTTGTACTAAAAAAGAGCAAAAAAAGTTATACAATACCTATATGGATATCCTCGGTTTCCGAGATCTGTATAGTGATATGGATGTTGATGATTATGACATGCTATATTACTTGCAAGATGGTTATATAGTGTGGTTAGCTACTAGAAATAAGCATTCATTAAAAGATGCTATATCCGATTCTTTATACACTAATGGTGATATACCGTTTTATCAAGCAAAGCAGTTTATTAATAGTAAGTTGTACTACGTAGCAATGTATGATTTAACCTTTCGTATGCAGCCACTAACAAAAAATTAAAAACAATGAAGAGCAAAAGTTATGTTGAAGATCAGCTTAATAAAGCAGAATCAAACCTCAGCAATCTAATAAACGATCTAGACAACCAAAGACCATATGTTACAAAGCAGTACATCATGGAAAGGTTGGAACAAATCAAAAAAAGTATTATCTTAACACAAAACAGAATTGTATTAGAGGATGAAAACCCTTGAGTGTAGCAGTTGTGGCTTAGAGATCAAAGTATCTAATGATGTACTAAGTGTTTTATGTAGTTATTGTATTAATGAAATGTCAATAGCTAACGAACCACTAGTACAGAAAAAGAAAGCTGGATATCCAAAAGGTTGGCGCTTTATGACTGAGTTTGTACACACAGATGGTACTGTATATCATAAGGGAGTAGAGCAACCTGGTTTAAAAGGTACACTCAAGCCAACTGAAGTAGTTGCAAAACCAAAGCTTTCAAAGAAACAAAAAGAAGAACAGAAACTATCTCTGATAGAGGAATACGCAGTCTTGAAAAAGAAGCTAAAGTCTGAGAAGAGGAAAACCGTTCGTAAAAAAATTGAATTAAGATTAAATAAATTATCAAAACTAATATAAGTTATGCAGTTAACAGCTGAGCAGTTGGTAGAAAACTACGACAAATTTTTAGAGTACATAGATCTCCACGTTACCGGTGAGAGGCAATCACAACTAAGACAATTATATCTTGATCATCAAGAGCGTATTATGTTGATGCCAGCTTCTTCTAAGGAGCATCACCACAACGCATTTCCAGGTGGATATGTACTACACGTTATGAATGTGATAGAAGCTGGGTTCAAGGTTATTGATACCTGGAAAGCAATGGGAGCAACCATTGACTTTACTACAGAGGAATTTGTATTTGCAGCTATTAACCACGATCTAGGTAAGATTGGTGATGAGGATAATGAAATGTACATTCCTCAAGATTCTGATTGGCATCGTAAAAATCAAGGAGCTTTATATAAAATGAATCCATTGCCGGAGTTTATGTTAATTCCAGACCGTAGTTTATTTTTACTACAGCAAAGAGGGATTAAAGTATCCTTGAAAGAGTGGTTTGGTATTAAATTGCATGATGGTTTATATGATGAGTCTAATAAGCCATATTATATTGCCTTTGATAAGAACGCTCGGTTAAGATCAAATTTACCTTACATATTACATCAGGCAGATAGTATTGCAGCAAAGATTGAATATGAGCAGTGGTTAGCAGGATCAACAAAACCAAAAATTAATGTATCAAAAGATACGACTGATCCACATAAGCAGGAATTGATGAATGTTTTTAATGATCTATTTAAATGATATACCTACTAATATTCTTTATATTAACAACAGCAGCACTTGGATATCTGAGTTATGTTAACTATATTAAGTATACAAAAGTATTAAAGTATAGTGAAGCATATGTACTGTTTGTATCTAATCTATGGTATAGATTTAATGATACTAAAACTAAGATGGAAGAGATTGATCATAGAGGATCTTTTAGAGCCGATGACGAAGTTGGACATACGTTTACATCACTACAAGAATGTATAAACGACTTATATGAATTTATCACAAAATATGTCAACAAAGAGGAAGCCAAAGAGCAAAAGTAAGAAAATGTATTTTGGGCCTGAGGTTGAACAGGCTATAATTAGGTACAATCTGTGTGACGATCAAATGGAGAGAAGCAGAATCTACGATATCGAGATTAAGTACGCTTTTGAGAAATTAACAGAAAACATTATACACACCTTCAAGTTTTATTATACCGATGGCCAAGACATTAAAACTGTACAGCACGATGTTATATCTTTCTTGATTGAGAAGTTACCAAAATTCACAGCTGATAAGGGAAAAGCTTTTAGTTATTTTTCAATAGTTGCTAAGAATTATTTGATTCTACAAAACAACAAAAACTTCAAGAAGCTAGTAGACACCACTACAATAGACACTGTATCAGATACAATAGAGTCAACAACTAGTGGTAATACGGAACTGGATAAGTTTATGTACCACTACATTGGTTACTGGGATAATAATCTAGATAAACATTTTCCAAGAAAACAAGATCGTCAAGTAGCTGCTGCACTAGTTGAGCTTTTTAGAAAAAGAGAGTCTTTGGAAATTTTCAATAAAAAGGCACTATACATTTACATTAGAGAAATGTCAAACGCATCAACACAGCAGATAACTAAAATGGTTAAGGTTATGCGAGAAAAGTATGTAAAGCTGTACAGTGCTTATTTAGAGCATGACTACATACCAACCAATAGAGATTATTAATGCTAATCATAGTCAAATATGAGGAGTTAAAAGAATTGCTTGATAGCAATTTAGAGGCCTGGATGCAAGTTAATGGTGGGCCTAATTTGGATGCTTTTGAATTTGATCCAAACACAGTTGATAAGTCTGTTCTAGATGCGAAAGGATATTACACAGATAGGGATTCGTGGATATCAGGTGTACAGATAAAAAAATTACGTAATTACTTAGAGCAACATCTTGCTAATCCAATAAAAGCAGCACAAAATAGTTAGCAGCCTATTTATTATAAAAGTAGGTATGAATACTGATTTTATTGTTTTTGATGACAAGAAGTTTTCGGATCTTTTACGAGATATTTACATTAACTCAAAAAAGAAAGAAACACAAATTAATGGTTTAATTGATGGACTAAAACCATTGATTAAAAACGTAGCAGATGCATCTATGATGGTACCTCTAATAAAGGAGTATCTGGAGGTATCAGTTAAAAATGATGAACACCTAGTTAGATTAGCTAGCATCGTGCAGAGGCTGTTAATAGCTGCTGATAAGGGTGATAAAGATGATGGATTGTTATCAGATGCAGAACGCAGACAGCTACTAAGCGAAGCACAGGACTTACTAGATAAAAATAAATAATGTCTGGTAATGGCTCATACTTTAAAGGGTGGTCTAGTACACTACCTCGAATACCAAGTGGCTTACCTTACCAAGGCAGTAGTTGGTTAAGGATTGGCCAAGTATTGAGTATAGATTATAAAAATGACATTGGTAAAATTCGTGTAAGATTATTTGGCATATCTAAAGAGGATAATGACGATGATGTAAACGTTGTAGCTTATCCCGCAGATATGAACATGGTTAAATATCCTATACCGGGTGAGTTAGTGCAACTAGTTGTTGGACTACAATCTCAGACAAGAAAATCAAAGTTTACTAGCACCTATTATTATATTAGTGTATTTGCAACTAATAGAAGCATAACTTTTAACAGCGATCCTTACATTGGACGTACATTACCAGCTAATATAGCAGAACTAACCTACTTTACACCAGACTACGAAAGTAGATTTGAACGTAAGATACAGAGTTTAGACTCCTTTATAACAAAAAAAGATATAGGTAATGTTATAAAAGATAAACCACTACTAAGGCCAAGTGAAGGAGATATTATAATTCAAGGAAGATTTGGATCAAGAGTTAGATTAGGTAGTACATCTGTCGCTGTTGATCTACTAAGCTTGTTAGAGGATGGTGTACCTAATGAGTGGTCTGAGAGAGGAGGAGCAGCAGGAGATCCAATAGTTATTTTATCGGCAGATAGAGCTACAACTGGCAAAGTTGTTTACGAGGAATCTGATAATATCGATTCAGTTGTGTATATATCATCACAACAAACTGTACCAGTATCTCTTTCAACATCAGCACAACTTAAATCACACCTCTATTTATATAATATACAGGATGCTGATGCTATAGACGATCAAACAGACTTTATGGAATCAAAACCAGAACCACCTCAATTATCTTACGCAATCGTGAATACAACATTAAATTGGACAGGAACATATGATACCGCTAACTTTGGTAAGTTGGTTGGTATTGTTATAGATAATTTTGAAGGAGGTTACTATCATCCAAATATGTTACGAGATGGTAGAGTCAATGATAGTAGATATAGTTCTAGTGGAGAGACTATGTTTGGCATAGACAGAAAGACTGGAGGCACACTCAATACATCACCAGCTGGCCAAAAGTTTTGGAGTTTAATAGACGAAGCCGGTGCAGCAGATGAATGGCAGTGGAACTACTTTGGAGGTGACTTGCAACCACAATTAAAGGAATTAGTAGGTCAGATGATGGAACCGCATTATATGTCCCTACTATCACAGAGGCTGTCACCAGCTGAAATTAAGATAGTAAATAGTGATCCACGATTAATTATGCACTTTGTATATGCATCTTGGAATGGTGCAGGTTGGTTTAAGAAATTTGCTAACGATGTTAAGGAGGCTATTCAAGCTGGTATAACTGATTTAAATCAATTAGCTGCTATAACAATTAAATCTAGAGTTGAAGAGGGTCTACAAAAGGGTAAAGCACCAAATAGCTTGATAGCACAGGGTGGCAAAAAAATGCAAGAACTTTACACAAGATTAGCATAAACTATGTCAGTAGGAAACGGATCATATTTTAAAGGTTGGGCAAGTACACTACCTTATATACCATCGACACCAGTTGGTAGTGATTACCGTGAGATATTTTTAGGTCATGTTTTGGATATTGACTATGCAAGTGAGATTGGTAAAGTGAGAGTTAGACTTGTTGGTATTTCAAAAGAAGCAACTGATGATGAAATAACAGTCTATGCATACCCTGCAGATTTAAACATTGTAAAATATCCACTACCAGGTGAATTAGTTTACATTGTTGAGGGATTACAGAGCAACACATACAAAGGTAAATTTGCTACAACATACTATTACATTGCAACAGTGACTAGTAATAGAAGTATCACTTTTAATAGTGATCCTTATATAGGTCAAACCGTACCAGATAAAATTGCATCAACTATATACACACCTGAGTATGAAAGTAGATTTGAAAAGAAACTAGATTCTCTAGAAAGTTTTATACAAGGTGGTAAAACGGTAAAGCAAAAGGCACCATTAAGACCATATGAAGGAGACTTTATCTTACAAGGTAGATTTGGTTCATCACTGAGACTTAGTAGTACTAGCACATCAAAAGTTAATGAGTGGTCGCAAAATGGTGGAGCAGCTGGTAATCCTATAATGATATTATCAGTAAACAGAGCTGATACATCAGATACACGTACTGAGAAAGTTAACGAACTTGATTCAGCATTATATCTATGTACATCACAAGCCATACCAATTAAAATAGCATCATCACAGGATCTTAAATCACATCTATACAAATATGATATAAAATCAAATCAAGGAGATCTATTTCAATCTGTAGATGATTTAACAAAAGCACTAGAAACATCAGAACAAGAGGCAGTAGAGGCAGAAAGAGATAATGCTGGTTATGATACGGGTAATGTTGATCCAAATCTACCAGCAGGGACTAACGGTAATCTAAATCCAACACAATTAAAGACAACATCTATAGGTATTAAATTAGAAGCAGAGGCCGCTGATGCTTTAGATAGACTAATAGCAGCTGCAAGAGCAGATGGTGTACCTGACATAGGTGCATCAGGAGGATATAGATCCTATAGCAAGCAACAAGATATATTTGATTGGGATTTATATATTGCAACGGGAGGATCTCGTACAGATGTTAAACCTGCTAGTGGTGCTAAGAGAAAGAAAAAAGGTACAAATGGAACAGTCGCAGTAGCATTTCCAGGAACATCTAATCATGGATGGGGTAAAGCTATAGATGCATCTGGTAAAAAATTCAAAAAGTGGTTGAAAGTGAATGGATGGAAATATGGTTGGTCTTGGTATGAGGGTAAGTCTGTGGGTGAGGATTGGCACTTTACTTATACAACAGATGCATCTAAACTTAAAAGCTACGTAAATTACACTGACTGGAATACATAAAATAAAATTATCATAACATGGAGTTGCAAGCAAAGGTAGATAAACTATTCCAAGTAAATCTAACTGGTCAAGAGACACAAAAATCAATTAAGGACGTACTGCAGTTAAATAAAGCAGATGGTGGTCATAGAAATAGCTATGCTAATGGCAGCTCGGTTATTATCAATTCAGACAGATTGATTTTTAATGCTAAAAAAGATCATTTATTTTTATGTGGTAATGAGGGTGTAACAATAACATCACCAAAATCAGTGCACATTGATGCAGATGATGACGTTTACATATTTTCAAATACTGGAGAGATTTATTTGGGTTTGCCAAACAGAGGTGAAAAATATGATCAATTACCAGCACCAAAAACAAAAGCAGATGCAACTCAAAATTTTGCTTATGAGCCAATGGTATTAGGTTTAAAGTTAGCTAACTTACTAGAAGACTTTATTGTGTTAATGAGGGATTCTGTAATTAGAACACCATCAGGTGATGGTAGAATGTCTGTCGAGATGATGTACAATCTAGAAAGTTTGCAATCAAGAATACCTGAAATGTTATCTACTGTAGCCTTTATAGAGGGTATTTCTCACGATAAACCAGATGCAGCACCACAAGTGCCAGCTACTGATCCATCTCAATTACCAATACCATATGTACAAACTGAAAATGTAGCAGTAACACCTGGAAATACAACGTCAGGTACAACAACATCAACAACAAACACAAATTTAAATAATACAGTAGCCCCAGTAGTTATCACGCAAAATCTACTTAATTCAATACAATCCTCAATGGCAAATAATCCAGACGGACCAATTACACAATAATATGAAATTTGTTAAATATCACAATGTTGTAGTACCATCACAAGTGAAGGATAGCTTTACACAACTTGCAGAAAGTGTGTATGGTAATTTAGGCTTTGTTATTGAACCGATGGATGGATTTCAAACAAAAGAGCAGATTATACAACAATTAAGAGCTAGAATAAAGAACCCAGATAGACTAAAGGTAGATGATGATGAGTATGTCGAAATACTAGCAAGAACATCACCTCTTAGTTTTGAACCACCACTCACAGGAAACACAACAGCATTGAGAGATTCAAGCAGTCAAGAGGTGGTTTTTACCATACCAAATGCAGTTCCTGGTGATCCTAGAGTAAGTGGTAGGATAGTTCAAATAGGACCAAAAAATTTAATTAATCCAACTCTGTTATATTACTTAGTACAAAATGCTGGATCCTTTGGTTTTATACATTATGGCCCAAAAGATCCATCTATATGGTATTGGAGAGGTGATAAAGCACCATTTGTATATACACCAACAGAAACTGTTACAACCTTCACAAACGAACTAACATACTTGTTATAATGCCAATAAATTTTGAGTTAACATTTACCCAGCCGTTCTTAAGCCAACTAGACACGGGACAGCCTAAAGGTAGTGCTGACATGGCTCGTTTTATAACTCAAAATTATGTTAGGACACTAAGAACAGGATTACCAGGAGGAGGTACATTACCACCAGCATTACCTGCACCAGCTTTAGGAACCCCACCACCACCTTTTCCAATACCAAGCGTACCGGTAAATAATATCAGTGTTAGGCAAAGAGCAATGCAGCGTATATTGCAAACATACTTTGAAGCAAGAGAGATATTAATGATGCAGGGTGACATAAAATCAACAATTAAGTCCATTGCATTATTGGTAAAAAAGGTTGCAACGTTTAGGCAGCAGATTAACCAATTAATATCGAGAGCAGTTAGTATACAGAGACAGCTGGCAGACTTACCAAGTTTATTAGAAGAAATAAAAAATGCATTAATTGAGGTTGTAGAAAGAGAGCTTACTACACTTGAATCGCTTTTTCTTGGTATTGATAAGTTTCGATTAACGCTAACAACGGCAGAATTCGATGCTAGATTTAGCAATGAATTGGAGTTGATCAGAACTATTAGAAATTTTAAAATAACATTAAACATAAAAGATTACCAGGTATTTGCAGAAGTATTAAACACGTTAGATTACAGAATATCTCAGCTTCCATCAGCGGAAGATGGATCTGAGGAGGAAGCTTTTAAGAAGTTCTTAGCCCAACAAATACAAGCATCATTGAAGATTATTGTTAATGTAGCTAATTCATTTATCGCACCAGAACAGTATGTAGGATACTTTAGGGATTTAGCTAATGTAGATACAAAACTAACACCAGTATTATTGGTTTTGTACAGATATAGTGCTATAAAAAAGAAGCTTGAACCACAATTTATTAAGCTAAGAAGAAAGATTCAAGAATTTATATTGAGGTTAACAACAAAAGTAGAACAAAAGTTAGCTGAAAAAAAGTTACAGTTAAAGGAAAAGCTTAAAAAACTTGCAAACAAACAAGCTGGTACTGGAAAAAAGAGCATATATGCAAAAGCCGGTAAGATAATAAGTGACTTTAAGAAAAAATATCTGAAAAAAATAAAGCAAGTAAGATCAACAATTACTGATGTTCAACTTATAATAACAGCTGCACAGAGACTTATAGTAAATGCTACTAGATTTAGAGGTGATTTGGAGCGATTTGCACTTGGTGGTTTTGAAGACTATATTAATAGAACAATACAAGAGGCATTATACACATTAACACCACAGGCCAGTAATCAGGCAGTGTTAATGGAGATGAATAACATATACAGTGATATAGGATTAAAAAATCCTCAAATACAGCGAGCAATAAATAAAGTTGTAATAGATAAAGCTGTATCACCTTTTGTCTTTTTAGAATACCTACAACAAAAACCAACCGATGCAATTATAGTTCTTGAGACATTTGCATCTCTAGCCAAAGACGTAGTTTTCTTAACAGAAAAGGTTCAAAATCTTGTAAACAAAAAATCAACTAGAAATAAAAATACATATATTGGTCCACCAACAATAAAAGACCCAACAGTGGGTGATGTGCTAATACTAGCAATTAAGCAACTTGAAGATCAAATAAGAAAGTTACAAAAAAAGCTTGGAGATTTCATAGCAAAGCAGGAAGCAGCTCTAAATAAGACAATTCAACGAATAAAAGACGATGTTGAAATGAAACTTATAATGCTTATACCATTAAAGAGTGATTTAAAGGATGGTAAAACTAAGGCAGAAATTCTACAAGCAAAAAAGACTAAACTCAAAAATACAAAAAATAAAATAAAAGCAACGCTTAAAACAATAAACACATTTACAACAAAAATAATACCAGGTGCAACAAAGATAGCTGAAAACTTACTAAACCAAAATTGGAGATATACAGCAAATGAGGGACCTTTAACATCGCTAATAGATGGTGTTTTTGATGTAAAAAAGTTGTATGTATTAACCGGAGCCGAAAGACGTACACTTGATCTGAGGCAAAATAAATTAAAAGATGATATCAAGGCTTATTACTTTGGTTTGGAGTTATTACTTGATCTCTTTATTAACATAGCAACACAAATGTCTAGCACTAACTTCCTACAAGACTTTGCCGACAGACTTGGTAGCAGATTATCCCAGGGGTATGTTGATTTTTATAATAAACTAAAACAGATACCGGGTTTAAGAAATGCTAGTCCAAAGCAGATTGTGGAGTTTTTTGAAGATAGATCCTCTTTTCGAGTACTAGAGAAATCATACATTAGAACACTACTTAGTGATTTGGAAGCAACTTATTTTGCCGAGAGTAGAGCCTTTTTACAACAGTTTGCAAAAAATCCATTAGCAGAGAAATTGTTTCCAGGTATATCAATGTCTGCGGATATAATGCTTGTTACAATATTTGAAGGCATAAAAAAGTTAGCCAATAGCATTAAAACAGAACTGAATAAATTGTATACTAATACAGTTAAACCTTTATTTGATAAAATAAACGAGAAACGAAAGAAAATAAAAAAAGATATTGAGGATTGGTTGAAAGAACACGTTGTTAAAAGAGCACTTAATTTAGATTTAAAACTAATGAGTATAGCCTTTAATTTAGCAACTAGAGCTTTTTGGACAGGCTTTAGTTGGACAGCTGTTAACGGTGTTAGATATACTTGTTTGAATATAATACCATTTAAACCATTACTAGCAAAACCGGACGAAGGAGCATCTAGGCTGGTGAGAGAGGTCGCAACAAATCTTAATCTACAATTAATAACTATGAATGGATTAGTTTCACCACCCCCACCTACAGGTATCCCACCTTTCCCATTTGTAGGATATAGATAAAATTGTTAAACAAACTATTTATAAAGAAAGATGAATACAAAAGATTTTATTAAGGCGTTAAGAGCAGTCATTAGAGAGGAAGTAAGAGCAGCTGTTAGATTGGAAATGAAAACAATCTTAATGGAAGCTAAACAGCAGCCTCAAAGATCAGCTACACAAAAACCATTAGTACAACATAAGCAAACAACTACTAAAACAATAACTGGTAATCCAGTACTGGATCAGGTACTTAGTGAAACAACACTAACATCTGATTTTAGGCAATCGGCAGATGTAACTTATGATGAATTCAACTTTACATCAAAGGACGTATCAGCACCGTTGAGTATGATGAATATGGATATAAGTGAAGACATCGAACAAGATATACCAACAAGTGCAGGTAGCTTACCTTTTATGAAAGATTATTCTCAACTAATGAAAAAAGCTGATCAAATAGCAACACAAAAACAATTCTAATGCCAACGGATACAAGAATTAACCCACTTGATTTAGCTAAAGACAAAGCTATAGGTATTGATTTACCTATATTTGGTGATTATGGTAGTACCATAAAGCTAAATTATACAACACTGGATCAAGCAGCTGCAAATGCTAAAAACCTACTGCTTACAAATCACGGTGAGAGGGTAATGCTACCGACATTTGGCTGCAATCTTTACAAATCTTTGTTTGAAAACCAAACAACTTTATTAGTAGATAATGTAAAAACAACTATTGAAGATCAATTTGAGTATTGGTTATCTTACATATTTATAAACAGCCTGGAAGTAACAACAGATCCAGATTATTATAAGTTGTTTGTTAGTATGACAATCAGCTTAAGAAATAATCAGTTTGATACAAGGTCCATACAACTTGAAATAACACGTACAGCCATATAATGAGTATTGTAACAAAAGATGTAACAAAAGAGGTTAGGTATATTGGTAGAGACTTTGACCAATTAAAATCCGGTCTCATAGACTTTGCAAAAAAGTACTATCCTAACACCTATAATGACTTTAATGAGGCATCACCTGGAATGATGTTCATTGAGATGGCTGCATATGTGGGTGATGTTCTTAATTATTACATAGACTCTCAATTAAAAGAGTCTTTAATTTTACATGCTCAAGAAAGAAAAAACTTATTAGATCTAGCACAGGCGTTTGGATATAAACCAAAAGTATCAGTACCAGCAATTGTTGATATAGATGTATTTCAATATGTACCACCAATTGGCGCTGGTGTAGATACCGAACCTGATTATGATTACGCACTTAGATTGCAAGCCGGTATGGTTGTTAAAAGTACGTATAACAATACTGAGTTTGTAATTCAAGACGCCATTGATTTTTCTGTTGATGATTACAACTCACCGAGAACCGTTACGGTAGCACAAATTAATAGTGCAACCGGTGCAGTGGAGTACTATCTTATAAAAAAGACTTACAAAGCAATTTCTGCTACACAAACAACATCAGATTTTACATTTACAACACCTAAGAAGTTTGATAAAATAAAGCTAGAAGCAGAAAATTTAATAGGAGTTCAGTCGATAGTTGATTCAGATAACAATGTTTGGTATGAAGTTCCATACCTAGCACAAGATACTATATTTCAAAAAGTTGAGAATGTATCTTACAATAACCCTGACAACTATGTAACAACCCAAGAAAATCCATATCTACTTAGACTATTAAGAATACCACGTCGCTTTGTTTCAAGAGTAGTAGAGGATGGAATGGAATTACAATTTGGAGCAGGAATAAGCACGGCACCTGGAGAGGAATTATTACCAACACCAGAGAATATCGCGCTATCCTTACCAACGGGCATTGAAAACACAGATATTGACTTTGATACTGTTAGTCCTGTATTCACTTCGGCATATGGTCAAGCACCTGCAAACATAACATTATCGGTAACGTATCTTACTGGTGGTGGTGTAACATCAAATGTACCATCCAACACTATAATCGACATAGTTGATAGAGTTGTAACAAACACATTACCAAGTGGAACACCAACACTAAATAACGTGGTCATAAACTCATTAGCAGTGAATAATCCAATAGCAGCTGCGGGTGGGAGATCACAAGAAACAATTGAAGAGATTAGACAAAATACATTGGCACAATTTATGTCCCAACAACGTGCCGTAACTAGAGAAGATTATATACTTAGAGCATATGCAATGCCCTCTTCTTTCGGTAGTGTATCCAAAGCTTATATAACACCTGATCAACAAGAAAATTTATCAACTGTTGAGGTGAATGATAAGATTAGTAATCCACTTGCAATGAATATGTACATTTTGGGCTATGATGCAGAAAAGCGTCTAACTAGAGTGAACAATACAATAAAGGAAAATTTAAAAAATTATCTTAGCCAATATAGAATGTTGACTGACAGTATAAACATCAGAGATGCATTCATAATTAACATAGGTGTGAATTTATCTATTATAGCTTACCCAGGATATAATGGAAATGAAGTAATCGCCAATGTATTAAAGGGTTTAAAGGAGCATTTTGAAATTGATAGATGGCAGATTAATGAGCCTATATTATACAGTGATATATACGCAAAAGTAATGCAAATTAGAGGTGTACAAGCAATAAGTGGTATCAAAATTACAAATCTCTATAATGAGGTTTTAGGATACTCTAATGTGATGTATGATATTAAAAATGCAACAAAAAATGGAGTTGTATATCCAAGCTACGATGCTAGTATCTTTGAAGTAAGATACCCAGACGAAGATATTAAAGTAAGACTCTCAGGATTTTAATTATGATACATAGCATATTTGGAACATACGACAACACAATGTACGAACAGTTTTCTGAAAAGAACACTGGACTCGATAGTGTATTAGATTTATCTAAGATCGTACTATCATCAGGAGTATTTAATAACAGAATACTACTATCATTTGATTTAGCAACTATATCACAATCAGTTGCAAGTGGTCAAATAACTAATCCAAAATACTACCTAAACCTTTACACTGTTGAAGCTCAGGAAGTACCAACTAGTTATAAAATCGAAGCTTATCCTATATCCCAGAGTTGGGTATCTGGCATTGGAAAATACAATAATAATCCGGAAACTACTTTTGGATCAAGTTGGACTAATAGATCTAACTCAACATTAAGCTCTGTAGAATGGCTAACATCATCATTTGCAGCAAATACTACCGGTAGCACAACATTGGTATCTGGTGGTGGTACTTGGTATACAAATTTTACTTGCACTCAAAGCTACGATTACTCATCAACTGATATTAGAATAGATGTTACAAGCATTGTGAGTGCTTGGCTTAATGGTACAATACCAAATAATGGATTCTTAATAAAGAAATCACATCAGGATGAAACTAGTACTGATAGATTTACGATATTAAAGTATTTTTCGTGTGATAGCCACACTATATATCAACCCAAGCTTGAAGTAGCGTGGGAAGATGCTACATTTACAACAGGGTCTTTGACTCAACCAGGAGCAAACAAAGCAATTTTAGTTTATCCAAAAAACTTAAAACCAACTTATAAAGAAACATCTAAAATTAGATTAGATGTTGGTGTTAGAGAAAAGTATCCACAAATGACCTTTGCTACTCAAAGCAATTATTTAACAGTTAATTATCTACCATCTTCCTCTTTTTATTATAGTTTACAACACGCAGATACTCAAGAGACTGTAATACCATTTGATAACACTTACACAAAGGTAAGTTGTGATGCCAACGGCAATTTTATAAAGCTATGGTTAGATGGATTACACCCAGAAAGATATTATAAACTACTATTCAAAGTAGAGAAGGATGGTACGGAGGAGTATTATGACAACAATTACATATTTAAAGTTGTTAAATGAGAACATTAGATGGAAGACTGCTTGCTGACCTTAATGACAATGTTCCGGCACTACTGACAGGAAGTGTTGATTCTATCGTAACGTCAAGTATAGACGAGAATACAACAAATTATGCATTACTACCTGAAAGGATTAATGCTGTACCTTTTATATCTACGTCAATATACAATAGTAGTACACCACAAATTAAACCAATTCAGTTTAATGATCCAGGCAAGCAAAACCTGTTTATTGATGCTCAAGGTGTAGTAAAAGTTGCTGTTGGTACAAATTTTACATTCAGATTAAAAGCACAACAGCCACCAATTTACAATATAGAGAACGGTGTACCTACAGTTTACAGTGATCAAACTAAACTAGTTTACTTGTGGCAAAAAGACGGTGCAGATATTATACGTAGTGAAGATCTATTAAGACCAAGTAGTTCCGTTAAGGTACAAGGTACTTATGGAGAGGAGTTAACCTTCACCAACACATCACCAAAATTTGCTGGCACATATGTGTGTATTGTATCCAATGATATCGGATCAACAGAATCAGAACAGATAACCTTAGAAGTTTATAATCCAGATATTGAAGATAGCTTCTATAAAAACATTATTACAAATCCATATGGAAAGGATGGTACAGATGGTTGGTCATCACCGGATCAAGAACTAATTGTTGATCGACTAAGTAACACTGAATTTAAAAATTTTAGTCAGCCTTGGAATATTGACTTATTTGGATATAGCAAAGACATGCTTTATCCGAGACCATACCATATCAACACTTATCATATACGAAATAGTAATTTCACACAAGATCTATTACAAGAGGGTTATTATTTTACAAGAGAGAGGTTCAAGTATAAAGCAAAGGACGGCAAAGCAATTATTAATGCAGCCTATGATGTTGATTTAGCATCCGTACAAGAATATATACAAGGTTCAATTTATGGTATAGATGGTGTAAGAGCAGTATTTGGTTGTTATATAGGTAATGCCATTAGTAAGTTTAGAGTGAGTCTTTTGAATGCACTTATTACAAAGAGATCATCTAAATTTGCACTACTACCAAGCAAACCAAGATTGGATATAATCAACGTATTGTTGGCAGGTGTACCATTAATCAGTGAGCAAATAAAAGTTACCATCACAGAGTATGATAATGAAACACCACTTATAAGCACAATAAACGGACTAAGCTATCCAGGATATACAATGTATGACCCATGGACAAACGCATTAAGAAGTTCATCAGGATCTTATAACATAGCTGCAAACGTACAAGGAGCAGTAAACGTACCATCAAGTGGTAATGAAGTTAAGATTGTTAATGCAATACAAACAAATCTACTTTTTCCGAGTATAGATTTTGTACCAACATATGGTCAATATGCTGAGTTTAACAGACTAGTAATAGACAAGTTAAATTTTAGAACAAATAAGATAAGAATTAATTTATGCTTCGAGGCATTTCACGATGTATTATCTATAGTATCTAAAGAACACGTTGATAATAGTGACGAGTGTTTTGAGTATGTTCCGTGGGACTGGATTCAGTTACCATTACATTGGCCTTCAACAACAACAGATTTTGCAAAAGATCCGGCAACCGGTAATTTTATATCTGTCGATTGGTACAATCAATCTGTATTAAACATACCAAAGGAGGAGCCTTTTAGATATGCAACACAATTAGGCCAACCACGAGCAATGACAACCGGTTTTAATTTGGTATTATTTCCATTAGAACCAATATCAGTGAATAAAGCTGATTATTACACAAAAACTGTATTAACACCAATAGATGCGGTACAAGATTATCCACCATTAGAAACTGGTACTACTATAAGTTCTGAATTAGGTGCATACTTAGGATCCATATCAGATTATGATTATGAGATAGTTGGCGTTAATATATCTAACCGATATAATCTACCATTTAGTACACCAAACTATACTGAATATACAAAAGCACAGGGTGGTGTTGCTTCAAGAACAACAATATCAACGTACAAATATAATAAAAATCATACAGAGCAATTTCCCGAGCCATTAAATTTTACATCATCTATATGGCAACCGTTCGTTTTGAGTACAAATCAAGATTTCCAAATTGGACAATCATCAACAGCGGATTATGTAGTATTTTATAACTCTTCATCAGGTGACTTATCTGGGGTAACTTTACCACAAGTAATTGGTAATATAGAATCCAATGTTATTAAGTACACAAACAACTTAGTAACCGATGTACCATTAACATTCAGCACTGCATCAATAGTTAAATACCAATATCTAAAGAGAATGGGATTTACACTAAACTTGTATGGAGAGGATTATGGTATACCAACAACTGAATCACTCAACTCACTTACACTGGTTGATCGAAAAAACTTATTATTAGAAGATTGGCGTACACTAAAAGACACAGCTGGTAACGTAAGTTATTATTATAGGCTACTTGAAAAAATAGATCAACCTAACAATTCTACTTCTGGTTTCATACCAAATATGAGATCATCACAGCATATAATATATAATGATATTTTTGCAGCAACGTGGGGAACATCGGCAACCAACCAACAATATAATCTAGCAGATAGTAAGTTAAATTTGAGTGACAGTTTCACATTCACTAGTGAATCTATTTATGAGGGTAGGAGGCTATACTCAGGATCCTCATCAACACAAAATGCCGGCCAGTTCTATGAAATAAGAGCTAAACAGAATGCAGACTTGAAATACGTAGTTGATGGACAATTTACTTGGGTGGTTAATGTAAATGGTGTAGAGCGAGATTTACGAACAAAAATACAACAAGGGTACACATCAACATACCCAACAACAGCACAAACCGGTGCTGGTGTAAGTACTGGTACCGGTATAGATTATATAATATTAGCAGCAGGAAAGAGTTTAGATAGGGTGAAACTGCAATCAGTAGTTATAGATGGATCGGCTAATACACCAAGTGTCATAGTAATACCTAGTAAGAGAAAGATATATTATTTTATCTACAAATACACGGATAACGTTTTAAATGAATACTAATGTTAACAGGAAGTCTTAGCTTTGTAAGAGATAAAAGTCAAAATTATAACACTGAGTTTAGGTTGTATCCTAAATCCCAGAGGACACCCTTTTTTGCACAAAGCCCAGTTGAAAAGTTTGAACAATATACCTGGGTTTCTGAGTATGCAAATCCAAATGATTACACATTAAAGAAAATTAGACAATCAGGCAATGTTGTTGGTATGTTAGAGGGAACAGCTTTTAGAATTAACATAAAAGCTCTTGACCCAACAAATTTATTTGATGTAACTAACGACAGTAAAATAACATACATTTGGAAAAGAGATGGTGCTGTTTTATACGAATATAGTAGTCAAAATAATCTTAGAGGTACAAGTATTTTACAAATTACAAGCGAGTCTTGTACAAGAGACATATCAGGTTTATACGAGTTAGAGGCAACTAATAAGTTTGGAACAACTATATCAGAACCAATTACAATAGATGTAATCAATAGAAAATATCATCCATATCTGTATAAAAATCTGCTAATAAATGGATCCGGTGAGCAGGGAGTTAGTGAGTGGACCACAGATAGTGATGTTACTGTTAATACTTTAGCAAGTAGCAATCGAAATCAGTGGAGTATTCCTCAGCAGTTATATGAAGTAACATATAATTCACCGTATCCTGAAGATTTTTATTTTTCCTCTTATGGTAATGAGACAACCTTAGCAGAATGGTTTACTAAAACACAAGATGCAAGTCAATTTAATTTTGCTACAAATCAACTTGGTCAATACAATAAGTGGATAATAAAAAACTTTCATCCATGCTTAGTACCAACAGATGGAGCAATACAAAATGGTATTAGATTAGGTGGACCACAAGATAGTTTTTATCCGAGCTGGGACTATATTGACAGTTATAACCAAAATGGTTTATTATATAGCTTAGGTAATATAATCAACAAAACAAAAACATACATAACTAGAGATAAAATAAAGTTCTCAGTCTTTGGTGGCAAAGCAAAGAGCATAGCATACCAAGATATTTCAGTTAGTGATATATCTGGCATGGTTGATGGTGAGTACTATGGCATAGATAAACTAGTTGCACATTTCTTTGCGTACGTTGGAATTGGTATATCAGGATATAAACTGGAGTACGAGGATCCAAATACAGGAACAACTGTTGAAGAGAACACTATACCAGTCAGTTTATACAATTACAAGGTAGGTTCCTTAAATAATAAACCACCTTTTATACCGCTACTACCTAATGCAGCACAATATACAAATGCAGTTGGTAGCTATGATGATGGTAGTCGAGATAAGTTTGCAAAAAAAATAAAAAAAGGAACAAAGATTAAATTAACACCGGTTGCATATGATACAACTGAGATTAGATTAGACTTCCTTTCAATTAACAATGAAACAATAAGCACCGAAACAATTCAAGGTCCAACAGAAAGAGATATATGGGCTATAAAAGAAAAGTTCTTTATCCCATATTACGTCGGTAATTTGTATGGATGGTGCACAGATGCTTCAGATCAAGAATTCTACTTTTATAGCCAATCATTTACATCAATGGATGCAATTAGAGGTTTAGATGATGCATCAAAACCGATTAAAGATGTGCGTGCTGAGTGGGTTCAAAAATACCACTATCCATTAGTTGATAGTGAGTGGGAAGTAGCGAGAAGAAACTCTGCATTTAAGTTAATTACAAAGAAGCCTAGTGATCGTGAAGTTAAAGAAGAAGCAATAGAGAGATATGGATTTAATCGCTCATTCTTAGAACAATATGGCGAAACTAAAATACCATTGTGGTATGTAGACGGAATTGTTGGCTCACGTTACGATAGAGGAGCAGCTGCATTCTTTGGCATACAGAAAAATATCGTTGTACCGAGAGGAACAAGAACAATAAGAGTTAATATAATATTTAATCACACATCAGAAGCTTTGTATGATTCCAATCCAAGAACAAAAAATTGGAGTAAACAAACAATCTATTATGATTATTTTACAAGAGAAGGTGCAAATGATAAATTAATTGAGTATGGTAATCCAAGATGCGGAGTAACAGCTACACATCTATCGCTACACCCAGATGTTGTGCAAGTAAGCGAAGATTATAACACATATGAGGTTAATTTAACCGGTAGTGTTTGGTATCAAGAATTACAGCGATTAAACAATCCAAATGAGTATAGATCTATAGAGCAAAAATCATATAACCTAAATAACTTAGCATATAATTATAGTGTCTCTACAATACCACAAATACAACCTATAAATAACATATTATCACCAATATCAATAGCAGACATAGCAGTGCTTTACGGTCAAACTAATCCATATGCACTTAACACAGGATCTGGAGTAACAATACCTGATACTCAACCTACCCAACCAACGGGTAGTCAGTTCCAAGGTACAGAAGCATCTGGATCTGCTACCGGCTCCGCTAGTGAATCTGAGGAAGGTTGATCATAAATAAAATAGATTGATATTTATATCAAATGCCTACATTATCTAATTTCACATCGACATACGACCCAGCAAGCAGTGTATCTATATTTGGTACAATGCCACCGCAGCTTGGTGTATACCCAAATGATGCAATACTATTAGATATATACAACTTTACTAATGACTATTTAGAAACTGTATATAGAACTAGTACATATAGCAGACAAGATTACACTATTAGTATTGATGTTGAAGCTGCTTTAAGAAATCAAAGTTATCTTTCGGGCAAGTACAATGTAACTGCAAAGTTTTTAAGAAACTATTTAGGATCTGCTGATGGTGATAAACTTGTTATACAAGAAGTATCATCAGACAGATTAGAGATTAGAGTAACACCAGTAAAGCTACTAGAAAACATAAATAATAATCTAGAGGATTATTTTGAGTTTGGGTTTTTTCAGATTGATAAAAAAGAAGTATTACCAAATTTATATGTTTTCAAAGATAACTTCACCTACTTTAAGGTATTTGATTATGTACAAGATCCTTTTACATTTCCAAATTCACCTTTTAGTATTATATTCAAATTAACATCACCACTACCACCAGAACTTCAGGTAGATGATTTAATTTGGATAGCTCAGGAAGTTTCACAGCCAATAAAGGATGGTGTAACAGTAATACCACCTGCAAGACAGCTTAATGTTACAACTATTGCAGGTCCAAACTTTGATATAGCAACACAAAACACAACCAATAATGTAACAGATTATAAGGATTGGAGTGATATATTATCAACAAATACAGACACATCTTTAAGTGTTATTAACAAGCTATTTAGTGGATCTTTAATTGAAGGTGTAGACCTAAATGTAGATTTTCGTAAATTTGAAAACTTTGTTCACTTTGGATCATCAGAAGAGAGATTAAGAAACTTCCAATATAAAATGGAACTTCTAGAATATTATGATTCTAGAATATATACATTATCACAGTCTTATGATGGTAGTCCAAATTCAGCACTTACCGGATCAACGGAGTTTGTTGCAAACATACTAAGTGCTAAAACACAAAAGAATGCTTTATTAGGTGGTTTTGATTCCTATGAAAAATATCTCTATTATGAAAGTTCATCATATGTTACAAACTCATTTGGAGAATTTTATCCAACTACCTGGCCAAAGCAAAATAGTAGTAAGCCGTATGTAAACTACTCAGTTACATCATCAGAAGCACAATCTTGGTTTACAGGTATTGTATCATCAGCAAGCATGTTTGATCTAAACAACATGAACTCGCTTAGAAAAATAGTACCAGAGCACGTTTATGTTGATCCAAGTAATGACCAGTACATATTGTTTATTGATATGATAGGTCACTATTTTGATTTAATATACGCTTATGTAAATCAATTAACATACATTAACAAAAGATATGAGTCTTTAACAGAAGGCTTTGCAAAAGACTTAGTATACTCTATTGGACAGAGTCTAGGTCTAAATGCTGAGAACGGTGCAGTAATGGATGATCTTTGGTCTTATTTCTTAGGAACAACTAGAGATGGAGCACTACAATCACCAACATATGCATTCTCTGTAGAGGATAGGACAAAGGAGGTTTGGAAAAGAATTATTGCAAATTTACCTTATCTACTAAAAACTAAAGGAACATCTAGAGGTATAAGAGCTCTTATCAACTGCTATGGAATACCAAGCACAATATTAAGAGTCAGAGAGTTTGGTGGCCCGGAACCAACATATTACTCTGCAACACAAGAAGAGTATGATCAGTTTTACTATGGTCTTTATTTAAGTGGCTCCACATCAATTACAGCACCAACTGTATCAGGATTAAAAGCTTTAGAACTTAGATTTAGATTACATAGCTCATCATTAACATCAAACACAACATTTCAAGTTTTAACTGGTCCAACAACAATATCAGTTAATCCATTTACAGGAACTGTTGTCGCTGGTGGTCAAAACATACTCAATGTACCATTAGCAGAATTAGATACTGATTGGTGGACAGTTTTGGTAAACGATGGTGGTAGATCCTATATTGGCACAAACAAGTATGGCACTGCGTTAATATACTCTAGTTCAGCAGCTGGTGCTAGTTTAAACAATACCAACTCCACCATACCAGGTGCAACCAATAGACTAAATGGATACGTTAACGAGTATAGAGTTTGGAATAAGATTTTAGATTTAGAAGTTTATGAAAATCATATTCTTGCACCAACAAGCTTTCAAGGTCCACAAGATGATTTAATTGTTGGTAGTACCTCATCATATGATACTTTGAAGGTGAGACACACTTTTGGAGCTGATGGTAAGAAATTTGATGCTAGTGTGACAACTTCCATAGCAAGTTCACATCCAAACCAACTAAGTACAGTAGCAAACGCAACACTTACAGGCTTTGGATCAAACACCTCATCCTACTGGATACCACAAACCGAAACACACTACTTAGAGGTAGTTGATGGTGGTCCAACTAGAAAAGTTGGTAATAAAATTCGCATTGAAACTACGGTTGTGAGCGCTAGTAATCAAGTGCAAACTAACAGTAGTGTATTAGATTCACTACAAGATTTACAACCTACAGACTCACCAAGAGTTGGTGTTTACTTCTCACCAACCGATGAAGTTGATGAAGATATAAATGAACAATTTGGTGGATTGAACCTAGACGATTATATAGGAGATCCAGAAGATTATTATAGAGATGAATATTCTAGACTAGCTAGAACAAGGCACAATTACTTTAAAAAATACCAAAAAAGAAACAACACACAGGGATTCATAAGATTAATACAAAACTATGACTCATCACTATTTCAGTTAGTAAAACAGTTTGTACCGGAAAGAGCATTATTGCATACCGGTCTTGTTGTTGAGTCACACGTATTACATAGAAACAAAATTGCCAATAAGCAACCAAGCTACGAGAACCTCTATTGGACTGCATCCATAGATCCTGAACCATCAACTGGTGGGGATATTTTACCTCTTGAAGATACAATTAATGCATTTGACGATGCACTTAGTGGAGTATACGATTATCAGGAAGGCACAGCACAAGTAATAATAGAAGCAGGTTCAGTATCAGTATCTGACACAAATCTAGTTGATTCGGATCCAATTAATGCTGCACTAGCTTACAGAACAACTGGAGCAGCAATAGAATACAATAATGAAAATGTATTAGAATTAACAGACACAGTTGTTTCTAGAGATGCAGAAGGAGCTCAATATAGCTACTATACTTGGTTCCAAACTGGATCAGGAGATAATGATTGGGTTTATGGAGAAGGTGTTAGTGAGGATATTTGGAATCCAATTCAACCAGTTGTACTACAAAATGCATTAAGCTCAGTTTATATAACACCAACTGATAGATTCAACAACAAATTTACTAACACGTATCTACAATTTTATCAAGATTATGATTTAGCAACTAGAGGATTATTGGAATCATATGGAATGAGTACAGCTGTAGGAGCGGGTCAATCTGGATTCTATATTACTGAGTTAGCAGGAGAGTATGTAATTGTTGCCTATAATAATAACACAATACCATTATAAAAATAATAGCATGTCATCAACAGCTACAGGAACAATTAGCAAAGTCTTTGATACAACAAGTACACAGAGATACAGAATTAGAATGCAAATAAAACCACAATTAAATGATGCTTATGAGATAGTTGTTGGTATTGGGCAGAATGCAACCTATAGAACATTAATAACATCACCAGCATATGGTAATACTGTGTGGGTTGGTATTGATGAAATAGTTACTGTATTACCAACAGATAATAGAAATATGCGAATACAAGTAACTTCAACCTCAACTTTAGGTGCAGAACAATCAACCTACTTCTACATGAAAAACCTATTAGTTGAAAAACTAGTTAAGTCAGAAGTACAAGATAGTGATTTATTTGGTGGTGGTAGAAGATTTTCATACTACGAAGGTAGTAAAATGACATCACAAGATTTTAATGTTGATAGTCCTGATACAGCAGACGGTGGTCCAGTAATAGTAGTGAATACAGTATCACCAAACACACCATCATCTAATCCTATTGGAACATCTACTGGAGCAGCACAAGAAGGTCGAGCAATAGTAAACAGATCACCAAGTTCTAATGCATCATAACATTATTTTCATATGTCGACATATTTATAATAAAATCAGCAATTTATAATATCAGATATGGGATACTTAGATAATACAACCGTAACCGTTGACGCAATTTTAACCAATAAAGGTAGACAGATTCTTGCTCAAGGTGGTCAATTAAACATCACAAAATTTGCATTGGCAGATGATGAGGTTGATTATAGACTTTGGAATCCAGCACACTCACTAGGCTCTAACTACTACGGTGCTGTTATTGAAAACATGCCAATCTTAGAGGCATCACCCGATGAAACACAGATGTTACGATATAAACTTGTAACATTACCACGAACAGCTGTTGGTATTCCGGTTATTTCAGTATCGGTAAGTACAATCAACTTTACAAGGTTGGCAGATGTAGCACCAGTAAGAGTAACAACTAGTAACTATACGGGTGGTAATGCAACACTTGGATACACTGCAATTTTATCTGACGACACAGTAGCAAGTTTAGAAGTTGCACCAGATGCAATTTTGGGATCAGCTGCAACAGCTCAGAGTGCACAAGCTCGTGTAGCATCACCAACTGAGACTCAGGCTGCATCAACTAGCGTACAAGCAACATTCTCAAGCTTCCTTGACGATGAAGTTGGAAGCATAACATCAGCAGGTAACACTGTTACAAGAACATCTAGTGGAGGCTTCATATTGAAACCAAAAGCAGTTATTGGAACTAAATCTGCTCTATTAACATTAATTGCAAACGAAACTGGTGGATTTAAAACTATTGTGGTAACAACAACCAATACAATAGATGAGGGTACAGTTGATGTAATCAATAACGAACAAGCATAAAATATAATATAAGCAAAAATGGCAGACATTTATAAAAGATTTGCGTCAGATGACATAATCACACGAGACTTACAAATTGTTAGTAGCCCAGTATGGTCTGGTGATGTTAATCCGTTGACAACTTTCTTCAGTGCAAGTGCTAATACTTCCAGTTGGGAGTATTATGTACCGGTTTATGACAAGAATCCAAATACGGACGATTCAGCAGCAGTGCAGTTTTCAATAGCATATGGACAATTATATGGTAGTGGATCCTTAGGCGACACAACAGTTGTTGATAGTACAGCTAATAGACCATCCAAAGCAGTATATAGCCAGTTTAAAAATTTACTATTACCACCAAGTCAAGAAGCTTTTGAGATTAATGGTGTAACTGCTCCTGATCTTTATTTTATTACACTTAATAGAGCTCGCTACAAGCAAAAAATGGATCCAGGTAACTGGCAACTAAAGCTAAGTGATACCTCAGTTCGAAGCTTCATAGATGATAGTGGTGCTGGAGTAGATCCAACTATTAACGAAGCAGGTAGAGTTTTCCAAATATACTCAGGTTCAGGTGGTGTAACAGCAAGTAACACAGTATATGGACTATCTTATCCTGATCTTGGTATACTTGTATTCAGTGCATCTGCATTAGGAATAGCAGGAGGCACAACAAATAACTCAATTGCAGCTAATAAAAACGCTTTCGAGTTTTATCTTGCAATATCCGAATCCGGTTACTTTGCAGCTAGAACTGAAGAAAAAGTAACATCTAATCATTACTTTGTTAGAGTAACAAATCAACAATTTAACTTTAGTAATAATCCAACTTTCATTACTGGATCTAATGGTATGTTTAGATGGAGTACTATGAGAAGAAATCCTCAAGTATACATTACAACTGTTGGTTTATATGATGATAATAATAGACTATTAGCGGTAGCAAAATTGTCAAGACCATTGTTAAAATCCTTCAATAGAGAGGCTTTAATTAAAGTTAAGATTGATTATTAAACCACTCTTATAATAGAATTGTAAGACCGACCCTCCTTCTTGGAGGGTTTCTTTTATGAACTATATTTATTAGTATATGAGCGGAGTATACAAATCACTACAACCAAAGGATATTAGGACAACTCCTTATAGAGCACATAAGTCCATAATCACAACCTTTACCGGAAATGAATCTGATGAGTGTAAAGTTTATGAATCAGAACACTCGTTAAGCTCTTCCTATAACTTCTACCAGCAAGGACGCACAAACTTGGATTATGGTAATCCATACTTTACTGGGGAGTTTTCAACAACAACTGACGGCTATTATAAGACAGCTGTTCACACACAACTAGATCATCTATTCTATCGTGAATATCTATCCAATAATAAAGCAACGTTGGGTGGAGGAGCACCAATACTATTTCAGTATAGAGATCTAGGATACAAAGCGTTAGTTATCAGCTTTGGTACAAAAAAAGTTGGAGAGGGTATACTACCAGATAGTCTACAAATAACCGCTAGTGGTTATACAATTAGTGATGATTTGTATGGCAATCTAGTTTTTGATGGATTGGCAAACTCCGATGCAGCAGATTATGACAATGTAATGTCTAGCTACACATTCAACAGATATTATGAGTATGTTTCAGAAGGAGCAGTTCCATATCTAGAACAGCCAGTAGCTTATGGTAGTTATAAGTTGTTTGCATCTTTTAGTAACCTAGCATTCACAACACCAGGTAATAATGGAACTGTTGCAGCAAAGTTTGTATCATCACAACAATCTGCAATGATGTTGGGTGCAAATACTGAGCTAAAGGATGTGTACAATATGTACAACAGAGATTATGCAATAGCTTTCCGTATAAAGGTAAATAGTGCACCATCAAGCGATGCAGTTATACTTGCAAAGCAGGATAGAATGACTGATGTTGCAATTAACCTCAACGGTGATTTATTTACCGATACAAACGTACCATCACAATATCCATATAAGCTAGAATTAACTACAGGTAGAAAGGTAAAATTTAGTAAGAGTGATACACAAACAACAATAAGTATGGAATCTGCAGCACTAATTGTAGATAACACATATGATGTTGTTTTAATGAGAACTGGATCACAGTTTAAACTGTACTTGGATGGTGGAGCACCTACAACATTAACAGATACCTTTGTACAGAACATAGGACAAAATACAGCATTTAATACTTCTGGATTACCAACAAAAGAGCAAGATTGTGGTAATCGTTGTAATCTATATGTTGGAAACAGCTACAATAGAACAGAGGGTATAGATGCAGAAATAAGCTATTTACACATATTTGATAGAAGCTTAACTGAAGGGGAGGTAGATAATCTCAACGACAACGATGGTTGGTTGGGTAATTATTGTGGTAATGTGTTTTATAATTTAGGTTTAATTGTTCTAACTCACCCGCAACTTACCGATGCATCCTTAACAGCTTTAAGATGTAAAGGTACAGTTAGTATGAGAGAAACAGAGGTATATTGTACAGTTGGACCAGGCGAATTTAATGTAACACATAATAGGAGTATACAATATTGGAACCCTGTCCACAATCAGTTTGAAATAGATTCAAGATATACTGGTTCCTTATTTCAACCATATGTAACATCAGTAGGACTATATAACGATAATAATGAGTTGATAGCAGTTGCAAAATTATCAACACCAATACAAACATCCAAAACAACTGACACAACTTTTGTTGTGAGGTACGATTTTTAACATGGCTAAAAAGGTTACAAAAAGACAAGCTGCAAGAATAAAAGGTTATAGAAGCGGTCTTGAGGAAGACATTGATAATAGTTTAAAGGCAGTTGGCATTGATGGTCAATATGAGCAAAATAAGATAGCTTATACCAAACCAGCAACCCACCATAAGTACACACCAGATTTTAGATTACCAAATGGTATATTTGTTGAAACAAAGGGTAGATTTGTAACAGCTGATAGAAAAAAGCATCTACTGATAAAAGAACAGCATCCAGACTTGGATATCAGATTTCTTTTTCAAAACGCTAATAATAGAATAAGTAAGAAGTCAAAAACTACATATGCTGATTGGTGTAATAAGTATGGTTTTCTGTATGCTGAAAAAGAAATACCAAAAGAGTGGCTATCACAATAAAAATTGTGTATAGTTTACTAATGGCGCAAGAACTGCAATCACATAAAGTAATAACATTATTAAATGCTCATCTTGGAGAAGCATCTCTACATAGAAAGGGTGAGGTAAGTTATTATTGTCCATTATGTAACCATTATAAGAAAAAACTACAAGTAAACTTAGTAAGTCAGAGATGGCATTGTTGGGTTTGTGGTACGAAAGGTAACGGTCTATATAATCTGTTCAAGAAGACAGGAGCTTCACAAGATCTATTACAATCAGCAAAGGAAATATCAATTGGTAAGTCAAATCAAACTAATACAGATGAATCTGTTATTAAGCAATTACCAACCGAGTTTAGACCACTTCATATTAACTGGAATACCCCACACTACAAAAATGCACTCCATTATATTGTAAATGTTAGAGGTTTAACACCACTAGATGTATTAAGATATAACATAGGTTATTGTGAAGAGGGTGATTATAATGGTATGATTATAATTCCAAGTTATGACATTAATAATCAATTAAATTATTTTGTTGGTCGTAGTTACTACAGTGGTGCCTTTAAACATAAAAATCCAACTTGGAGTAAGGATATTATAGGCTTCGAAAACCAAATAGATTTCAACCAACCAGTTGTGTTAGTAGAAGGTGCATTTGATGCAATATCAACAAAACGCAATGCAATTCCGTTGTTTGGCAAAAAAATAATGCCTACTTTAAGACAAACTATTATTACAAAAAAAGTACCCAAATTGTACATATCACTTGATCAAGATGCAATAGAGAGTGCATTAAGTGAGTTGGAATATTACATGAATTCTGGCATTGAAGTGTACTTTGTAAATTTAACCGGTAAAGATCCAAATGAGCTAGGTTTCAGTAGTATGGTGCAGTTAATTAAAAGCTGCAATCCATTTACTTTTTCGGATCTTATTAAACATAAATTAGCTATATGAAAAAAATTAATTGTGGATTAGATAAAGTTGATTATATTGTTTTTGTTAGTGATATACACATCCGTAATTGGAAAAGACACAAGGAGTATCAAGAAGTTTTTGACAAACTAAACACACTTGTAAAAAATTCACCACCAAACACAGTAGTTGTTATTGGTGGTGATATTGTGCATGCCAAAACGGATATGAGTCCTGAGTTAATACAGATGGTCTCCTACTTTTTCACAGGATTGGCAGATCTTGTGCCTACGTTTGTAATTTGTGGTAATCACGATACAAACCTAAATAATAACAATAGGTTAGATGCATTAACACCAATAATTGATGCACTAAAACATCCAGGCCTCTACTATTTGAGAGACACAGGAAACTTTGAAGTTGGTGATATAGCCTTCACGGTAATGTCTGTATTGGATGCACCGGATAAGTACCCAAGTGTAGATTCCATTAAGAAAAAAGTAAAGAGAAAATTTGCTTTGTACCATGGAACAGTTGAAGCTAGTACAACCGATACTGGTATTAAACTACTACAAGGATTGAGTAAAGATTACTTCAAAGGATACGACGCAGCATTACTTGGTGACATTCACAAGAGACAGATACTTAGCACTGACCCATTAATATTTTATCCTGGATCACTAATTCAGCAGAATTTTGGAGAAGCCTATGAAGGACATGGACCAGCTATATTGGATGTTAACACACTCGAATGCAAGTTTTTGGATATACCAAACGATTATGGCTATTATACTTTAACTGTAGAAGATGGGGTATTACCAGACAATCTACCGATAACATCTAAAACTAGTGTTCGAGTTAAGACAAAAAATACAACACCAGCACAATTAAAACGAGTCCTAGCAACAATAAGAAAAGACTACAAGAACAGTGATGTTGTTGTAATGAATATTGATGCAAAGGATAACACAAAATCAACTGAAACTACATTTAGTGGTGGTGATGTGAGACGTGTGGAGTTTCAAAATGAAATGATAAAAGAGTTTCTCAGCAAGCAGAAAATTGATGATGAAACACTAGATCAGATTTTCAATATAAACAAGCAATTAAATAGTCAATTACCACAAACTGAAACCGTTAGAAATGTTATATGGAAACCAAAGAAATTTGAGTTTTCAAATATGTTCTCATATGGTGAAAACAATGTTGTGGATTTTACCAATATGAATGGTTTATGTGGTCTATTTGCACCAAACCATTCGGGAAAATCAGCAACACTTGATGCATTGTGTTTTTGTTTATTTGATCACTCGTTCCGTGCTAGTAAAGCAGACCAGGTATTAAATAATAAATCAGATTGGTTTACGTGTAAATTTAATTTCGAGTTAGAAGGTGTTGATTATTTTATTGAGAAGAGGGCAACAAGATATGCAAAGGGTCCATTAGCGGGCAAGCTTAGGGTTGATATTGACTTTTGGTATGTCAATGAGGATGGTGAAACTGTCTCATTAAACGGTGAACAGAGACGAGATACTGATAAAATTATTCAATCTTATGTTGGTACATTCGACGATTTTATTTTAACAGCTCTATCTTTACAGGGTAACAACTCCAATTTTATTGAAAAGACTCAAAGTGAGAGAAAAGAGCTCCTTGCTAATTTTTTAGATCTCAATATATTTGATCAACTATATGAGCTGGCAAATAAGGAAACCAGAGCATCAGCAATTTTACTTGAAGAGTATCAAAAGAAGGATTTTGAAACAGTTTTAGGTGATGCGGAAAATGCTAAAGAGAGTTGTGAAAAGGAATATAAGACAAAAGAGATTGAGCACAAATCAATTAAGAAGGAATTAGATAGCACAAACAATAATATACTGACACTAACTAAAAAACTTAGACCTAATAAAGCACAAGATCTTGATCTTAGTGCATTAGAGTCTGGAAAAGTGCTTTTGGAAAATGCTTTAAAAGAAGAGCAGTCAAGACTTGGTGAACTTGTTGTTACACAAACTAGTTTAGATACTGAAATACAAGCAGTCAAAAAAACACTCTCTGCATATAATGAGGTTACGTTAACAAAAAACTACGATGCATACACTAATATGCAATCAAAGCAAAAGAAAGTAAATCTAGAGTTAGATCAGCTAAAAGTAACAATAAAAGCAAAACTAGACAAGCTCAACAACCTACAGAAACATGAATACGATCCAAATTGTAAGTATTGTGTAGATAATGTATTTGTAAAAGATGCTATAAAGACAAAACAAGAACTTGATCTAGATAAAACTACTGTTGCTACAAAGCTTGAAGAAAAAAAGGAAATAGAAGTTTATTTAAATGAACAAGTTGTTTATCAAATGGATTATGAAAATTATACTTTTTGCAAAACACAATTAAAAGACTTAACGGGTAAATACAATATTACTACTTCAAAGATAGAGACTGCAACACACTCAATTGAGGGCATAAAACATAAGATAGAGTCTGTTGAAAACAATATTAATCTGTATCACGAGAACGAGCAAGACATTAGTCATAATAATTTAGTGAACAAACAAATACAAGAAATCAACAGCTCACTAGAAGCTATTAAAACAAAAGAACAGCTTATAACAAAAGAAATGCAAGTACTGCATGGAAAAATAGCTGTTGCAGACAAGACTATTGAGGAATGTGTAAAGAACATAGATCACATGCAAGAACTTGCAGACAAACAAATAGCATATGGTCTATACACACAAGCGATTAGTAGAGATGGTATACAGTACAATTTAATATCAAAGGCAATACCACACATTGAACAGTATGTTAATAATTTATTAGCACAGATTACAGATTTTACATTAACGTTTGAAGCGGATGGAAAGTCTATCAACGTGTATATATGTTATGAAACTAATAAGTGGCCACTTGAATTATCATCTGGTATGGAAAAATTTATATCTAGTTTAGCAATTAGAGTTGCCTTAATAAAGATAACAAATCTACCAAAACCAAATTTTATAGCAATTGATGAAGGACTTGGTGTATTGGATAGCAGTAATCTTAATTCTATGCATATGCTATTCAATCATTTAAAAGATCTGTTTAAGTTCTCACTTGTAATATCCCATATTGATGTTGTTCGTGATATGGTTGATCACATACTAACAATTGATAAGAGAGGAGAGTTTAGCTACATAAATTATCAATAGATATTTATGATAAACCGAGTTAATGTTAGAAAACATCTATAAGACAAAACAAAAAAGAGGGTATATCAATCGTGATTTTCTAGTTGTAGATAATAGTGCTAAGTCACCAAACTATTTCAACATTTTAGAAGTACCTCAAACCCTAACAGCTGGCAAGAATATTGTTAAGCTGGGTTGTGATGGTCTATACTTAAAGAGAAACTACGATATAGATATTGAGGTGTTAGATGTTAATGGTGATCCACTATACACAGAATTTACAGGCTTTGTTGACAGATATGGTTACAGCTACTTTATAGTTTACGTATATGATATTACACCAATAGGTGTTGGTAGTCTTAGTTTTGTTGGTGTAGCAAATAGAGATTTAAGTGGCAAACCGCTAACATATGGTGGATCTGAACACACTAATGAATACACTGTTCTATGGAGTACTGATATTTTAATAAAGTCAACAGATAGAAATCTGACGGACATCGTATTTCAAAAAGCACCAGAAGTACAGGTAACACAGGTACTAACACCATATAAATTTAATTTTGGTACATACGCACTCAACAGTAGACTAGCATCTCAGAGCTTAGATAATGTGTTAGTATACACATCAGAAAATTCCGGATTTGATTTTATACAAAACTACTCAGAAAACATACAAGACGCACTTGGTGTAGAGAATTCTTATAACTATTTTATTGATGCATCCACAGCAAATACTGTAAAAACTAATATTCGTAGGTATGACAACGATATACAAAACGGATTCGTATTTTCGGAGTATTCGAGGTATAATACAGTAATCTACGATGCACAAGGCAGATTGTCAAAGGATATGGAAGGATCCATTTTTAGTTTTGCCAATAATGATAATGGAGTAAGTATACGAAATACGTGGAATTATAAACCAGCACTTACATCAACGTATGATCCAACACCATCAGGGTCATTTACTGATCAGATTGTTAGCTACAAAAGTAAAATTGTTTATGTTTTAAATAAGTATTACGCTTATCTAGATAAAGCTCCTAGCGTATCGGTGATTGATTATAGTGATCCAAGTGTACCAGTTACTAGAGATTACACTTTCAAAATACTTGAAAACACTACTGGATCCTTTCTCTATCCAACATCTTCTTTACAAGAAGTACAATCAATTAATCTAAGTTCGTCATATATACAATTTACATTTTTTGATCTACAACCAATTGCAGGAGACATATATCGCATAAAAACATTTGCAAAGGAAGCTGGACGTAATGCAGAATACTACCAACTAAACGACCATATTGTAAAAGCACCAGAGTTTTTAATCGATACTGATAAGACAAATCAGTCAGTCTATGCTAAAAACAAAAGTGATTTTTTTACATATGGTGAGTTTACAACACAAAGTATTGTTGTGGATTATTGGAGGGGATTTGTTGTTGAGCAAAACGAACTATATCAATATAGTTTAAGTCCATCTAGCTCAGCAATATATACCAATACAGTGTTAGCAAATGCACTGACTTTAACAAGCACAACAACAGCTAAGCGCGGAATAGCAACAAGATATTATCAAACATATATACCAGATCAACCTTATTCATTATCCTTTTATTGTAGTTTAGATCCTGGTTGTGAGTTGGAAGTCTATATGAGTAGTACACCATTAAAGGATACTGTATTAGGATTACAAGCACCGAGAGCGTTTACACAAACAAGGGAAAGGGGTACAAATGAAAGTTATAATAAATTTGGAAAGTACTTAGGAAAGATATCAAACATTAATGGCAATTCGATAAGACATTATGAAAATGTTGTTTTTGACTTCCTACCTGATGCAGATGGATTTGGTAGACCGGTATTGTTTTTAACAACCGATAGTGCAACTAATAAAAATGCCTATATATCATCATTAAGCATAACACCACTAGAGCTAACCGGATTTACACCAAGTATATTACAGTTTGCTGCAGCAACACCTGACTCAATTAACATATTACAAGACGATGATGCATCCTTAACACAGTCACTTGACTTGAAGATAGAGTACTTCACAGCAGATGGTAGACAGTCTGAATACACGACTTTCATACCAAATGTACAAATTAATATGATAAACGAAGTACCTGGTTTCTGTTCTAGTGAGGCAAATAAGTTTAATGATCATTGTCCATTTTATTGGGAAGTTGTTTCTAGCTCACTACAAGTTGATGTTGGTCTTACTACTAAGGCAAACTCTGGCACAGCATCTCTTGATCCTACACAATACATAGACCACTACTTTTGGCCAACATTTAGTTTAAACTTTGCTGGTGGATATCATTGGAATATCAGAGGATTTGCTATATCAGGAACATCTTACAATTCACTTGTTTATACAAGGCCGGTATCATCTAGCATAACTTCTAGCTGGTTTAGATATGATCCATTTTTACCATTATATACACAGGCAATACCAGGTGGTGTACAAGCAGCTACAATGTACTCAGGTACAGTTGCTCCGGTAACTTATAGTGCAACTCCAATTGATGGTCTATACACATCAACTTTATCAACTGATAGAAAGTTTTATGATGGTAATGGAGCGGCCATTAGCAGATATGAACTAGCATATTCTCAAAGTCTCTTAATAAGTAGTAATAGTGTTGTTATACTAAATGATGCGCCTAAACTTGAGACATTACAAACTTATTTAAGAAAATCAAGATTGTATTTTCCATCAACGAGTAGTAATTATCCATATGGATTCTATGAAAATGGTGGAATCTATAATGTTAGATTTAAAATATCTAGCACACCACTCATTAGATATTCTAATTCACCTAAGGCTAATTACATTTACAGTAATGATGGATCAGCAATTACAGCAGCAACTGAGGTAGGCAACTATTCAAAAACTGTTAACTCTGACAGTATATACACACCAGAAGATGGTGCAAAATTAATGGTATATATAGCTGATGTAGCAACACCTATTAGCAATCAGTTAGATTTTGTAAGAGGTAGAGCAGGATTGTTTCCACCAAAAAATAACATTGTAACAATTGGAAATGGGTATGGTATAACACCAACCATTAGATTCTTTGATTCAGGATCCGGTTATAATGTTGACCAGTATGATCTAGTATTAGTACAATATGGAGAAAAAGCGCAGTTAGTATTTGATGCATCTGGATTAGAGTTTGAACCCAACACAGATCCAACATATTTACCAAATTCATACATGATATACAACAACACTGACCAAGCTTTTTGGGGTGGTATAATAAGTGATATTGAGTGGTGTAAAATTGGTGTTACAACTGATCCAAGATTTATAAAACCAGTTAATTTTGATGATGCGTTTAATACATTTACACCAACAAACCCACCACCATTCCCAGCACCACCAAGCAATCCATTTGAGGCTGAAGATGTTGGAGATGTAGTATTTGATTAACATGATATCGAGAAGTATTAAAAAATCTAAAGTGTGTTTTCCACCTATTGAGGGAATAGGTGGCCCATCTATACTTGGTAGAATTAAGTTAAAAAATATATACCAATCATGGCAAGGTGAAAACTTTGTTGAGATAACACAAAAACATAGTGATAATCCATTTAATCTAAGAACTGGGTTACCACAAACAGATAGACAAATGAAAGAGGATCGCATATTCCTCTTTACAAAATATCTATCCTACAATCCTCTTACAAAGCAAATTGAGAAAAGAGAACTCATACCACTAAGAAACACAGAGAAAGTTTACATAGGACAGTCCCCAGAAGAACATCAGTTCGATGATTATAAGCTGTTTGTCAATGGAAAAGTTGTTTTAGAGGATATTTTGTTTAAACAACCAAATACTGATATGGGATCTCTTATTGAGATTATTAAAAAATTACAAGATAGAATACAAATATTAGAGCAACAAGTACAAAAACTAACTGGTAATAACGAAAAAGTAGCTATTTATAAGCAATGAACAGTTTAGCACGATATCTAATTGAATCCCTAATTAAGGAAGCAAAGGGGGTCACAGTCCTACTTCCCGGCGGATTCAAACCACCCCATGCCGGACACTTAGAACTTGTAATGGCTTATTATAGTCTACCACAAGTGTCTAATATAGTGATACTGGTAGGACCATCAGCACGAAACGGTGTAACAAGAGAGCAGTCTATTAAGATATGGAATATGCTCTTAAAAGACATACCAAACGTTGAGATAAAACCAACAGAGGTAGAATCACCATTAACAGCTGCATACAAGTATATTGAAACAGCACCTAAGGGAGCGTATGCACTAGCATCAAGTAATAAAGGTGATGATTATATAAGAGTTAAAAAGTTTGTTGAAGATCATGGAGAAAATGGTAAGTATGCAAGACCAGGGATATCTGTTCAAGAGCTTCCAATGGATCCAAAACCTTTACTATATAAAAATCGTAATGATGAGTTTAAAGGAAAGGGTATAAGTGCATCTGTTTTAAGAAATGATATTAAGCAGAAAAATCTCAAAAACTTCCAAACAAACTATCCAGGAGTTCCAAGCGAAACTGTTTCCAATATCTTTAATATGCTTGTTAAGACTGTAAAAGAATCGGTTATGTTGACTGAGGGTGGAGGTGCCGGTCATCTAGCTCATCCATACGAAGACATGGATCTAACTTTCGCGGATATTGAAAGTATGATAGATGCAGCATTAGCTGGCAAACTTAATTTAGCACAAGAGAAGTTAGATGGCCAAAATTTAATGGTATCCTATAAAAATGGTGGATTAGTAGCTGCAAGAAACAAAGGACAGCTTAAAAACTATGGTGAAAACTCTTTAAGCATCGAACAGATGAAAAAGCAGTTTAGTAATAGAGGGCAAATACAAGTTGCTTTTGTTGAAGCAATGAGAGATCTTGATAGTGCAATTAAAAATCTAAGTCCTCAAGAAAAAGAAGAAATCTTTCAAAACGGAAAAAACTTTATATCGTTAGAAGTACTTTACCCTGGCACTGCAAATGTAATACCATATGGAGCAGCTCAGTTGAGATTACATCATGTTAAAACATACGATGAAAATGGTAATGTAGTTGATGAAACACAAGAGCCGGTAAAAAGATTGCAAGCAGCTTTAGAACAACAAAAGGCACAGAACCAAAAAACCTACCAAATTAGAGCAACAGATCCAGCAACAATCAAACCAGACCAAGATTATGAAAGCAAGCGAAGTGAGTTTGTGCAGGAACTTGAGAAGCTAAGATCTAAGTATAACTTAAAGAGAGATGATAAAATGTCACTCTATTTTTACAATTGGTGGAAAGATTACATTACACAGAATGCTAAAGGATACAGGTACAAGATACCAGATCAAGTATTACAACTGCTAATCAATAGATGGGCATTTACTGATAAGACAACATCTATCAAGCAAATATACAATTTAATTAAAAACGAAGACTTTAAAAATTGGGTTGTAAACTTTGATCGCACACAAGTTAATGATCAAAAGAAAATAGCTGGTCGACCGGTAGAAATGTTATTTTTAAAACTCGGAGCTCGTATATTAAAAAATCTTGAGAACCTTGTAACTCTAAATCCTGATCAGTCAGTTAGACAAATAAAAAAAGACCTCAATACATCAGTAGCTCAAATTAAACAAGCAGCTTCATCACCAGATTATGCAGATGGCGAAGCAGCTCTGAGATTTTTAAAGAGAGAACTTGAGCGTATAAAAGATATAGGTGGTATGAGCACAATTGTGCCAACTGAAGGTTTAGTGTTTACTTATAACGGAAAATTGTATAAGTTAACTGGTGCCTTTGCACCAATTAACCAAATACTAGGATACTTAAAATTCTAATGATGAAATTAAAAAGCATATTACAAAAGGAAATACTCAAAGAAGAGGAAATTCCATTGGCTGAGAAAAAAGAGGTAATTGGTGCATCACCATTACTAAATCTCACCTTCCACCTAGACCACAAGTTCTCTAATGTTGGAGAAACTGGTAAACCCGAATTAACTTTTACAATAAGTGTTAGTTCTACTGGAGGAAAGGAGTATTACAAGATTGTGTCTGATCAGGCTGAAAAAGAAAAGTTTGAACTAGCAGTAAGAAAGGAAATTAATAAAGCTGCAAAAAGACTCAATAAGAATATGGAGTATATTGTTGAGAAGTATCAATTAAAACCAAGAGCAGAAGAATAAACTATATGTTACGACAAGAAGGAGATATCTGGACAGAAAAAGGAAAAACTTGGACCATTAAGAATGGTATCAAGAGAACTGTTAGTAAATTTTCACAAGTACGAAAAGACTTGCAAACACCACTTTGCTGCCCAAATTGCAGTAAGACAATTAACCGTGTAGACGAAAAGTTTTACAAATTTAATAAGATGTGTTTGGACTGTACCATTGAATTTGAGCATGAGTTGCTTAAACAAGATAAGTACCAAGATTATGAGCGTGCACGAGTGTTAGCAAATGTTAAAGGATGTGTAGATGATTTAGATGTGTATTTTAATGAGTATTTTCAAAACGCATCAAACAAATCGTATGTTACAGAAGATGGAGAGGTTGAAACATGGACTGGTAACTCTGTAAAAAGAGTTGAAGAAATTGTTAAACCCGAACTAGATAAACTGAAACAGCAATTTGAAAAATAGCATATGAAAATACCAGTTGAATGGATTCCAATTTTAGCAGCATTTATAACCGGAATATTCGGACCGATTATAGTACGCTTTGCAGCAAAGAAGTTTGAGTCAACAAAAGATCCCTTAAATGATGCTTTTGTGTTTGGTGAAAAGGTAGAGGAGAAATTATATAGTATGCTTGAAGAATATCAAGCTGATAGAATTTACATTCTACAATTTCACAATGGTGGTCATTATTACCCTACAGGCAAAAGCATACAAAAATTCAGTATGTTTTATGAGGTAACTAAAGACACAAAATACTCAATAAGAAACAATTTTCAGAACATACCAGTACATCTTTTTTCAAAAAGCTTGAAACAACTATCCGAACACAACTTTATAGCAATAGACGATTATAAGGATCCAACTGTAGCAACATTTGGATTAAAGTATATTGCTGAGGAGAGTGGTACAAAATCATCATATTTATTTACAGTAAGGAATATTGAAGATAGATTAATAGCTGTTATGGGTTTTGATTTCTATAAAAAGAATGCATTAGCACATGATAAAACAACTGAACTACAGATAGAAGCAGCTGCTATCGGTGGTGAACTTGCAAAATACTTAAAGAAATGACATCAGAAGAATCAAAAGGACTTTGGCACAACATAAGAGCAAAAAGAGCTCGTGGTGAAAAGCCTGCTCCAAAAGGATCAGAGGAGTACAATAAAGCAGTGGCAGCAGCTAAAAAAATAAATGCCGATGAAGAAGTGACCATCTGTGAAAAATGTGCAGTGGCTCTTTTAGAAGATATCAAGGCTGGTTTATTTGAAGCTGAGTACCAAGGTCGAGATGTCGCGCTTAATAAACCTATGAGAGGTGATGTTAAGAAGTTTAAGGTGTATGTTAAAAAGGGTGACAAGGTTGTGAAAGTTAACTTTGGTGATCCTAACATGAGAATAAAAAAGTCTAATCCTGAACGTAGAAAATCATTTAGAGCTAGGCACAATTGTGATAACCCTGGACCAAAAACTAAAGCTAGATACTGGTCCTGCAGAAAATGGTAACATGCCGTACAAATATAAAAAAGTAGGAGACGAGTATGTCGTATACAAAAAATCAGGTGAGAGAGTTGGTGCAACTGCTGGTAATAAAGAAGCATTGCGTAAGTATCTTGCCGCATTACATATAAACGCTAAAGAAAATACAACTATGACAAAAGAACAACAACTTCGTGAATACATCCGCAAAGAAATTAAAAAGGCTTTGAAAGAGGAAGAAGCAAAGCCGGATTACTTGGATGCTGATAAGGATGGTGATAAAAAAGAGCCAATGAAAAAAGCTTTTAAAGATAAAGAAAAATAATGATAAAGCTCAAATCTTTATTAAAAGAAGAGATGACTAATTTGGGTGGAATGAAAATTCCAATCCAACTTGTAGATCTTTATTTTGCATTGGAAAAATGTCCAAAGGGCAACATATACGCATCTGCTCAAGATCAAACTAGATTATTTAAAGCTTTGAGTAAATTTGGAGAAACCGCGGTTGTACAACCACTACTAAACAAAATTAATAATGTTTATGGTGAAAAGGGTTTTTATCTACTTAACCAGCAGGAAATTGATCCAACTAAACCAATAATGTTTCACTACATACCAAATGATCAAGCTTAAAGAAATTTTAGACGAAAAGAAGGAAGTTTATGTTCCTTATATGTACTCCAAGGATGGATTTGGATGTCATGTATGTAAGTTCTATTACAAAGAGGGTAATACCCATATGTGTAATAACGTTGATTACGTTAAGTATAATAAGGGTAGTGAGGTGTTGGTAGATAATAATGGTAAACCTATAACGGATCCATCTAAGTGGTGTTCTAACTGGTTTAAACCAAATGATTAAGTTAAGCAATATACTAGAGACTACTAATAAGGGATACACAATCTATTGTGATATGGATGGTGTACTTTGTGATTTCAACGCCGCTTACAGGGATCTATCGGGAGGATACACATTTGATGAGTATATTCAAGAGTATGACGTTCGAGCAGCATGGAAATTAATAAATGATGAAGGTGCTGAATGGTGGGCAAATCTACCATGGATGCCGGGAGGAGAGCAGTTATGGAAAACAATAAAGAAATACAAACCAACTCTACTATCAGCTCCATCTGCAGACCCATCAAGTATTGAAGGTAAAAAGCAGTGGATAAATAAACACTTAGGTTATCAAAAAGCAATATTTGTACCAGCAAAGATGAAACAAAAATACGCTGATCAGTATAGCATACTAATTGATGATTATATTAGAAACGTTGAACAGTGGGGAGCAAAAGGTGGTATTGCAATTATGCATGTTGATTTAAACACAACATTAAATGAATTACGACCATATTTATAAAAAACATATAAGATGAATAAAAATCCCAAACTATATAATGCAGTGATGAAAAAGGACTTGCAGCTAAGTCCAGAATTACTTAATCTCATTGACGATCAAACACAAGACATGGATCTACAAGTAATCTCTAAAGGATGGGTTGCAGATACAATTGAGATGTTAAAAGATACAGAATTAATACGCACCGATGACGAGTATGATGAAAACCTTGTTACTGAGTTGGCTGAATTAGCGAGACTAATGATTGAAAAAAGAATTCAAGTAATCGTATTATGAAATTAAAAAACCTACTACCGATCCGAGAGGCAAAAGAGGAAATGACAGACGCAACGGTTTGTAAGATGAAACTAAAGGATGGCAGAGTTGAACATATTATGTTTGATGACAAGGATAAGAAGAACTTTGATGCTAAGACAACTAAATTTTTAGAAATTTATAAAGATGCGAAATAAATCCAAAATACAAGAAAACCAATTTCGTGCGTTAGTTCGTAATGAAATTGCTAAAATAATGAAAGAACAAGAAGATGAGCAAATTCCAAGCAAGGAGAAAGGAGCTGATCAAAAGGCTCCTGAAGAGGAAAAGCCTAAAAAAGATCGTGGTGAGGCACTTGAAAAAATCACCTACTCATACACAAGAGCTTTAAAAAACAATTTACAACAGCTATCCTCAGAAGAGCTAGCAGAAGTAATGGATTCAATATTAGACCATTTTGGATTTGGTAAAGATGGTAAGATGGATGTTCTTAGAACATTAAAGAACAAGATCCAATATTAATTTAGATAGGTTACAGTAGGACTATGAGCGAACAGCAAAAGTCTATAAAAGAAATTATACGGGAAGAGTATAAGAAGTGTGCAACAGACCCAGCATACTTTATGAAAAAGTACTGTGTAATTCAGCACCCAACAAAAGGTAAAATTCCATTTCAACTATTTCCATACCAGGAAGATGCTATTAGCAAATTTAATGAGTATGATAGAAATATTATTTTAAAATCTAGACAGCTTGGTATATCAACGCTAATTGCTGGATACTCACTGTGGATGATTCTTTTCAACAATGATAAGAATATACTTGTTGTTGCAATAGATCAACAAACATCCAAAAACCTTGTAACAAAGGTTAGAGTGATGTATGAAAATTTACCTTCCTGGCTAAGATTAAAATCAGCAGAGGATAATAAACTATCATTACGTTTAGTCAATGGTTCACAAATTAAGGCAGTTGCATCAACCGGAACATCTGGTCGTTCAGAAGCTTTATCACTTGTAATTATTGATGAAGCTGCTTTCGTAGACAATGCAGAGGAGTTGTGGGCATCACTACAACAAACACTTTCAACCGGTGGTAGAGGTATTATTTTATCAACACCAAATGGAACAGGAAACTTTTTTCACAAACTTTGGACTGCAGCTGAATCAGGTCAAAACAAATTCAACACACTTAGACTACCTTGGCAAGTACATCCTGAAAGGGACATAAATTGGAGAAAGCGACAAGATGAGGAGTTAGGAATAAGATTAGCTGCACAGGAATGTGACTGTGACTTCTCTACATCCGGTAATACTGTTATTGATCCAGTGATACTTGGAGAAATACTGAAATCATCTGTCAAGGATCCACTATACACAAGAGGGTTTGATAATAATTTGTGGGTATGGCAACAACCAGACTACTCAAAGGATTATATTGTAACAGCTGACGTAGCAAGAGGTGATGGTAGTGACTACTCAGGATTCCACGTAATAGAGGTGGAGTCTATGGAACAAGTAGCAGAATACAAAGGCCAACTATCAACTAAGGACTACGGTAATATGCTTGTATCGATTGCAACTGAATACAATGATGCATTACTTGTGGTAGAAAATGCTAACGTAGGTTGGGCAACAATAGATCAAATTATTACAAGAGGTTACAAAAATCTATACTATAGTTACAAAGATAATCTATTTGATTCAGATGCTTTTTTAACAAGAGGATACGATATTGCTAATAAATCTGACATGGTCGCTGGATTTACTATGAGTCATAAGATCAGACCGCTTGCAATATCGAAAATGGATTTGTATATTAGAGAAAGAGTTTGCACAATTCGTAGCAGGAGATTGATTGATGAGTTACTTGTGTTTGTATGGAAAAACGATAAGGCACAAGCTCAAAGTGGATATAATGATGACTTAGTGTTGTCATATGCACAAGGCATGTGGGTTCGTGACACGGCTTTAAAATTAAGACAAGCTGGTATCGAGTTGAATAAGATGGCAGTCTCAAATATTCAAAAAACAATGGCGATCAGAACGACCAATAACCTTAATACTAACCCCTGGAAAGTTGAAACAAAAAATGGTAACCAGGAAGATATTACTTGGTTATTATAGTTCGTGCCATATTTATAAAAAAAGTATAGATGGCCGAAAACAATTTATTTAACAGGCTTAAAAAATTATTTAGCACTGACGTAATCATTAGAAACGTTGGTGGTAATCAGTTAAAGGTTATTGATACCGATAGAATTCAATCGGCGGGTAATATTGAAACTAATAGACGTGTCGATAGATGGTCTAGAGTATATCAACATACCCCAGGATTAAGTTACTATCAAGGACAGTTACTACACAGTTCACGTATAGAATTGTTTCGTGATTACGAAGCCATGGATACGGACAGTATTATAGCCAGCGCATTAGATATATACGCAGATGAATGTACATCGAGAGATGAGTTTGGAGACGTATTAACAATCAGAACGCAAAACGAAAGAGTTTACAAAGTTTTGCGTAATCTATTTTATGATGTGCTTAACATTGAGTTCAATATGTGGCCGTGGACTCGCAATATGCTAAAGTATGGTGATTTTTATCTACACCTAAATATAGCAGATAAGTTTGGGGTAATTGGTGTTGATCCAATATCAGCTTACGAGATTATTAGAGATGAAATGTTTGATCCTGAGAATCCACACAGAGTGAGATTTAAAAGAGACGTTTCAGCTATTAGTGGCTATGCTACTATCAACCAAAATGGTGAAGAGTATGATAACTATGAAATAGCACACTTTCGTTTATTAACTGATACCAATTTCTTACCATATGGTCGATCTATAATTGAACCTTCTAGAAAAGTTTGGAAACAGATTGTACTGATGGAAGATGCGATGTTGATTCATCGTATTATGAGAGCTCCAGATAAGAGAGTTTTTAAAATTGATATTGGTAATATCCCACCAAATGAAGTAGATGCGTTTATGGAACTTACCATAAACAAAATGAAAAAGGTTCCATACATGGATCCCGAAACTGGTCAATACAATTTGAAGTTTAACATGCAGAACATGATGGAAGACTTTTACTTACCGGTTCGTGGTGGTGAAAGCGGTACAACTATCGACAATCTGACCGGTTTAAATTTTGATAGCATTCAAGATATTGAATACCTAAAGAATAGGTTGTTAGGTTCCTTAAAAATACCAAAAGCATATTTGGGATATGAAGAGGATACAAGTGGTAAAGCAACGTTAGCATCTCAAGATTTTAGATTTGCTAGAACTATCGAGAGAGTGCAGCGTATTATGGTGTCTGAACTATATAAGATAGCTGTAATTCACTTATACGCACAAGGATTTAAGGATGATGAGGTTGTAGATTTTGAGTTGAGCTTTACGGCACCATCTACAGTATATGAAAAGGAGAAGGTTGAATTGTGGACCAGTAAAATGACATTGGCTGGTGACATGATGGACAAAAAGCTCTTTAGCAAAGAGTGGATATATGAAAACCTATTTAATCTATCACCTGAGCAGTATGCTAAGGAAATGGAAAAGATGGTTGTGGATAGTAAAGAATTCTTCCGTCTCGAGCAAATTAAAAACGAAGGTAATGACCCAGTAAAAACAGGTCAATCCTTTGGAACAGCACATGATCTTGCATCCTTATATAAGGGTAATGGAGGTATACCAAAAGGCTATGATGAAAGAGAGCCTGCACCTGATGGTGGATGGCCAGGAGCTGGTCGACCAGAAGAACCCGGATCATATGGTACACACCAACATCCACTTGGATGGGATCCACTTGGCTCAAAAGCAATAAGAAAAGTTTATGAGAGAGCAGATGCTATGACAGCTGCTGGCAGACTAAAAGACTTCAAAAGTAAGGCTGTAAAGCAAACTATATTGGAGCAAAAAAGTACGCAAGAAGGTATGTTGGACGAATCTGGACTATTAGATGAATAAACGATATTTATATACATGAAAAAATCAACTCATTCCAAAATAAAAAACACCGTAATTCTCTTTGAATTATTATCTAGGCAAATAGCAGCAGATACAATACAAGGAAAAGAAAATTCTCCTGCTATCAAGCTAATCAAGGAGTACTTCAATAGTACTACTTGCCTAGCAAAAGAGTTGACGCTATACCAATCCCTTATAAGTGAAAGCTACAAGTCAAAGGACAAGGCAAACTATCTAATCAACGCAGTTGTAAAAGCTAGAAAGGCTATTGACATTGAAAAGCTTAGAAGTGAGAAGTACAATCTAGTAAAGGAGATCAAAAAGCATTATGATCTAGAAGCTTTTTTCAAAACATCTCTAACAGACTATAAACTATATGCATCAATATACAGAATCTTTGAAGGAGCTGTTGCAGTTAATCCAAATGAGTTAGTTAATAGTCGATTCACTATCATAGAACACATTGTTGATAAAAAGAAGCTGAAAAGTGATGGTGACAAAACACAAAAGTTAATCAACGAATATACAAAGCAAGATGAAAGTGTTAGATTATTAGCATATCGTTTGCTTGTAGACAAGTTTAACGAGAAGTATAAAAACTTATCAGACAAACAAAAAAATGTACTGAAAGAGTATATTAATAACGTGTCTAATACAGCTACATTAAAGACCTTTGTTGTTGAAGAAGCTGGCAACCTAAAAAAGACTTTATCAAAGCAAGCTACAGAGGTAAAGGATCAAGTAATAAGGATCAAATTAAAGGAAGTTGTTAGTTTGCTTGGAAAATATGAGAAGATGAAAGTGGTTAATGAAAACCACGTATTATCTTTGTTACTTTATTATGAACTACATAAGGAATTGAAAAATGCTCACAAATAAAGACCTACAAGAAGTTAAAAGCTTTATCAAAAAGGTTAAGAAGATGAAGCGAGAAGGCAGCACAACCGCAGGTGCTCCTGGCTACCTAACACCAAAAGCTTTTAGTGGAGAAGAGGGTGGAGAAGGTGCTAGCAATATAGATAAGATATCCCACGCAACAGGGTATGATATAAAAGCCAAAAAGACTAGAGTACATTCTATAGATTTGCATGAAGTCAGCTACAATGATTTCAAGAAAGATGAATCACGCAGTACAGTCAAGAAAGTTAATGAGTCTATAATTGAAATCAACAGAAAACTTAGAGAAATACAGAGACTACTAACACACTCTAGTAAACTAAAAACTGAAGCTAGCTTAGATGACTCTAAATTGTGGAAACGTACAAATGAAGCACTTTTAAAGATATCAGATAGAATGTCTGAAATTGCTGATAAAACTAGACGTTTTGCAAATCTCAAAGAAATACAAACAAATGTTGGTTTAGAAAACATATTTAAAGCAGCAGGCCTAGATGCAGAAATTTTCAAAGATGCAGATGGATTGCATGTTGATGTTACTCATTTTGGTGAACCGGTAGGCTTTGATGTTGAAGGAACTAAAATTATAGATGACAGAGGTAAAGTGTTGGGAGATATATCAGATACGGACATTGTAGACAAATTGAAGCGTTATTTTAATGCATAACAATATTTATAAGAAAAATGGAAAATAAAAGACTACTAGTTGATTTTGTTGGGTCTTTTGAGTTAACACCTCAACAGATCAACGAGTCTATGATGCAAAATGATGGTAAACTGATACTAAGTGGTATCATGCAGCGTTGTGATGCAATTAACCAAAACGGTAGAAAGTACCCAGTAGAAATTTTAAGAAGAGAGGCTGACAAATACAAAAATGTGTTTATTAAGGAGCGCAGAGCATTAGGTGAGTTAGATCATCCAGAAAGTCCTGTTGTTAACCTTAGCAACGTATCACATAACGTGTTAGACTTGTGGTGGGATGGTAACAACTTGATGGGTAAAATTGAGGTACTAGGAACACCATCTGGCAACATTGCTAGAGAATTATTAAAAGCTGGTATTCGTTTAGGAATATCATCTAGAGGTATGGGATCTGTTAAAGCAATTGGTGAGGGTAAAGTAGAGGTTCAAGATGATTTTGAAATCGTTTGTTGGGATCTTGTATCAAATCCAAGTACACAAGGAGCGTTTATGAACCAGTTAAATGAAGGTAAAGGTAGTTCATTACCAAACAAATATGGTAAGGTAAATGAGCTTATAAATGACATTATAACATTGATATAACAATGAAATTAAAAAACATACTCGACGAAAACTTTGGCAATCCTAAAAAGACGTCTGTAAACGAAAAAACAGCTTTCCTTGAGGAAGTGAAAAAATTTAATGAGTACGGATCTGTTATTTACAGAACGGAAGATTTAAAAAAAGTTGCAGAAGCAATCACACAATTAGCAGAGAGAGCTGAAATGATTACGCTTCAGGAGACTGAAGATTGGTTTGATGAGGTGACGGTAAAAAAGAACATGCGTGGCATGAAACAGAATGTTAAGGAGTTTAACAGATCTGTAGCCGAAATTTCCAAACTACAACAGAGACTAGAATCTATTTACGAAGAAATTGGACACACACTTGGAAGATATTATGAACTCTAAGATCAACGAACTAAGAAATTTAATTCGCAAAGAGATTAAAAAAGCTCTTAGTGAAGATCTTGGCACAGATATTAAAAAGGCTAAAGATGTCAAAATGCAAGCGATAAAGAAGCTAGCTGATCTAGAAAAGAAGAAGGCAGACATCGATGTTAAAAACGCACAAAAAGGTATATCATAATGAAACTAGTATCACTACTACCTCTAAATCTTAGAGAAGCTGAAAAAGAAGCAAAAGACGAAAAACCGGCAGATGATGCAGAAGGTGGTGATGAAAATCCATTTGCTGCTGCGGATGATTCAAATAAAGATGCTGGAGAGGAAAGTGAAAAAGATGCAGCTGCGGATACTGGAGAAGAGGCTGAAGAGGGTGGTGATGCAAAATCAAGCGAAGAAGCAAAACCATTAGACATTGTGTTTAATCCAACAAGAGTGAGAAAGTACAATGATGTTAAGTTCAAAGACAATAAAGGTAGTGTTGTATCCATATCACGATTCGGTTTAACTGTTAAATTACCAGACGAAACTACTGTTTTTGTTAATTTTGAAGATATTTTATAATTTTTTCTTGTAAAAAAACTTATTTTTATTTTTTGTCTATATTTATAGACGAATACGCTATTTCCTAATATAGCGTTTTTTATATCAAAGCTATTGTGGCTCAAATAGCCATAGAAATCACAAAAAGTATTATGAACAAATTATTAAAAGACGCTATTGCGGACGCAAAAGCTGTGCGTGAAACAGCATTGGCTCAAGCTAAGTTAGCTCTTGAAGAAGCATTTGCTCCTAAACTTCAATCAATGCTTTCCAACAAAATTAAGGAAGAGATGGAAGAAGAAGAGCCTAAAATGGATGCTTCAACAGAAGACGAAGCTATGAGAATGAAAGAACTTGCTGGTCTAGCAGAAAAGGGTGATGAAGACATGACTGGAGACGACGAAATGTCCATGGATATGGATATGGGCGGCGAAGAAGGTGGTGAAGAATCCTTTGATGACATGGGCGGTGAAGACGAAATGGGTGGAGATGAATTTTCTGGTGGTGACGAAGAAATGGGCGGAGAGGAAGAGTTTTCTGATGAAGACGATGACCTTGAAGAAATTTTACGTCAGCTTGAAGAAGAAGAGACTTCATCTGATGAGGAAGATTCCTCAATGATGGAAATGTCCGATGATTCTGAAAAGAAGGATGAAATGGATGAAGAAATTAATCTTGACGAACTTATCCAAGCTCTTAAAGAGGGTGAAGATGAGGAAGAAAAAGAGGAAATGGACGAAGTTGCTGGTGACGAAGAGTACAAAAAATCTTCTGATCAAGCGATGGATGCCAACAAAGGTAGTCATGGTGATGTTGTAGAGATGAAGAAGAAAATGAAAAAGATGGAAGGAGAAATTAACGAAGCTTATGGAGCTGTTAAGTTTCTTCGTGAAAAGCTGTCTGAAGTAAATCTTCTTAATGCTAAATTGTTATACGTTAACAAGCTGTTTAGAAAGAATGGACTTTCTGAGTCACAAAAAGTTAAGATTATCGAAACTTTTGATCGTGCTAAGAATGTGCGTGAAGCTAAACTTATCTACGCAACATTGTCTGAGTCCTTCGTAGCTCCGACAAAAACAAAAAAACCTGTAGTTGAAAACTTCGCTTCCGCTCCTGTTAAGAAGACTGAAGTTATTGCTGAAGGTAACGAACAAATGAACAGATTCAAAACATTAGCAGGAATCATTAAATCTTAATAAACATGAACTTATTCGAAAACGTAGAAGGCTATAATAGAGCCGATGAAATCAAACCACTTATTAACAAGTGGTCGAAGACTGGCCTTCTTGAGGGTTTGAGCACTCAGTACAAAGCTACTGTTGCTTCAATGCTTGAGAACCAGGCAAAACAATTAATTAAAGAAGGTTCAGCTACAACAGCTGGAACATCCGGAACTGGATACGAACAGTGGACTGGTGTAGCATTACCGTTAGTACGACGTGTATTTGCTCAGATCGCTGCTAAAGAATTCGTTTCTGTACAGCCGATGAACTTACCTTCAGGTCTTGTATTCTATCTTGATTACAAGTATGCTACTGACAAGAATCCATTTGGATTTGCTCCAACTGAGAAAAACCAAACTGGTACACTTCAAGGTATCACTTCAACTATTGGTGTTGATGCATCTGATGGTTTGTATGGTGCTGGTGCTTTTGGTTACTCTGTAAACACTAAGAGTGGTAGTGCAGCTGTGTCAGCAACAACTGCTTCTGCAGCTGCTTCTGATGTTAATTATGATGGTGCTTACACAGCATCGGTTGATACACGTTGGAAAACAGTAGCAATTCCAACATCATCTGCAACTGATCTTGATACTTTAGCTGTACGTTCATTCGTACCTAAGTCAGGTTCAACCATTCTTGAGCCAGGTCAATATGTACCAGCATTTACTCGTATTTCTGGTGGTAATGTGTTATTCGTTGTAACAGCATCTGTAACCTTGAACATGACTGCAGGTTACAACTTCTTGTACTCAGTACAACCTACAAACGATGCTCGTGGAGATTTCGAAGCTAAGCCAGTTAGTTCTACTAACCGTAACGTTGATACAGACCTTAGCATTCCAGAAATTGAATTGCAAATGCGCTCTATCGCGTTAACTGCTAAGACACGTAAGTTGAAAGCAAGCTGGACTCCAGAATTTGCTCAAGACTTGAACGCATATCACTCAATCGACGCTGAAGCTGAATTGACTTCAATGTTGTCTGAGTATGTGTCAATGGAAATTGATCTTGAAATTCTTGATATGCTTATTAGCCAAGCTGCAACAACTGCATATTGGTCTGCTAAAGTTGGTCAAGAGTGGAATGGTTCAAGCTTCGCTACTAGCCAATTCACTGGTACAGCTTACGTACAAGGTACTTGGTTCAGCACACTTGGCACTCAACTGCAAAAGGTATCTAACGAGATTCACCGTAAGACCTTACGTGGTGGTGCTAACTTCTTAGTATGTTCTCCAACTGTAGCTACAATCCTTGAGTCAATCCCAGGATATGCTGCTGATGGTGATGGTACTAAGATGACTTATAACATGGGTGTACAAAAAGTTGGTTCATTAACTGGCCGCTACACTGTGTATAAGAACCCTTACATGACTGAGAACACAATCTTGATGGGATTCCGTGGTAACCAGTTCCTTGAAACAGGTGCTGTGTACGCTCCGTACATTCCGTTAATGTTGACTCCGCTTGTATACGATCCGAATAACTTCACGCCAAGACGTGGTGTGATGACTCGCTATGCGAAGATCGTTACTCGTCCTGAGTTCTACGGTAAGGTTCTTGTTGCTGACCTAAACACTATCTAATCAATAGTTAAGCAATAAAAGGAAAGCCCCTCTTTGGAGGGGCTTTTCTGTTTTGACAGGGTAGGGGTTTATTTTAATTTAGTACGTACATTAACCTGGTTAACAACATTACTAGATGGACTTTGGACTCCTTGAAATCCATTTTGTTTAATACCATTAAACTGTGTGTGATGATTGAATGGTTTTTGTGTCAAACTAGGTCTATTGACTAGGTTGGCAAGTTTTGAGTGATGTGAGTGTGATTCCATGATTTTTCTAATAAATAGTAACTGTCGAACTATTTATATAAAAAACATTGTTCTATGGAAGAGTTGCAAAATGAGTTTCCCAAGAAGAAACCAAAAAATCCGATCAAGTTCTTAATTTCTTTAAACGAGGAACAAAAACAAGCAAAAGCAATAATCCTAGCAAGTACAATTACAGTCCTGCGTGGTTCTGCTGGAAGTGGTAAGAGTATGGTTGCTGCTAATGTCGCGTTAGATATGTTGTTTAGAAAAGAGGTGGAGAGAATTATTTTAACAAGACCAGCAGTAACATCCGGTGAAGAGATTGGTTTCTTACCTGGAGACAAAGATGCAAAGTTAGCACCGTATACTGCAGCAATCTATGACAATATGTATCGTCTATACAAGAAGGAGTTAATCGACAAACATATACAAGAAGGTTCGATAGAAGTTATACCACTTGGTTTTATGAGAGGTAGAAATTTATCAAACTGCTGTGTAGTTGTAGATGAAGCTCAAAATATAACAGATAGACAGATGGAGTTGGTTCTTGGTCGTTTGTGTAAAGGTAGTAAGATGTTGTTGTGTGGAGATGCAGCACAGATTGACTTAAAAGACAGAAAGATGTCAGGATTTGACTTCATATGTAAACATTTAAAAGATGTACCAGGTTTTAGTGTTGTTACGTTGAAAACTAATCATAGACATGAAATCGTAGAACCAATTATTAAAATCTACGATGAATATAGAACGTAATATTTATACAAAAAATGGCAGCAGGTAAATACTCTTTTGTTATTGAACAAGGGTCAACATTAAACTTTGAAATTCAGTATAAGGATTCAACTGGAACACCCATCGATTTATCAGGGTATTCCGGTAAAATGCAAATACGTTCAGATTACGCAGACAATAGTCCAACAACATATGCTACATTATCTAGTTCACTAGCTGCCGATGGTACTGGTTTAAATTTTAGTGGATCTAATGGAAGTACACCTTTATCATCAGGATCAATAGGAATTATTATATCAGCAGCGTCTAGTTCAGCATTTACTTTTAACGAAGCTAAATACGATTTAGAACTAACTAATGGTGCTGTAGTTACCAGAATACTTGAAGGTAATGTTAAACTTAGCAAGGAGGTAACAAGATGAGCAACACAGTAACTGTAAACCAAAATACTACCACCGTAGTTACTATAGCAGCTCAAGGACCACAAGGTATACAAGGACCATCAGGCTCACAAGGAACTGGATTTAATTCAGGTTCGTATACTACAACGTCCTCGTTTAATTCCTTTACTAGTTCATATCAAACAGATAGCTCATCTTTCAATACTAAAATCACAAGCCTAACTTCTGCTACAAGCTCATATGTTCAAAATTCTCAAACATCAAGCTTTGTAACTAATTCAAGTACCGGATCCTTTGCTGTAACTGGTTCAAATACATTTATAGGAAATCAAACCATATCAGGTAGTCTAGCCATATCAGGAAGCGTAACAGCAGATAATTTATGGTATAGATATACATTAATAAATCTTCCATTAAATACAGCGGGTACCTATACAATTGTGCCTGTAACACCTGGATATAAATTTGTACAAGCATATTATGTATTATCATCAGTTCATATCCCAATTAATACCTCAATTGAAAATAATAGTAACTCATCAGTTACTATTTCAAATCCTATAAAGTTAGGTACACCAAGTGTTGATTCTGCAATTTGGAAATTTGATGGTGGTACTTTAGGAGCAAATGAAGTATATAGTAAATGGAGTACAATAGGAAGCAATGTAATGATTGATATTAGTACAGATCCTATTATAGTTACTATAGATGGATTTGGTAGTGATACAGGTGTAATAGATGTAACAGTAACTGGATATCTTAAAAAGATCTAATATTTATAACAAATACACAACCCATGAACATACCAATTTGGCCAGGATCTAGTTCATTTTACCCAGGCAAAACACCATTTGGTTTCTATGATGATGACTACTACTTTCAGCTAGATGCTGATAAAGTAGCAGATTGGTGTGCTAATAAATTAGGCTATCCTATCATGGAAGTTGAAATGCAAGACAAAAATTTCTATGCATGTTTTGAAGAAGCAGTTACAGAGTTTAGTAATCAAGTAAATATGTACAATGCAAGAGATTATATGCTTGCATTGCAAGGTGCATCAACTAGTTCAAATTTAAGTGGTAGAGTTGTATCTACAAATTTAGGTAGAACTATTGATCTTGCAAAGAATTATGGAGCAGAGGCAGGTAGTGGAGGAAATGTAACATGGAAAACAGGTTCCATACAATTACAAGCAGGCGTACAAGATTATGATTTAGATGTATTGTGGACTAATGTTCACGAAAATGGAAATCATATTGAAATTAAAACGATATACCACGAATTTAGTCCAGCAATCGTACGATACTTTGATCCATATGTTGGAACTGGTGCAGGTACACAACAGCTTTTAGATTCTTTTGGATGGGGATCTTATTCACCATCAGTTAGTTTTTTGGTAATGCCACTTTATGCTGACTTGCTCAGAATTCAAGCTATTGAAATGAATGACCAGATTAGGAAGTCTGCTTATACGTTTGAAATCAGAAACAATAAATTAAGAATATTTCCAATACCTGGAAATGATGTGACATTACATTTTAGGTACATTGTAACAGAAGAGCGTTCCAATCCACTAAAAGGAGATGCTGGAGTAATATCAGATATATCAAATATACCATACAATAGATTGGAATATAGATATGTATCGCCTTTGGGTAAAGGGTGGATCTACAAATACACACTTGCACTAACAAAAGAGCTTCTTGGCTTAATTAGAAACAAATATAGTGCAGTACCAATACCAGGTGCAGAAGTAACACTTAATGGTTCAGATCTTGTATCACAGGGTCGTGAGGACAGAACCAACTTGATAACAGAACTAAAAGAAACACTCGAAGTTTTAACAAGAAAAGGACAAATGGAGCAAGAGCAGGCAATTGCAACGGCTATGAATTACCAACTGTCAAAAGTTCCATTAACTATATACATTAAATAATATGGCACTGTTTGGAAGTTCTCGAGACATTAGTATGTTTGTTAAAGTGAACAACGAGCTGTTAGATAACATAATACAGCAAGAGGTAGACTATTATCAAATAAATTTAGAACATACTAAGGAAAATTTATATGGTGAAGCTTCTCAAAATAAAGTGTACAATTCACCACTAAGGCTAACATGCCTTATTGAGAGAAATGATCAAACTTTTAATGTGGATGATCAGATTGGTGTAGATGCAACACAAACTTATACATTTAGATTTTTTCATAGAAAGCTTGTTGAACTAGCACTTTGGCCGGAAGTTGGTGATTTAATAGAGAATAGAGGCAATTATTATGAAATTGATAATGTTAACGAGAATCAATATGTTGTTGGTAAAGACGCAGATTATCCAAAAAATGTTGGAGCAGAGTTTGGAGAAAGTTGGTCAATCATATGTGTAACTCATTACACTAGAATTAGTAAGTTGCAGATTGTAGAATCTAGAGGAGGTCAAAATGTATAACAGAAAAAGACAACCAGCAACGCAGGTGGAGATTATAAACTCCAAACCAATACAACCTGAAGTACGTACTAATGAAGTTAGACGTGACAACGATGATAATCCAGAACTTAAAATAGGATTATATGACATTGATTTTGCTATCAAATACTATTTTGATAATGTAATAAGACCCTCGGTAAATGATAATGGATCACTTATACCGGTACCGGTTATGTACGGTGCACCGGAAAAGTGGAAGAATGTTAGAACTGATGGTTTTATGCGTGATAAGAATGGTAAGGTCCAATGCCCATTAATAGCTTATAGAAGAAGTTCGATTGAAAAAAATAGAAATCTCGGATCTAAAGTTGATGCAAATGCACCAGCAGCTTATTATACAACCCACACCACATACACAAAAGAAAATCGATACGATCAGTTTAGTGTACTAACAAATCAAAAGCCACAGCAAACAACATATAGAGTCATAGTACCAGAATATCTGAACCTAACCTACGACTTGATAGTTTGGACCGATTACATTGAGCATATGAATGGTCTACTAGAAGCTGTGTTGTATAGTGAAGGAAGTTTTTGGGGAGATAAGGATAGGTTTAAATTTAGAACAAAGGTAGACAATATAACAACCATCACAGATCTACAAAACGATAATGATAGGTTGGTTAGAAGTACTTTTAGCATGACAGTATTTGGATACATTGTTCCTGATGCATTAGTTAAGAAACTAAGCAATACTGGTCCGGAAAAGAATATTGGTGTAGACTCAAGAACAACAATCTATAGTACACCTACTTATGAGACTGAACAAGAGTCAATAATTAGCGGAAGTCTATAAACCTGCATATTTATAGGTAAATGGCTCAAGTAAAAAAATATCTTACTTGGGATCAAACTGAATACCCAATTCAATGGGATAACAACCCATACACTTGGGAAGAGGTTTTTGTCCTAATAGAAGTTGCTGAGGCAATAGGTGGTGGTCATACACCACATGATGCCTACAAACATCTAGAAGAGAGAAAAAAGAAGGTATTAATTAAAGTTATTGCTAAAGTAAAAGGTGAAGAGTTCAGCGAAGAAAAATACAAACAGGAAAATATAAAAGTTACTACAGAGGATATTGAGTTGGTATTAAAAGAAGTGCTACACATACAAGTAAATAAAGTAGAATAATATGTATACATTTTATACGGATAAGCAAGAGATGTTTGAATGTAAGTTGGACCTCGAAGGAGCAAAACTAACAGATTCAAAAGTAAGATTAGTATTAGAATCAGACAACTATAACTTGCTATTTTATGGTACTATTAACGAAAATGGTAAATGCCAAATACCAGTAAAGAGGTTAAAAAGCCTCCTTCAAGAATCAGATACGGGCAAAGTTAAGTTGGAAGTCATTGCAGAGGATACATACTTTGAACCTTGGAAAGATACATACAGTGTTGAAACTAGCAAAAAAGTTACTGTTGAAATTGTATCAAAAGAAACTGCTAAACCAATCACAGAGAAAAAAGTAACAGCTGTTGTTGAAAAGATTGAACCAAAAGAAGATCCTAGAACAACTCAATTTTTAAAGATACTTGAAAAGAAGAACATAACATTAGCAAACATTAAACAACACATTAAAACCATACAAACCCTAAGCGAAATCTTTACAAAAAAGTATAACTTGTCAGATTCAGAAAAAAGGAGTATAGTTGAAGGTGTAGTTAATAAATTAAAATGATAAAATGTTACAATGTCAGCTGATAACTTTACAGGACAAAATATTAGTGGCACATACCAAAGGCTACTTCAGCTGTCAGATAATGATGGTTTCGTAATCAACGGTACCGGTTCTAGGGTAGACCTTTTACGAACTACATCATCATATGCTTTAACAGCATCTTACGTACCAGGAGTTACAGTCACTACTCCAGGTGGAGACTTGTGGTCTATACAATTTAATTCAGCTAGTACTTTTCAAGGTTCCAACAAACTACTATTTAACAGTGTATCCTCAGTACTAACATTAACCGGTAGTTTATTTACAACCGGCTCAAACACATTTATTGGTACACAAACAGTAACCGGTAGTTTGTTTACAACCGGATCCAATACATTAATAGGTAATACCACATTAACCGGTTCATTAAGTATAACTGGTTCAACTCTACAAGTAGGAAGCAATACATTATACGGTGATACTCTGTTATCGGGTAGTATAACCATATCCGGATCACATTTAGCAAATACACCAACAATTAGGGTGTATGGTGATATGGAAACTGATGGTGTAATTAAATTCCTACCAGTATCCTATGACATAGATCCAACAATATCCGGTTCCTACATTTTCGTATCAGGTTCAACTGATGACTTATATTTTTCTCAAAATGGGGCTGGGTTTTCCAATACAACTCGATTACGTTGGTTAGAAGGTAATTTGTATACTGGGTTATTAAACGGTGGTTTATTATCAATCGTAAATACCAACACATACAGGATTAGTAGTGGTAGTGGTATTATTGTTAATTTGAACGGATCGTATAGTGATAATCCATACCCAATAATAGAATATCTTAATTGGGGAAATATAACTAATACAATTGATGCTTTAAGTGGATCATTTGGTGATTATAATGAATTTATACCCATTGGTATTGTACTCCATCAAAACAGATCTACAATCAACGGAGTTCAAACATTCCCTGGCACAGCTTATGGTTGGAAACAGAGATCCTATGATTTTATTAAAGCGTTCGGAGCATTAAAAGTCTCAGGCTATACATTAGCACAGAGTGGCTCTTCAGCAAGAGGTTTAGCGTTAAGTGGAGGTGTCGCTTGGGTAGAGGGAAGAAATTACACAAATGATCCTAATAGTCCAAGTTACATTGTAGAAGCAACGGGCATAACTACATCTAAAATATTTAGATACTATCAATCAGGATCTAATTGGCAATCTAATTGGGGCTATAATACAAATGGAGGAGCAGGATTTACAGATATTGATCCAACTCAGTATTCAAATGCCGGTACACTAACTTCGGTAGGATCTAATAAATGGACCATACAACGAGTATATTATTTCCCTAATAGTGCAACAAAGGCATTATTTGTTTATTATGGAAACGCTGAATACGCCAATGAAGCAGATGCATTAGCAGCAGTAACCACTGAACCATTTACCGAAGCTCCTAATACAGCAGCCAGCGCTATCTATGTTGGTTATATGTTATTAAGAAATGATGCAATTTTTACATTACCAGTATCATATACTTTTTATCAAGCAGGATTATTTAGAGGGTCCGGTACTGGTGGTGCAGGTGGAGGTGGAGCATCTACATTAGCAGGATTAACAGACGTATCCATATCATCAGTAACCAATGGTGATTTATTAAAGTATAATTCAACCACAGGATTATGGAACAATACAAAAACGCTATCAGGTAGTTATACTTTATCAGGATCTCTAGTTACCAATGATGGTGTATGGGTTCAGAGTTTAACAGCTTCCTTTATCAGTGCATCCTCAGGCATAACCGGTAGTTTATTTGGAACAGCATCATATGCTGACAGATCTTTTAGAGCTACAGAGATTGGTGATGATAGTTACCAAATAGATGTTTTTGAAATTGGATATGGCATTTCTCAACCAACATCCGACTCAGTTCAATTATATAATATACAAAACACTCCGATAGCAACAGTTACAATCGATAATGTAGCTAACGCGGCCAATGCAGGGTTTGCAATAACGGCGACAAATGCCGATTCAGCATCATACGTAAATACTCTAAGCCAAACTGTTGTAGTGTCGGGATCGGTTGATATATCTGGTTCCCTATTTTTAAATGGTGTAGCAGTAGGTTCAAGTGGTACTGAAACTGACCCAGTTTACACAGCAGAAAAATCAACGTTAGCAAGAACGGGATCAAACCAGTTTAATGGTAATCAAACAATAACCGGTAGCTTGGATGTAAGTGGCTCTTTTGGTCTCTATAGCTTTGGAACAGCTGCACCAATATCTAGTCCTACAAGACCGGGATTACTTTACTTCACAAATACTGATCTGTATATCTCACTAGATTGATATTTATAGGTAAAGTCAATTACAATATATGGGATATAGTTTTAAATGGATTTTAGAGCATCTTTCGCAATCCTTTGTTGTAGCATCAGCATCATATGCCGCTAATGCTGGAACTGCATCCTACGCAATTTACGCCGCCAATGCAGGAACTGCTTCATACGTAACTGCTTCTAATGTCTATGGTCTATATGGTAGTAACTCCATCTTATCTGCAAGCTGGGCTTTAACAGCAGCTTATGCAATGAATGGTGGCTCTGGAGGAGGTGGAACTCCAGGAGGTGCTAATACAACCATACAATTCAATTCAGGTGGATACTTTAGTGGTAGCACTAACTTCACCTTCATATCACAAAGTAATGCGGTTAGATTAACCGGAAGTTTGTATATTACAGCAAGCGGTACTACACCGGCTGTAACAATAACACAAAAAAACAGTGGTACTACTGGAGTGTTTTTTGTGCACGGACCAAGTGGTAATACCAAGTTTGCATATGACCTACCTTTTAGCTCAACTGGTATTTATGTAATACCATACGAGTCTGCAACCGGTAGAATTAGTGGTACGAATTATGGATCAGCAGGATTTCAAATTCTTGGTGCAGCATCCCACTTAATACTGCAAACAGATAGCGTTACAGCACCTATCAGACTATTACCTGGTACAACGGGAGGTGGTAATGTATTACTATCAGGCTCACTATATGTAACTAACTCAGTTTATTTTAGTGGTTTAACAACTACAGCACAAACAAATGTATTAACAATTAACCCAACAACTGGTCAGATATTTTATACAGCATCAAATGCTTTTGCAACAACACCTGGTATAAATGGTATAGATCAATATATTTCTAGGTTTAGTGGATCTAATCAGTTAGAGACATCTTCAGTGTTCAATGATAGGTCCTTACTATCATTAAAGTCTGGTCATTTACCATCCCTATTCACCGACGCAGATATATCAGTAGTTTTTGGATCAGGAAGTTGGATTTACAACAATGCTCAGGCAATATCCGCTGCACAACCTCGAATAACTGCAGCACATAGTTTTGGTAAATATAATACTAATCATGGATCTAATATAGGGTTCAGTGCAAATTATGCAACAAGTAATGTTGGTGCATATGACTTTGTACAAAACTTATTAGCATCCTCAGCACCAAGGATACATTTTTCTAGTTATTATTCTGGTGGACAGATATTATATGCTCCATTCGCAGGAGATTTACATTATTTAGGTCAATCGCAACGTACAAACTATGCAATAGTTGCAGATCTAAATAATGGAGACATAATGCGTGTAATAGGTATCTATTATCCAATTACAGATTCAGATATATTAATAAACACTGTAGCTGATGCAAACTTTGTAGATTCAAGTGGCGGTGCCAATTATACTGGACTAACTATAAATTTTAGCTCCATTGACGAGTATATACAAGGTGGTGGCGTAAATACACAAACAAATGGTAATATAGTGTGTTTTTTCTTGGATGGTGGTCCTGATGGTTTTTTTGATACAAACGCTAACACTGCAAAAAATATTGCAACATCAGCACATGGATACGGAACACATGCTGAAGGGTATTATACACAAACAAGAGGCCATTACACACATGCAGAAAATAACAACACAGTAGCAGTTGGATCTGGGTCAAGAGCTTCAGGGTATAAAACAGTTGGAGCGGGAAGATATGGTAATGCAAACAATATCTTCACCGCTGCAGGTCCAACGTATTATGTAAAAAATGCAATAATTAGAAGATCTAATTATAATCAAAATTCCTATGATTACTATTATAGTGTTGGTATTGAACAAGTTGGTTCACCTAATCCAACTGATTATGTTAGTAATATAACGTGGATAGCTGACAATGAACTTGGAACTAGGTTTAATAATGCAGGTTTCTCTTCACATACTCAAGCAATAAAATGTGTAATACAAATACCATCCCTAGATTATATTGGCATAGTAGAGCTGTTTGCAGGAGAGTATGATAGTGATCGCTATGTAACAACACTGCTTGATATATTACCTGATGGTATATCATCATCAATAGCAAACACTTATATAACACCAATTGATACCAACACTTTTTTTGAAACATATGATAGTCAATATGGTGGTGGTTCTGGATATGGTGCTTTTTCAATTGGCGTTGAAACTATATCAACTAATTCGGGTTCATTTGCCGGTGGTATATCAACAAAAACATATGGGTCAGGATCTTTTACCTATGGTCAAGACTTAAACAATACACACAATAATAGCTTCTTATTTGGCCGGGATGCCGACTCTGCAGCTGACGATTCCTTTTTGTTTAGTGTTAACGGCAGCAGTAATTTATATGCTAATGATTATTTTGTTGGGATCAATACGTTAGCACTACCTAACTCTGGATATAGAGGAATTAGTATAATTGGTACAGCTAGTGTGAGTAATGATTTGTTTGTTAATGCAAACAGTTACTTGGGCAATGGTATATCTGATGTAACAACTATTACCGGTTCATTGATAGTATCTAACAGCTATCAGTTAATTGGTACAGGTAACGTAACTGGTTCGTTAATAGTATCCAATTCCCTAAGAACAATTGGTACATCACAAGTCACTGGTTCATTAATTGTTTCCAACTCGCTAAACGTAATTGGTACATCTCGTGTTACCGGTTCATTAATAGTATCAACTAGCTTAAATACTATTGGAACAAATACAACAACCGGTTCTCTTTTTATAACCGGATCATCAAGATTAATCGGCGACAGTACAATTACCGGTTCAATTTTAATGACTGGGTCTGCGGCAATCTCCAAAGTAAATTATATTGATTTTGTAACTAGTAGTGTCCATCCACATTTAGTCGGTAGAATACATTGGGATAATGACTATGGTACACTTAATATAGATTTAGATAGTACTTCTGGTAATGAAGTTATGACCAAAGTTGGTCAAGACAACTTTTACTACATCAAAAATCAAACCGGTGTTACTTTAACAAAGGGTAAAGTTATACGAGCATCAGGTACATTAGGAGCATCTGGAAGATTGCTAGGTAATTATATGATTGCTGATGGTACTATACCATATTATTACACTATTGGTATAGCGGCAGAGGACATAGGTAATGGTGAAGATGGATATGTGTATGAGTTTGGATTACTAAGAGGTATTCAAACTGATGGAGGTAATTACGGTGAGACGTGGACAGATGGAACTATTTTATATGTTTCCACTACTAATTTAGGAGGACTAACTTCAGTAGAACCAACTGCTCCAAATCCTAAAATGCAAATGGCTATTGTCATTGATGCTGATGCATCTAATGGTAGTATTTTTATTAGGCCAGATTTGCGTGGCAATATTAACGACTTACATAATGTAAAATTATCTGCTCCATCTTCTAGTGGAGATCTATTGGTATATAGTGGATCAGTTTGGATCAATTCAAAACAATTAACTGGGTCTTATGGTTTAACTGGTAGCCTAACAGCAATAAATGGAGGATTTACAGGATCATTAAGTGGGTCAGCTACATCTGTAGTAAGTTCATTGGCTAGTAGTACTGGTATTGTTTCATTTAACTATAATGGTTCAACAGCACAGACAGTAGCAGTATCAGGAGCATCTAGCTTAACTACTAATAAAGTTATTAAGTGGGATGGAAGTGCTTTTGCAAATACAAACATCTCAGATGATGGTAACCTAGTAAACATTAATAGTAATACCGGTATAACTGGGTCATTCTTTATTAAGTCTGGATTTGGTACACAAACACAACCGGCAATGCAAGTTAACACAGATGGTGTGTTAGTTTTAGGAGAGTATTCAACAACACCAACAGCAATAGTAGGAGCAATCATATACAGTGGTAGTGATTATTATTTAGGATTTTAAGTATATTTATTATAAAGAAAACATAAAACAAACTAAATGGCAACGTGGAAAAAGATTGTAGTATCAGGTAGTAACATCTCCCAACTAAATAACGATTCAAATTATATAACAGCTGGGGGCGTTGCAGCAAACTCACCAAATTCATTTGCAACGATGTCCATCAACGGAACATTAGTTTTAGCAGATAATCCTACTGGATCATTAGTGTTTGCATCGTCATCTGGCGCAGGTTTAAATATTGTAGGAAGTAGCGCACCGGACACTATTACTTTTAATTTAATCAGTATACCAAATGCAAGTTTAGCGAATTCTAGTGTTACGGTTGGATCAACAGCAATATCGTTAGGAGCCACCTCCACAACCTTAGCTGGTTTAACATCTGTAACATCGACTACTTTTGTTGGTGATTTAACTGGAACAGCTACCACTGCATCCAACATTACACCAGCTATAACAAATGGAGCTGATAACAGAGTTCTTACTGCAAATACAAATGGCACTATTAATGGTGAAGCTAATTTAACATTTGACGGCTCAACATTAACTGTAGCTGGTAACTTAACAGTTAATGGTACAACTACAACTGTCAACACAACAAATCTTATTGTAACAGATCAATTTGTTTTACTAGGATCAGGTTCAGTTGCAAACAAAGATGGTGGTATTATTATTCAAAGCTCTGCTGGAGACAATACAGGATTTGCATATTTCCTAGACAATACTACTAATCCACGTTGGGCATTCTCATCTAGTGTTGCGGCAAACTCGACAACCGTTTCACCGGATGAATACGTTGTATCAGCTAAGTCAGTAGCCGGTACATGGACAGCAGCAAGTGCAGCGCCAACATATGGTGGAACAACAGCAGGCTATGGTAACATAGTTATTGATGCTAATGGTGGGGGAGATATTTGGATTTATACAATATAATTCCTATATTATAGGTTATGGGTATATTAGATAGAATAACTGCAAGCAAGCAGCAAATGGAGGTTGTTAGTCAAGAGCAACAACCAGATCCAAACAAACTAACACAACAAGAAATTCAGATGGCATTGTTGTTGTTAAAGCAATCGACAATAAAAGGTGAGCAAGTTGAAGTTTTTTATAACTTGGTTCTGAAACTACAAAATCAATTTATACAACAAGGTAGTTAAGTTATGGATATTTTTTCAATAGATTTGACATTGCCGGAGCTAGTAATACTAAGACAATCTTTAGATTTTGTTACAATACCAGGCAAAGATGCTAAACAATTTGCAGCTTTACAAGTAAAGTTGGAGACTGAGATAGCTGAAATACAAAGATTACTTACACCAGTAACAGAAGGGCCAAGTTCAAAAAAGAAATTAGTAAAAGAATAAATTGTTATATTTATAATAAATTATTGGCCCGTAAGGGAAGTGGACTAGACATATCTAGCAACCAACCATAATTAAGTTAATATGCCGAGTTGGAAAAAATTAATTGTATCCGGTGGAAGTGCTGCATTAAGTAGCGTAACAGCTAGCGTTGGATTTCTTGGTAATTTACAAGGAACAGCAACGAGTGCCTCATACGTAACGGGATCAATATTTACAGGATCAAATTTAGCAACATCATCATCGTATGCTATAACAGCATCGTATGCTTTATCATCACCAGGTGGTGGTGCCTCACCAGGAGGTACTCAGTGGCAAGTTCAAGTTAATAGTGGATCAGGTCAGTTTTATGCTGACAGTGGCTTCGTTTACATACCGGCTACCAGAAAAATACAATACACAGCAAATAGAGATTTCGATTCAAATAACTACGATCAAAATGCTGCTAGTAGCTTTCAATTATTAAATAACAATGATTCGGTTTTTAGTAAAGGACATTATTCAAATCTACTACAGCGTACTAAACTCATTACAAAAAACGTAACAACATCCATAATAACTTTTGATGTAGCAGCTGCAGTCTCGACTGCATTAACAGTCACTGGATTCAAATGTGATTATTCAATAGGGTATGGTAATTTGACAAATGGATCACCAGCACAAATCAGTGATAGTAGAATTGGAACAATTCATGGAGTATGGTCTTGGGATTACACTAGTACTAACATATCAGACAATCATGTAATATCAGATGCATATGGTGTCTTAAAAGATGGTGTATTCCAATTAACATGGGGAGCAGGTACAGTGACATTAGAATACTCAACCGGTCCAAACATATCTGAAGATTGTGTATTTAATGGTCTATTTACAGTATTCGTAAACAAATAATATAAATAAGGTAATATGCCAGTAACTAAAACACCAGCAATAATAAAAGCAAAGGATGGAGTAGAGATCAGAGGTCTCTGCTTACCTGGTGTTGTTCAAGATGGTACCACCGATCCATATCAAGTTGATAGTGAAGTGGTAGTGCTTGTTGACACAACGTCATTAACCTTCACGGTCGATTTGAGTAATGTTGAAGTAGATGGACGAATTGTGATGATCTATGATGTTGGTGGCAATTGCTTTGCAAACAATGTTACAATAACATCAGCCGCAACAATAACTGGTAAACAAAAACTAAATCAAGATTATGGAGTTATTGGTTACATCTATAGAGAGTCAACTGGTAGATGGTATTCTATAATCAATGAAACAACAAAAACGGGTTATATAGGTCCTGGGGATTTTACAGGATCGCCCTTATCAGCAACTGTAACCTTTGATACAACCTACGTATCAACAAATTACTCAATAGCAATAACCGGTGAAGATGCTAGATCATGGTCCATTAGCTCAAAAGCTGCTGGTGGTTTTACTGTAGATAGTAATTCCTCTACAGCCTTAACTGGTAATGTTTATTGGACAACAATTGCATACACATCATAATAATTATATAAAAACGTATGGCTACATTTCAAGTAGATAGTGCAAGTTTAAAAAATGTTACCGCTACGGGTAGTTTCACAGGATCCTTCATTGGTAGTGGAGCAGGTTTGACTGGAGTAACAGCTGGGCCGTCTTTTATTGATAACTACTTAACAGTAGGTTTACCTGGATCAGATACAGACTACAATTCTATTAGTGCATCTATAAACAGCATTACGGACGCATCCGCAAACAACACTTATACAGTGTATGTTGCTCCAGGTGTGTATATTGAAAATCCAATGGTTGTACCATCCTATGTTGCAATCCGTGGTGATAGTTCAATATCTACAATCGTATCAGCATCGAGTATAAACAATACTATATTCACACTCAGTGATCAGTCCATGATTCTTGATATGCAAATTCAAGGATCAACCGGTACAAGTGCAAGTGCAGTTGTATACTCATCAGCAACAACACCACAAACAAACGCAATATCTTATGTTGAGAATGTTAGATTTGGATCTAATTACACAAATGCAAAGGTTGTAGGAGTAGCTGGTGGAAACTGTATTATGCAGTGTTCTAATGTGAAGTATGGTGGATTTACAGCAAATAATAAATCATTTGATGTTGGATTCCATGTAACTGGATCAGGTGGTGGTATTGGTAGAATGCAATTGCGTAACGTAACATCAACTAATGGTGGTGTAACGGGATCATCAGATCAAATATTTGCATTGGCTGACGCTGCAGGATGTACATTTATTGTAAATGGTTGCTTATTAACTAGAGCAGTTGGCACAGCAGCTGGTACGGGATTCAAAGTTTATAATGGAGGTCAATTAAGATTAACTGGAGTTAACTTTCAAAGATGGGCCAAAGGTATTTGGGCACCACAAACTGGATCAGCACCATCAGTGGATGCAATAGCACTCAACTTTGAAAACTGTACGCTTGATGTAGCTATTGAACATTCCGGATCAACTGGTAAGGTTCAAGGAACAGATACATTTTTAAAAACACAAATAAACCTTAGTTCATCTTTATATGAAGTTGGACAAGATCCAAGAAGAATTACCGTTGGTACAAAAGGTGCCGACTTCACATCTATTAGCGCATCAGTAGCTTATATTACAGATTCTAGTGTTAATAACAGATATGTGATTGAAGTTGGACCAGGTCAATTCACCGAAAAGATGATTGACCTTACCGGCAAACCATATGTTAGTATTGTTGGTAGTAGTATACAAACCACACAAATATTCCCAAGCTCATCTACTCAACATTTGATTAAGATGGGTATTAATAATGAAGTATCCTTCTTATCATTAACAAATGCACCTGCAGGATACTCAGCTTTATATATAGATGATGTTGGTGATTATGCTCAAGCACATAAGTTATCCTTCTATGATTGTGATACTTGTGTAACAGTTATTTCAAGAACACAAGACACTAAGTTTTATGGTGAGTATCTTGATTTTAATGGTGTATATAGAACTGGTAGCTTTATCAGCTCCTCCAATGGATTTGTAGCACTAGCAAGTTTAGAAAACTACTACCAATTTCCAGCTGGTGCAACAGGCCTAATAGCAAACTATGGAACTGGTGCTACTACCGAGTTAGACCTTTATAGTGGGGCAATGATTGGTGAAAACGATGCAACTTCAGTAGCCATTAGATTAGAAAACGGAGCAGATTTACAAGCAGCAGGGTTTGATTTTCCAAGATGGGGTACGGCAGTTTATATACCAAATTTAATTAACTCAGCTAGCTTCAATATAGTTGGATCAATGATTCACGATTCTGTGAATTATGATTTTGAAATACTACATCCAAGCTCATCTTGTCGATTCCAAGGTACAGCAGATCATACTAAGATTTATGCTCCTAATGGTGCATCTAACTTCTTTTGGACATTTTTGGATGAAACAGATGGTGAACTTGATATTACAAGAAATTTAGCTGTAACTTTTGCAGATGGAACTCACACAGATGCCTCAACTCTAATCTTTCGTGGTAGTCCAATGGGTGTAATGGAAGGTGGTGTGATAACAACATCATCAGCAAATCCATCAGCACTTGAGGTTGATATAACTGAAGGATTTGGTTATTTAGAAACGCCAACTACGGGAATTTATAAAAGAGTTGATTTTGGCGGAAATTCAGGATACACAAACATAACAGATGATGCAAATAATTACTTGTATGTTGATAAGGATGGTCAAGTGCAATCTGACACCGTAGAACCAAGTAACATAACGAGTATTATATTAGGTAGAGTGTATGCTGCTAATGGCAGTATACAGTTTGTTGATCAGAGTCCACGCAACGCATCACATACCACAAATTTACTATCTACATTCAATAGAACAGCACTTGGACCAGTGTATGCTCAGGGTAGTATTGTTACAGCAAATGGAACATATAAGTTAGATGTATCAAGTGGTAATTATTACTTTGGAGAAAATTCATTTAGTCCAGCAGGCGGAATTCAAGTTACATTTGACAGATATTATAGAAATACAGGAGCATCTGATAACTGGAATAGACAATCAGGTACTGATGTACCAATTGATGTATGGGATTCAGGTTCAAATGCATTAGTTGCATTATCAGCTTCCTACTATACAAAACACACTCTATACGCAGTTGGTGATGGAGCCGAAGAGAAATATTTTTTAGTAACTGGTCAGCAACAGTTTTCATCTCTAGTATCTGCAGAAGCGGCAGATCTACCCACCTCACCTAACTTCTTTACAGATGGTGTTGTTCAGTTAGCAGCAGTCTATGTACAATCCGGCTCAGGAATTACTCAGATTGAAGATATAAGACCAGTTATTGGTTTTAGAGCAGGTGGAGTAAATGCAGCGTCAGATCACGGTAATCTACTAGGATTAGCAGATGATGATCATACACAATATTTGTTAGTGAGTGGTACTAGAGCAATGTCTGGACCACTAACAGCATCACTAGTTAGCGCATCTTCAGGATTTGTAGGCAATTTAACTGGTACTGCATCTTTTGTATCAGGCAACATTTTCACATCAACAAATCCTGCACTATCAGCATCATATGCTTTGACAGCATCGTATGCGTTAGCATCACCAGGAGGAGGTGGAAATATAGCCGTATCAGCAGGCACAACGTCAACTAATCTATCCTCTGTAGTATTTGCAAATGCAAATAACGTAAGCTTTGGATTAAATGGAAGTACTATCACAGCAAATGCTCCTATAGTATTATCTGCCGGTACTCTATCCTCTAATGTATCATCGCTAGTGTTTTCGAATGCTAATGGAGTGTCTTTTGGATTAAATGGTAATACGCTAACTGCAACAGCAAATGGTAGTGGTATTAAAGCAGAAGCAGGTGCATCAACAAACACAGTATCACATCTTGTATTCTCTAATGCAAATAACGTAAGCTTTGGATTAAATGGAAGTACAATTACTGCTACTGCCGGAGGAGGAGGTGGTGGAGTAACATTGAATTATTTTAATCCACGTGATGGTTATCTTCAAGTAACAAATCAGTTAGGGCAAGCCTCCCTTCATTTCCAACCAGCCCAATTACCAAATGTACAGTTTGATAGGGTAGCTATACCAATAAACTATACAAATACAAACAACTCATCCAACTCCATAACAATTTCCATGTACTGGGGTATATACTCTAGAAATGCATCTTCATTATCACTAATACAGAGTGTATCCACAAGTTTCAATGTATCTAACAGTGGCACTATTGGTAGTTATTCATTGTATGGTGGTGTTAGGTTGTTAACCCTAGGTTTAACTAACACATACTTAGAAGACCAGTATTATGTTGGTATAATGAGTAGATCAACAACATCCGGTGGATTGGGTATGACGGCAGCTAACATGGCAGTATCACAATTAAACTCAAACTTCTCAGGTATAGTGGGTATAGGATCAACGCTATCGGCACAATATACAAGAGGTTTAGGATATTACTCAGCAGCTACAACTGCATTACCTAGTGTTGTTCCATTTACGGATATAAGAGGTACTAACTCCCAGGCATTGAGACCACCTTTATTTTATTTAGTAAATGGTACTTTTTAATTTTGTTTTTTAAAAAGAATTTATTATATTATCATAAGTTATAAAAATAGTTACAAATTTATGTCTCAAATAAAACCACAGATTATTATACCTTCATATGAAGGAAGGCACAATACTACTGAGTATAAAGAAAATTTAGAAAAAAATGCATATAAAGATTTATCTACTATATGCATCGTCCCATCAAGAGGAGTAGTACCAGCTAAAATTGTACAATCCTGGATGAGTATTATGTCTCCTATGAATCAAAAATTCACAAGAATCTTTGCTTTAGGAATGGAAGTAGGAGCGGCTTATTCATCAACTATTGAGCAGATATTACAAAGCCCCGAACTAAGTACATGGAAGTATATACTAACATTAGAAGAAGATAATGCACCTCCTCCAGATGGTCTACTAAAACTATATGAACATATGGATAAGTACGATGTCATTGGAGGATTGTATTGGACTAAAGGTATAGAAGGAAAACCAATGTGTTATGGTCAACCAAACATATTTCCTGTTAATTTTGCTCCATTTATGCCTGATGCAGATACTATTACTCCATGTAATGGGCTTGGAATGGGTTTCACATTGTTTAAGTTGGATATATTTAAAAATCCATCTTTGCCAAAACCGTTTTTTCAAACCGTACAGAGAGTAGTTCCCGGTCAAGGAATTGAAGCATATACACAAGATTTGAAATTTTTTGAAAATGCTAGTAAGTTGGGTTATAAATTTGCATGCGATTCAAGAATAAAAGTTGGACATTATGATTATCAAAACGATGAAATGTGGTAATAAAATAAAGTTATAATATGATAAACAAACAAATGCAAGAAGTAGTAGACATAACAGAAGAAGTTATTGCTGTTGATTTAGGATGTGGACAAGTTAAAGCAACGGTCGACTTTTTTAAAGATAATTTACAAATAACGCCAACAAAGGTTGTGGGCGTAGATATTGTTAAATGTGATGATGGAGTTGACATTGTACATAATTTAACTGTATTCCCATATCCATTTGAAGACAATTCCGTAGATGCAATTCACGCATCCCACTTTGTTGAACATCTAGATGGATTTGAACGAATGAAGTTCATGGACGAATGTCATCGTATCCTAAAACCAGGTGGGAAGATGCGATTAGTACATCCATATTATAAATCCGTTAGAGCAGTTCAAGATCCAACTCACAAATGGCCTCCCATTGCAGAAAATAGTTATTTTTATTGGGACAAGAGTTGGAGGGAAATGAACAAGCTAGACCACTATCCCATTAATTGTGATTTTGAATTCAACATTTATTATGTTTGGCAAGATGGAACAGTTGTGAATAGAAGTGAAGAGACTAGAACATTTTGGGTAGACAAATATTGGAATGTTGTTGCTGATATGGTAGTAGATTTGATTAAAAGATAATATATTTTTGCATAATGTTTACATATTTATAAACAAAATTAGTTATGTCACAAGAAGTAAAGTTTACACAAGAGGAATTAGAGCACATCAAATCACTACAAGCAAAATACAATGAGATTGGTATCCAACTTGTTCAATTAAAACTGGCAAAGAAAAATGCCATTGAGTATTTAGACAAGCTCGAAGAACAAGAGGAACAGCTTACTGCAGAAGTAGTTGAAGCCAACCAATCGGAAAAATTACTAGCGCAAGAACTAAGTAGTAAGTACGGTGCCGGTTCCCTTGATATGGAAACTGGACTTTTTGTGTCTAATACAGAGTAAAACAAAAAGGTTTGAGGTTACGATAGAATATTTATTAATAAACTTATAAAAACTACGTAACATGGCCGAAAAAATTGTCAGTCCTGGCGTCTTTACAAACGAGAAAGATCTCTCGTTTTTACCGTCAGGGGTTGCTCAAATAGGAGCAGCAATCGTGGGTCCAACTCCAAAAGGACCTGCCTTTGTACCAACTATCATCAGAAACTTTGAAGAATTCAAAGCGTATTTTGGAGACATTAATGAAAACTACTATGTACCATATGCAGTTAGAACTTACTTAAAAAGTGCTGCATCTGTTACTATTGTACGTGTTGTATCAGAGGGTGGATATACTACTTCCGGTATTACCTTGTTTTCTGCATCAGTTGTTTATGGTTTGTTATTACCAACTATTCAAGTTGGAGCAAGCACAGGCAGTGATTTCAGCAAAACAACTTTAGGTACTGGTACTGGTGTAATATCAGCATCTTTTACAATCTCAGGTAGTAATGTAACTGCCGAAGCTAATGAAGTAGCTTGGGCTAAAACATCATCAAACACTGTTGAAAAGGTATTTGGATTATCACCATCTGGTCCTAAGAAAGCTTACGCTTACTTGTGGTTCCAGAATGCTGCATCAGCATCTAACCTTATAACAATGTCATTTGCATCAGGTGCATATGCTGTAGGTGGTGGATCTACTATTGACTTATCAGGAGACACATTTGGCGCTTACAGTCCAGCATCAACTCCATGGGTAACATCACAGAGAATTGGTGCATCAGGAGCAACTACAAGATTGTTCAAAGTTTACACTTTGGGTGATGGTATTGCAATGAACACCTCAGTTAAAGTATCGCTTGTTAACAACTCACTTGCTGGTACATTACCTGGTACAGATTATGGTACTTTCACTATGCTTGTTCGTGACTACACTGATACTGATCAACGTCCGATTGTATTGGAAACTTATTCTAATTTGAATTTAGATCCAGATTCTCCAAACTATATAGCAAGAAGAATTGGTGACAGATCTTATACTGTAGCCGCAAGTGGTGAAGTAACAGCTACTGGAGATTATGCTAACGTAAGTAAGTACATCCGTGTATCTGTAACAGATGCAGTTAGAACAAAAGCACTTAGCCCATCATTGAATCCATTTGGTCACGAAGCTTATCTTGAACCATGGAGCACAGGAAGTAAGTTTCTACCAGCTGCTGTATTAACTACAAGCAATCCAACTATTAACGGTGTATACAATGCAAAAGCATACTACGCTGTTAGCTATGTTGAAACGGATAACACAAACTACTGGAAGCCATTAGCTTCAGGTTCAGTATCAGGTGCCAACGCTGCATTCAACTTAGATGCTTGCTTAATTTCTACTGACTACGGTACACCGCTTGATGGTAATAGTTCAACTACATTAGCTGGTATTGCAGTATCTGCAAGTACACTAAGAGGTCAAGATGTTCCAAACATTGCTAAGTTTACCATGGGTCTACAAGGTGGATTTGATGGAATGGATCCAGCAGTACCACTTAACATTGGAGCAAACATTACCGGCACTAACACTGTAGGTTTGAATTGTAACGGTGCAACAACTGGCGGTACAAATGGCTACAAGAAAGCTCTAAATGTATTGTCAAATGCTGAAACGTACGACATCAACATGATTGCAATCCCAGGTGTTACTGTGTTTGATCACACTTTCGTAACAACTAAAGCAATTGAAGTTGCTGAAGATAGAGGTGACTGCTTCGTACTACTTGATCCAGTTAAGCAAGGTGAAACTGTAGCTGATGCAGTATCTGCAATCGCAAACAGTGGAATCAACACTAGCTACGCAGCTACTTACTGGCCTTGGGTTAAGATTGTAGATGCTAATCGTTTGAAGCCAATTTGGGTACCACCTTCTGTAGTACTTCCTCGTGTAATTGCTCAGTCTGACACAGCAGCATTCGAATGGTTTGCTCCTGCAGGTCTGAACCGTGGTGGTATACAAGATGCAGTTGATGTTGAAGCTAAACTTAGCTTTGCACAACGCGATACCTTATATGAAGCTCGCATCAACCCACTTGCAACATTCCCAGCTCAGGGAGTATGTGTATGGGGTCAGAAAACTCTACAAACAAAAGCTTCTGCACTTGATCGTATCAACGTTCGTCGTCTGATGATTACTCTGAAGAAGTTTATCGCAAGCTCAAGCCGCTACTTAGTATTCGAGAACAATACAAACGAAACTCGTCAGAGATTCATTAACATTGTTACTCCTTACCTAGAGAACGTAAAAGCTCGTCAGGGTCTGTATGCCTTCCGTGTAGTAATGGATGAAACTAACAACACTCCAGATGTAATTGATCGTAACGAACTTTATGGTCAGATCTTCTTACAACCTGCGAAGACAGCTGAATTCATTATCTTGGACTTCAATATTCTGCCAACTGGTGCAACTTTTGATAACGCTTAATACTTATAATAAAATAATCATAACATGGCACAATTAATTCCAGATAACGGCCCTCAAGGTATTTATTATACCAATTACGAGCCAAAAACACAGAATAGATTTATATTGTCGGTTAGTGGGATACCTTCTTTCATCATGAAGAAGGTAACCCGCCCGAATATTGACTGCGGTGAGGTTATCATTGACCACATCAACCTAGTAAGAAAACTGAAAGGTAAATGTAAATGGCAAGATATCTCCATGACCCTCTATGATCCGATTGTACCTTCTGGTGCTCAAACGGTAATGGAGTGGGTAAGAACTGCTCACGAATCAGCAACAGGACGTGATGGATATGCAGACTTCTATAAGAAGGACTTCCAAATCCAAACACTTGGTCCGGTAGGTGATATCGTTGAACAGTGGACTGTAAAAGGTGCTTACATCAAGACTGCAAACTTTGGTCAATTAGACTGGTCTACTGAGACTCAAGTTGAAATTGAACTTACAATCGGTTTAGATAACTGCTTCCTAGAGTTCTAATTTTCTGAACTATTTTAATTTAAGAGCTGATCTTTGGGTCAGCTCTTTTTTATTTTCCGTATATTTATATGAAAGGTTATTAACATAAGTTATAAAACATGGCTAACGTAGTTGACGAGAATTACCCTAAGAAGGGTCCGATTTCAAACGAGGAAATCAAACAAATGTTTGCAGCAGAAGCAGCTGCCGTTGCTGGACAAGCAACACCAATCAAACACGACTTTGCAACAGAGATGATCGACTTACCATCTCAAGGTTATTTCTACCCAGAAGGACATCCACTACAAAGTGGCAAACTGGAGATGAAGTATATGACTGCAAAGGAAGAAGATATCTTATCATCAGCAACACTTATTAAACAAGGTGTTGTTATTGATAGATTGATTCAAGCATTGATTGTAGACAAGATTAATTATAATGATCTACTTGTAGCAGATAAGAACGGACTACTCATTGCAGCAAGAATTTTGGCATACGGTCCACAGTACGATGTAGAAGTTACTTGTCCTAATTGTGGAGCTAAGAACAATCTCAACATTGATCTATATCAATTTGAGTCTAAGGATTTAGACTTCAGTAAGTTCCAAAAAGGTCAAACTGAGTTTGAATACAAGTTTCCAAATGGTAAAACTATTACCTACAAATTCTTAACTCACGGTGACGAAAAGAATATTGAAGCAGAGCTTAAAGGATACAACAAACTTCGCAGCATTAGTGGAGTAGATACTCAGCTGTCTACAAGATTAAAGCACATTATTGCTTCAGTTGAAGGAGATAATACACAAGCTACTATTAATAAGTTTGTTGATAACATGCTATCAAGAGATTCCTTACAGTTTAGAAAACACTTAAAAGAAGTGACACCTGACATCGATTTAACATTCCAGTTTGCTTGCAACAGCTGTGATCATGTTGATGACAAGATGCAGTTGCCACTTGGGGTATCCTTTTTTTGGCCTGGGGCCTAGTTACCGGCCCCTACTCTACGGACAACTCTTTGATCTAATGTATCATGGTAAGATGGGATTTACTCATACAGAACTCTACAATTTACCAATATATCTTCGCAATTTTTACTATAAGAAATTGGTAGAGATTCGAAAGCAGGAAAACGAAGAGCATCAGAAAGCAGCGAGTAAAAGTAAAAGATAAAAGAGGCCAGCATAACGCTGGCCTTTTCCATTCACAAACTATTTATAAAGAAAAAGGATGACTAGGAAAGAACTTCAGGAAATCATTCAAGAAGAGTATGTTAATGTTAGACTCGAAGAAGGTCTACTTTCTTGGGCAAGTGGTGCAGCAGACAATCTTGTTTATGGTATCCTAAATAGAAGAGCGGATATTATGAATAGTAAGATTTTTGATGATCCAAAACTATTACAACTTGCCAAAGACCTTAAAATGAGTAAGAGTGATTTTGAAAAAAGGGTAACATCAATGTTATCAAAAGATAATAGATTTCTAAAAGCACTGGCAACAGTTAGAGCTAAGTACGTTAGATAATGGCATTAGACGCAGAAGAGTTTGACTTTGAGGGGTTAGGTAGTAAACTAACTAACACAATACTTGGGAGCTTTAATGAAGCTCTCGGGAAAATCAAATTTTCTACGATAGGCACCAGCTTAACGGCAGCTTTCAAAGAGGTTAAAATGTCCAAAGTAATTGAAGACAGTTTAACAAAGAGTAGCGAAGTTAAAGGTGCAATGAAAGACATTCAGAAAAAATTAGAGGATGGCTTTAATAAAATAAAATTTAAGGTAGGTGATATTACGGTACCTGAGTTACCAGAGCAAGTTGTCAAAGTAACTGCAGATACGTCCGAATTCAAATTACAAGATCAAAAACCAGTAGTAGTACCAGTACAGTATAAGTACGATAAATTCGAGCAACAGAAGTTTGATCCAATAACTGTATCTGTTAAATATGAATATCCAAAACCTGAGTTACCAAAAACAGATCTTTTACAGGTAGGTGTTGAACCTGTTTATGAAAAACTTGTACCACCAAAAGCACAAGATCTCCCAATAACATTAGTACCAGATACAACAAAGTTAGACGCAGTAAAGCCAACGATTGATACTGGACCATTTGAAAAAGTTGGTGATTTGGTAAGAGAGTTCGTTAACCTAACTCAAGAAGCAAATAAGAAAACTAAAGTTACCTCAGAACTCTATTCTAAAATTGTTGGTATTGCTGAAAAGCTTGTAGCAACAAAAAGAATGGAAAAAGATGCTATTGATCAGATATTAGCTTCTTACCAACAAAAAATGGACATACCACAAGCTGAAATTATGGCTGAGGTTGTTGATGTTGATACAAGCAAAGTTGCAGAAGCATCTACCGGTCCAATTGAAGTCGAAGCAAATGTTGGTAAAGTTGGAGGTGGAGATTTTAGTAGCATTGAAAAGGCAATGACTGTGCTTATAGGTAAATTAGGTAAGCAACTACAATCCTTATTTAAAACATTTGACAATAAGAAGCTCAATATAGCTATACCACCAACAGATCGATTAGATGATTACAAGATAAGCTACGATACTATATCTTCTGCTGTAGATGAATTAAAAACTGAGGTTGGAGAACTATCTAATCTTGAACTATTCCTATCAGTTTATAGCAAAGATACATACGACATTGTACAAAAGAGAATAGCTGTTGAGAATTTATTAGTAGGTAAAAAAAGGGAGGAGCTTGATATTGCTGCACAAGTGATTGGCTTAACTAACACGGCATCATTATCAGAATCACAGCTAAAAGCATTAATAGAGAGTAAGCTTGTTTCACTCCACAAAGAAGTTGAGTTGAGAGGTTTAATAGTTAACGCTACAGAATCCTATAATACAGCAATACAACAATCTGATTTAGGTAAACTAACAGCGGAGCTTTCAAGTCAATTTGGTTTGATTGAGGATGAAGTTGCAGCAAAAGCAACTGTACTAGCTTTAGAGAATGAAAGAGTGACTGGCGTTAGAGCACTAACAGCAGAACAGATAACTTTACTACAATCGGAGGATGGTGTATTAAATAAAAAGAAAGAGATCTTAAATGCTGATCAGGCATTATTGAATCTTAATAAAACAATAGTAGAGTCAAACAAAAAGATTGATCTTACTACACAAACACAACAACTAGCAAATCAATTATCTCTGTTATCAGAAGAAGCAAAGTTAAAAGCTGAATTGTTGTTACAACAGAAACTTGTAAATGGTGAGGTAGCTGAGCTAACAAACTCAGAAAAATTATCAGTTGTGTTTCTTGACCAACAAGTAGCATCAAGTAAAAAGTTTGCAGATGCCTTAGCAAAAGTTGGACAAGGGCAAACTGAAATAAGCAATTTGGTTGAGGATCTCGGCTATGATAAAATAGTAGCCGAACTATCAATACAAAAGAGTTTAACAGAAGCAACAGTTGTTGCACAAGCAAAGAGCCTAATAGCTGCTAAAGTTGCCGCTGGTGAAGCTGCAAAACTGACTGATGAAGAGCTTTCACAACTACAAGCACTAAATAATCAAATTAAGAGTAATCAGGAAATACTTGGATTAAAGCAGAGAATTGTTGAGGCAACAAACTCACTATTTAAAACAATGCAAGACGCAACTGCAGAAGCACTTGCTCTTGAGGGTCCAATGTATACACAGTTAGGCCTAACTCAGGATTTAACGAGAGAAAAAGCATTAGCAATTATACTCGATGGTCAAAGACGTGGTCTAACCACTGACGAGATTAATATGCAACTTCAATTATTAAAAAATGAAGATGATATATTACAGAAGACAAGAGAGCGAGTAAATGCATCAAAAGACCTAGAAGCGGCAGCAGACGCATATGCACAAGCAGTTAGACAAGCTGATGCAGACATACAAATAAAGAGTTTAATTGTAGCACTTCATTTAACAGAAGATGAGGTAGCACAGGAAGCTAGATTACTTGCGTTAAAGAATCAGCAGGCAGCAGCCGCCGGCAAATTAACTAAACAGGAGTTAGAGCAAATAAAAGCCAACAACGGTTTACTTAATAGTCAAGTACAGCAGTTAAAGTTAAACAATCAAACATTAAGGCACAGAAGAGAAGAGGTAGAATTAGTTGAACACGTTGCAGAGTATCAAAGAGAGGTAAATGAGGAATTAGAAAAATACTCAATGGGTTGGAAAAAGACAAAGGCAACGATGTCAGCAATCATTAAGGATCCAGCCTTTGCAAAAGGAGTGTTTTTAGCAGGTGCAATAACAAGTGTTGAGAAATTACACCACTCTATGCACGAGTTTATGGATGTTGGGATGACTGCTGGTGAGGGTGTAGCAGCAACATTCAAAACACTCTCCGTCGAATCTGTTATGGGTTTGAGTAAGAGCAAAGACGTACTTACCAGTATGGTTCAAGAAACTGGTAATATGAATACCTTAAATAAGGACCAACTAAACTCAGTTGGTAAAATAGCTGCAAGTTATGGTCTTGCCGGTGATGAAGCTTTTGGTTTGTCAATGGCAATATCAAGAATGCCAGGTGAAACAAAAGATACAGCTGCTAATTTTGATAAAACTGTAGCAAGTGTAGCAAAAATGAAAGGTGTGATGCCGTCTCAGGTAATGAAAGAGATGGCAAAAAACACAGGCAATATGGCATTATTCAGCAAGGGTGGTGCAGAAGGTTTTGCCAAAGCCGCAGCAACAGCTAAAAAAATGGGTATTGAGGTTTCTTCAATGGCAAAAGCTGCTGAAGGATTATTGGATTTTGAAAATAGTATCAATAAGCAGATGGAGGCGTCTGTCTTACTAGGTAGAGAAATAAATCTTGATAAAGCAAGAGAACTAGCTCTGTCAGGTGATTTGGAAGGTGCAACCCAAGAAATAGTTAGAAATGCTGGAGGTGCAGCTGCATTCGATAAAATGAATGTACTACAAAAGAAAGCATTGGCTGAGGCAGCAGGTTTAACTGTTGAAGAACTACAAAAAGCAGCAAAAGCACAACAAGATGGTACCGCTGCAACACAAGATCAAGCAAACTCAGCCGAAGAGGGACTTGGAAAAGTATTAAAGCTGGGTGGTGGTCTTGTAACCGGCTTTGGAGCAATTGCACCAATGCTTATGACTATTACAAGTTTAATGAGTATAATGAACTCCGGTACTGCCTTAGGTGGTATGATTAAAGGTATGTCTAACTTTGCTGGCTCAACTTTTGAAGCAATAAAAGGTCTAACTAAAATGGTAGCCTTAAATGTTGGTAAAGCACTTGGATTTGGTGAAGGTTCAAAAGAAAAAGCTGGTGGTATACTTAGTAAGGCCTTTGGTAAGAAAACACCTGAATTACCAAAACCTGAAGCACCAGCAGCCGGAGGTGGAGCAGGTCCAGCAGACAAGGCAGATAAATTGAGTAAAATAAACGCAGGCTCATTACTAAAAGGTGCAGCAGCAATGTTAGTTGCAGCAGCAGCAATTTATGTTTTCGCAAAGGCAGTACAGGAATTAGATAAAGTAAAAGACTGGAAAAATGTTGCGATAGGACTAGGTCTATTTGCAGCATCAATGGCAATAACAGCAGGAATATTATCACTAGCAGGACCAGGAATTGCAATAGCAAGCTTGGCATTAATACCTTTTGGTTTAGCTTTAATGATGTTTGCTAAAGCCATCGATATAGCAGCACCAGCAATAACAATGTTGGGAGCAGCATTTGGATCCTTTGTAGAGATTGTTAGTAAAAATATAGGTGGATTTATTGCGGTTGCTTTAGGTTTACCATTACTAGCAGCAGGTATTACAACACTAGGAATAGCATCTATATTTGCATTACCAGCAGCAGGAGCACTTACCATACTTGGAATTGGTATAGCAGCTTTTGGTAAGTTGGCTGGAGCAGCTGCTCCAGGTATCGTTGCAGTCGCGACTTCGTTAGCAGGTATATCGAAAGTTGATCCAGTTAATTTTAAGAGTATTGGTGACGGCCTACTACATATAGCAAAGGGATTAGGAGCAATAGGATTGTCAGGCTTATTAGCATTGCCTGTACTTAGCATGCTTGGCAGTATGTCGGCATTTGGTGGAGCACCTACTACACCTACCACACCGGCAACAACTACACCAAAGGCAGAAGCAAAAGCAGTTGCACCTGCACCAACTACGCCAATAGCAGCTCCGGCAGCAGCCGCAGCAGCCCCAGCAACAACAACAGCAACACCTGCAGCTGCACCAAAAGCAGAGGCTGGTGGAGATATGAAAGCGTTGATGGGTAAAATGGATCAGCTAATAGCAGTATTGCAAGCAGGTGGAACGATACAAATGGATGGTAAGAAGGTTGCAGACATAGTACAACGTAATATACGAACAGTAAAATTCGCTGATTAATGGCTAAACTATTTGCAAATAAATTCGATTTAGATAGACTACCGGAACCAAAGAAACCTAGTGGTGACATTAATCAGGGAAGTGTGGTTATTAATAGAACTACGTCTGAAAATAAAATAACAGACCCTAATATACAAACACAGTTAGTTGATCAAGGCAGTAAGATTACTGATCCTAAACTTGACATAAAACCAATTGATCAGGGAAGCAAGATAACTAATCCCGAAACTAAAGTTGATTTAGTAGATCAAGGTGATAAGATAACTAATCCAAATATAGAAGTACAAAAAGTTATATCTGGTGAATTAATTACTAATCCTAATATTCGCATTGAACCGGTTGAACCAACTCAATTAGAAACACAAGCACTGAACAGTAGATTGAGAGAGGTTGATAATGAGAAGCAGGGTATATTGACTAGTGATCAGATACTTGAAAGACAGGGTGTTAGAAAAAGTTCAGCTGGTGAATATGTGAGCTCTGTGAAAGTGGAGCCGTTTGGAACTAACCCAGTTAACCAAGGTGGCATTAGCGTTGTAAGAGCAACAGAACCACAAGACAAGATTAGCAATGTTGAAGTGAGTAAGGTTGATCAGGGTAGTAAAATTGTAGATCCAAAGATTGAAACTAAACTAGTTGATCAAGGTGAACAAATAGTTAATCCAAATACTCAAGTTCAAAAAGTAATTGCTAATGAGCTTATAACTAATCCAAACTTAGAGATCAAACCTATTGAACAAGGAGATCGAACAGTAAATCCAAACACAACTGTACAGAAAATACAGCCTGGAGATAGGATTGTAAATCCTAATATAGAGGTTAGTCCGGTTAATGCTAATGAATTAATTATAAATCCAAATACAATTATACAAAGAGTTGTAGCGGATGAGCTTATAACTAATCCTAACATACAACCAATATTAACAAAACCAGTTGATCCAAATGTACAAGTACCAAACAATGTAGTCGGAGTTGGTACAACAATTCTATTTCCACGAAGCATATCGTTAAAGAATAGATTAGAGCAGTCTGATTTAGGTACAACAAGACACTTACCGGAGTATCTTTTATCAGACTTAAACACCGGCATAATTGATATAACAAGTCAAAATTTAATACCAAAAACATCACAAGTAGATGTACAAAAAATCAGCTACCAGGACACTGTCTTAAAACAAGGAGGTATCGAAACAATATTAAATGATGTTGTTAGTATTGTTAATCCTTTTAAATTTGGACAAACTGAGGTTGAGCAAGGTAGCGTTACTATTAAGAATTTACAAACCGTAATAAAAAAGACTAGTCCGGTTGAGATTAAGAAAGTTGCAGTTGGTGAACGTACGATTGACCCAAAAACCGAAATAGTAAAAGTAAAATCAGGGGAGCGTACAGTTGATCCAAAAACAAAAATAAAACCAATAGTAGCAGGAGAAAGAACAACTGATCCAAATACAAAAGTTGTAGCTATTAAACCAGGTGAACGCACCATAGATCCAAAAACAAAAATAAATCCTATCATACCAGGAGAAAGAACAACCGATCCTGATATCAAGATACCATTAGTACAACCTGGAGAAAGGACTATTGATCCCAAGATTGAGATTAAACCCATTGCAGTAGGAGAAAGAACTATTGATCCTAAAATAGTAATACAACCAATCACACCGGGTGAAAGAACAACTGATCCACAATTAGAAATTAAACCAATTGTAGCTGGGGAAAGAACGTTTGATCCAATGTTGGAGATACCATTGATTGAACCAGGTGATAGAACTATTGATCCAAAAACAGTAGTAAGACCGGTAGAACCAGGTGAAAGGACAACGATTGTAGAAAATAGACTTTACCTATTCCCACAATCAGATGATAAAATATTTTACACTCAAGAACCTGAGGTATTTGTAAACACATATGATATATTTCCAAGTGATGGATATATCCCATTAACAAGTGATGGAAGATTCAATGAGTATAGTACAGACCTAGCGTATGTCTCTGCACTTAATAGTCTACAATTAACGGAGAATGGTCAAACAAAATTAAAAAGTGCAATACAACCCAATGACTTACCTGGACAGGGAACATATCAGGAAGTTGTATTGGGTGGGGCAGCTGATAGTTCGGGTGTAATATTTTGGTCACACAATACTGATCCAATAAAAATACTTAAACCAAATGGTGGTGCAAGTAGGTACAATCAAGTTGATGCTTATGTACAACGTGGTACTGGTGTACTATCCAATGAAAGTAAATTAAAAACAGCTGGATCTGAGGATGCACCAGCATATGTTGAAGAAATAGCTATAGAAGGTGGATTTACTGATTTAGTAAAACCACTAAACTTCCCACCAGCACAGCATGGTGATCCAACACTACCTGGTGGTTATAGGTTGTTAAACTATGGTGAGATACAAAGACGTAGAGAGAGTGGTGAAGGTAGAAATCTTGACTTTACATACAATTTAGGTGACATTAAATTGGATCCATATCCACAACGAATTGGAATGCCTGACCGTGGTGCTGATACATTAAATACAGCATACAATAAAACAGGAAATGATTTTGTTGCAATGAAGTTTGAATCTGTTAGAGATAGTGTAACAATACAGTTTAGATCTTTCTTAAAAGGATTTACAGACAACTACACAGCCAACTATACCGATGTAAACTATGTAGGTAGACCTGATACACTCAAAGTATTTAAAGGTACTACAAGACAGTTAAGCATATCTTTTACAGTGCCAGTATTTAGTGAGGATGAGATTAAGGTTGTCTATGAAAAGTTAGAAGAGTTAATAAAAATATCATCAATTGGTAAACGAGATGGTATATATATGCAAGGACCATTTTTAAGAATGACTGTTGGTGGATGGTGTAAAAGGACACCTATAATTGTTAGCTCACTTAAATTTGAAACAAATCCAACAGAATATACGTGGGATATCGAAAGAGAAATACCACAAATAGTTGAAGTTAGTATGGATTGTACAGCTCTATCCGACAACACTGGAAAAGGATTCTTACAAGAAGGAACATTTATACAATACGGTAATAGATAAGCAATGATAAGTAGATATTCATTTAGCAAGCTAAATAAGAACACAGCTGGTAAACAAGTTTATACTAGTTTAAGCTTTCCAATAATTGAAGAGCAAGAAACAGACACATACATTATAACAAATAGTGCTGATAGGCTTGATAGTCTGGCTTATAAGTTCTATGGTGATGCAAAGTACTGGTGGGTATTAGCAATGGTAAATAATTTAGGTAAAGGAACTTTGGTTGTTGAAGGTGGTATACAATTAAGAATACCAGCTAATCCGTCAGATATAGTTAATTTACTAAAAGAAGAAAATCAGTAATATGGGTGTGTTTTCGTCAAAAGCCGTTCCAAGCAGTGTGCAAAGTGAACTAAATGCAAGAGCTTCAATACAAGCTAGTGACGCTTGGTTTGCATCAAGAGTTAATTGGGTTCACATTATGAGTTTTTGTGATGGTTGTAGTTCTACTAATGTAGAGCAATTATATTCCCTGAAGTCTTTAAATATATACCAAGATGGTGGTACTTTTAGCGGACAGAGGCCTACACCTATTGTTGAATCTATTCAAGTTAAAGCACAGGGAAATCTTGGAACAACAAGATCCTGTACCATAAAGATAATTGCATTCACACAAGCACAGCTAGATGAGTTAACAGCTTGTTATGGTATACCAAGTATGAGTGTGAGAGTTCAATTTGGTTGGAATAAAGGAGCCAATGATACTAGTGCACCAAGTCCATTAATTGGTGTTATGACAGATAATGAAGCTATTGGTGCAATAAATGATCGCAGATCAACATTTGCTAATTACGATGGTCTTCAGGGTCTTGTGGGTAAGTGGAGTATTAATTTTGTAAAGGAGTCTATGTGGTGGGAATTTACTTTAGATCTCATGGCAGCATCATCACCAGTATTATCAAGACCGTTAGAAGATTTTACAAGCCAATGTTATTGTGATAGAGTAGCGCAAGGTAGTGAGGATACTGAAAAAGTTAGTCAAGGAACATCCGCTCTCAGAGCAAAGCTAATTCAATACATAGAAAAGCCAGATACTAAAGAGGAGGGTGTTTACAAGATACAACTAAACCACAGCGAGAGAGATCAACTTGGAGCCTACGCAGGTGGGTTGATGGGCAAATTAGCTTCAAAGATTGGTGTTACCTTAGATACAAAAGAAGCATACATATCGTTTGGAAAATTGCAAAAGATAGTAAACGATTACTCTTTTTCACAAGCAGCAGGTAAATCATTAATGGCTATTATAGACTCAACTACTTATGGCACAATATCATATAAATCACCGGGATACACATCAGATCCTGATATATGCATATATCCAGGTATTGATCAACCTAATGATGGAGGACTAGATGGTATTAAGAATGTACCAACTTGCAAAGTAACCGATGGAGTGGATATTAATAAAGTACTATTAAATTGCATATTTCTTAATAAATGTATTGAGGACATTGGTAAACAAGGTACACTGCAAGATTTCTTTGAAAAAGTGTTTAATGGAATGAATCAAGCAGCTGGAGGTATATACGAGCTTAGTCTTGTTGATAATGGTGGTGAAACAAAATCTAAAGTACCAATCTTAACAGCCATTGATCTTCAGAAGTTTAAAAAGGAAGTTGCTGTATATGAACTAAAGGCTGGTCCAACAAGTGCTGTTATAAGAGATATTAAATTGGATCTCAAACTAACAGATGCAATGAAAGCACAGGCATTGTACGCTGGAGTGAGAAAGAATTCAAATAGTAGTCCATGTGATGAGGCTCGTTTTAGAAATGAACTAAAGGGATCAATTAATAAGACACTACCAAGCCCAGTAACACCACCCAAATCAGATTGTGGAACGGAGTGCAAAACTAAAGAAGAACACGAAGCTGAAAAGTCATTGGCAGACGATTATAAGGATATGTTGTCAGATACAAATGATGTATCTAAAGAAACAATTAGATCGAGGTTAGTTGAAGAATATAATAAGAACGCTGAAAAGGATTTATGTAAGGATGTGATAGTACCTTATGAGTTTTCCTTTACTGTTGATGGTATTGGTGGCTTTGCATTTGGTCAACTAGTTACTTGCAACCTCCTTCCGGAAAAAGTTAAAACAACTTACGTATATCAAATAACTGCTGTTGAGCACAGTATAACCTATGGCGACTGGACAACAACTGTAAACACAGTAGCAAGATACAAATAATATGGCAAAGGACTTAAAACCAAGCCAGTATGGCCTAAACACTAGAAACAAGAGAACCTATTTATATACAAAAGGTTTTGAGTATTCTTTGGATGGCAACAATTACATTGGGGAATATCACATACAAGGTTCCTCTGTCAAAACCGGTCCAGTTCCTTCACCGGAAAGCATTGTTTTAAGAAAGTATTATTCAGATCCACTTGTTTATCAATATGACAAGGCAAGAGGTTTTCCAAAAAGACCAAGAATAGAACCCAATCAGATAGTTTGGTCACCAATAGAAACTAACTATAAAACTGGATTTGCAACTAGATACTTTGTTGAGAGAATAGCGAAGTTTGAGAGCTATCCAATAGAAATAGATGATGAACAAGCATCGGCATATGGTAAAGATGATGGAATAGATGAAGGACTATATAGTTTGCTAAAGTTAACATGGAAGCTTACTGGATCAGAAAGAAATATTTACAGAAATAATGAATTATATGCTGAAGGTATTTTTGAATACAACCAACGGCAGGTAATATTGGGAACTAGAGTTATACCCAACATAGAATCAGCTATAAAAAATTATACAGAGTATGCTCGCATAACTCTACGTAGTTGATTTATAAGAAAAAATAACCTATATTGTAGTTATGTTTGTGGATACACGAGAGGATCTAATTGCGTACAAGCAGTACGTTGCTGGTAAAGTTGTGAAGGTAATACCTTTATTGGCTAGTAATAAACAACATTACAAATTTAGTGACATAATATCCTATTACGTTAGTTGTGACCAAAACGAGTATGTTTTTCCATTCAAGCATCCAGAGTCGGTTTTTAGTGAGTATACCTTAGAAGATATTCTAGATAACACAATATGTTACTTTTATGGTAGGTCCATATTGCTTTACAAAGATATTAATCTTAGTAATGTGTACGATCTTGAATTAGCACACTATCTAAATAAAATAGAGCCTATTGAGAGTAGCACTATATTGACAGAACACTTCTATGCTAGAATGCATACTAAATATGCAAAAACAAACACACTTGTTAGCATATCAAACTTTATAGCATATGCTAGAGATGTAGTGAACAATTCAATAAACCAAGATGCTTGTGGTTTACCATTCTATACAAAAATGCAAACCATACTACATAGCATTGAAAGGAGTGGATTGAAAATTGATCAAAAACATTTTACACCAATATACGGCAGCTCAGGAAATACTATCGATGGTTTTGTCTACACAAAGTACAACCTATTTACGTCAACTGGACGACCAAGTAATAGGTTTGGAGGTATCAACTTTGCAGCATTAAATAAAAATGATGATACAAGAAGATGCTTTGTATCCAGGTATGATGATGGTACATTAGTGGAAATGGATTTTAAGGCTTATCATCCTCACATTATAGCATCATTAATAGACTATGATTTTGGTGATGAAAATGTTTATGAGCATTTAGCAAAGTATTATTTTGAAACAAATAAACCATCAAAGGATCAGGTATCAAAAGCAAAAGAATATACCTTTAACCAAGTCTATGGTGGTATCAATAAAAAGTATTTGAGTATTGAGTTTTTTGCTAAGGCACAACAATTTGCTACAAATATGTGGACTACTTTTCAAAATCAAGGTTGGGTTGAATCCGGAGTGTCGGGTAGAAGATTTTATGCAGATTGTATGGAAGATATGACGGAGGCAAAGCTCTTTAACTACTACATACAAATGACTGAAACAGAGTTAAATAGTATTTTCTTAAAAAACCTACTCTCTAGTATAGACAGCACAAAAGCATTACCAGTACTTTATATTTATGATGCTGTTGTTTTTGATTGTAAAAAGGAGTATGTTAATAAACTAATAGAAAAAATACTGGGTACAACAACACAAAAATACCCTATTTCGGTGAAGATTGGTGATAATTATAAGGAGATGATCGACTATAATTATGAAGCCACAACTATTATGCACATTCACGGACAACAGTAACGTTTTTACCTGCATAAGGACTATAAGAAAGAGTTATAATGATGATGGCATTCATGTTGATGTATACACAACACCAAACAGTATCGTTTGCATTTACAACGTAATAGACAGAACAAAGAGAATACCAGACACGATTAGTATTAACAAGAAAAAAGAAACAAACACGTATTACAGCATTAACGCACTTAACGCTCTAATAATGGCTCTAAACAACGGCGTACTAGACAAGACCTTTGCCATAGACTGGCACCAATATGTCAACACAATGCTACTCTCAGCCAACAATGGAGGATATAAGTGTATGAAGCTAGAAAAGATAAATTCACTCTAACTGTTGTTAGAAACAATCAATTTAGGTATATTAATAAAAAAACAAAACGTATGAGTATTAACATCGACCAGCTGAAAAATCGGCTAAAGCAAATTCAATCAACAAGTAATTCGGGCGGTAGTGGAGGCAATGACCTCATTTGGAAAGCCCCAGTAGGTAAAAGTCAAGTTCGCATTGTTCCGTATGCACATGACAAATCAAATCCTTTCATTGAACTCTATTTCCATTATGAGATTGGAAAGAAAGTGATGGTATCACCTTCTTCTTTCGGTCGTCCTGACCCAATCATTGAGTTCTCTGACAAGTTAAAAAAATCTGGTAGTAAAGATGATTGGAAACTTGGTAAGAAAATCGAACCAAAATTCCGTGTCTATGTTCCAGTTATCGTTCGTGGTGAAGAAGAGAAGGGTGTTCGCTTTTGGAGCTTTGGTAAACAAATCTTCCAAGAACTTTTAGGATACATCGCTGATCCAGACTACGGTGATATTACAGACCTTATGAATGGTCGTGACGTAACAATCGAGCATATTGCCGCTGAAGAAGGTGGTAAGTCTTTCCCAAGCTACACTGTTCGCATTAAGCCTAATGCTACTCCTGCAACTCAAGATAAGGCAATTGCAGAGATGATTGTTAACGGTCAGAAAAACATTACAGAAATCGTAAAAGAACCTTCGTACGAAGACATGACAGCAGCTCTTGAAGAGTGGTTAAATCCTGATGCTAAATCATCTGCACCAGCAGCTAAAGGTGCTCCTATTAAAGGTGCAACAACTGCAACTAAAGTAGACGATATTTCAAACGCATTCAGCGAACTCTTTAATAGCTAATAAGTTATGGCAAAAAAATCAAAACCAATCGAAGGAGGTGATCCTTTGAGTGGAAGGGACGAACTTGCTTCAGTGTTGGCAGACAACCTGAACAAGAAGTTCAAGGACATGAAAGCATAGTTGAAGTAACTGGATTAGAAGCATCCGGTAAGAGTCTGATTATGGCTCACGTACTTGCTAACACCCAAAAGAAAGGTGGCTTAGCAGTGTACATTGACACAGAGAATGCTTTGTCAGAAGAATTCTTGAGAGCTGTTGGTGTAAATGTAAATGATATGTTGTACTTGCCAATGGATACCATTGAGGATATCTTTGAAGCAATGGAGAACATTATCGAAACAGTTCGTAAGTCAAGTAAAGACAGATTAGTAACAATCGTAGTGGATTCAGTTGCAGCAGCAACAACTAAGATTGAACAGGAAGCTGATTATGATAAGGATGGTTGGGCAACTGCTAAAGCCATTATTATGTCAAAAGCTTTGCGCAAGATTACTGGTATGATCGGTAAGGAGCGTATCCTTGTTTGTTTTACTAATCAGTTACGTGAGAAGCTTGGTGTAATGTTTGGAGACAAGTATACTACATCAGGTGGTAAAGCTCTACCTTTCCACGCTAGTTGCAGAATTAGGTTGAAAGGCTTAGAGAAGCTAAAAAGTAAGAGTGGTACCGTCGAACAAATCATCGGAGTTAGAACTGAGGCACAAATAGTTAAAAATAGGATGGGTCCTCCATTTAAGAAGGCCAACTTTGATATCTACTTTGACTCAGGTATTGATGATGTTAACAGCTGGTTAACTTTGTTGAAGGATTATGAGGTAATCAGACAATCAGGATCTTGGTACATGATGACCGGACCTGATGGTCAGGAACTCAAGTTCCAAGCAAAGGATTGGAGAGCAATGGTGAGTGAAGATGATGATCTCAAAGAATATTGCTACAACAAGATCTGCGAAGTAGTCATTATGAAGTACAGAGCAGAAGACATTAACCCAGATGAAATTTTAACAGACGACGAGTTACCAAATGACTAATAGATACTTAGCAATACTAAATGAATTAAAAAGCCGTCCAATTGATGATTCAACAAATAAAAATAGCAGAGTTCTTGTTATCGATGGTTTGAATACATTCATTAGATGTTACGCTGCTAGTCCAGTATTAAATGACGATGGAGAGCATGTAGGAGGAATCTCAGGGTTCCTCCTCTCCATTGGACATGCTATCAAAGCAATCAATCCAACTAGGGTTATAATTGTATTTGATGGTAAGAATGGAACAGCACGAAGAAAACAAATTTATCCGGAATACAAGGCACATAGAAACTTTAAGGTAAGACTTAACAGAGCTGAAACAGTTGACAAGCAAGACAATCAACTTAGACAGCTTATCAGGCTTACAGAGTATCTAACTCAAATGCCTTTCACACTCGTTATCCAGGATAACACAGAGGCAGATGATGTAATAGCTTACATTGTTAATGACCATTTTCAGCAGTCACACTGCTTTATTATGTCCTCAGATAAAGACTTCCTACAGCTGGTTTCAGACAGAGTACATATATGGAGTCCAACAAAGAAAAAGCTTTACTACAATGAGGATGTTATTGAGGAGTTTGGAGTACATCCACACAACTTTGCTTTATACAAAGCTATTATAGGTGACCCATCTGATAACATACCTGGTGTAGATGGAGTTGGAGCAAAAACTTTATTGAATAGGTTTGAGTTTATACAGCAACAAGATAAACTATCGGTTGATGGTTTTATGCAGTTTGTAGATAATATGAATGATAAGACAAAGACACTGCAAACAATGAAGGAATCAAAAGAGATCATAGCTCGTAACATGGAGCTTGTACAACTTGGAGAGTCCAATATGTCTGTTACAAACAAACTAAAGACACAACATCTTTTAGAACAACCAATACCAAGATTCATCAAGCCGTCTTTTCACAAAATGCTGATCGAAGATAAAATGACGACAGCTATTAAGAACGTAGACTTTTGGTTAAGAGAAGTAGTACAAAAATTAGATATGTACGCTTTGAAAGATTAAAAATTATTAGTACATTTATAAAATGATTCAAGATACACTGCAATACTATGGAAATACCTTTCAACAAAAGGTAGTGGCGGCCTTAATGAGTGACCGCCTTTTTCTGCAGCAGATTCACGATATCATTGATCCCAAATACTTTGGTACAGACGCCACACAATGGATAGTTAAACAGATTATTGATTACTTCAATGAATACAAATCAGCACCTACTTTAGAGGTGATGAGAGTACACTTAGAGACAGTATCAGTTGATTTGTTAAAGACATCCATTGTGGAAAGTCTAAAGGAATGCCTCAAATACACAGATGCACAAGATCTACAGTTTGTTAAGGATAAAACTATAGATTTTTGTAAGAACCAAAAATTAAAGAACGCTATATTAGGCTCAGTTGATCTATTAAAAAATGGTCAATATGATGACATTAAGCGATTAGTAGATAATGCTATGAAGGCTGGTACTGATCGTAATGTTGGTCACGACTATGTTGAACATTATGCAGATCGTTTTAGAGAGAATCTAAGAGACACAATACCAACTCCTTGGGATGTTGTTAATGACATTATGGATGGTGGTTTAGGTAAAGGTGAGTTAGGTGTGTTTGTTGCTCCGGCCGGTATTGGTAAATCAATGGCATTGGTTAATGTAGCTGCAGACGCTGTTAAGAAAGGTAAAAATGTAATTTACTATTCTTGTGAGTTGAGTGAAACATATGTAGGTGCTCGATTTGATAGTTTCTACACTGGTATACCATCACAAGATCTAAAGTTTCACCAAGATGAGGTTGAAGCTAAGTTAAAGAACATTAAAGGTCGTTTGATTGTTAAATACTTTCCAACCAAGACTGCTACAGTACCAATGCTTAATGCACACATTGAAAAGTGTATAATGCAAGGTATGAATCCAGATCTTATTATCATTGACTATGCTGATTTGCTTAGGGATGTTGGTGGTAAAGGATCAAACGTTCGTCACGATATTATGCTTGGTAACATTTATGAGGATATTAGAGGTCTTGCTGGTGTATATCAAATACCAATCTACACTGCATCACAGGCAAACAGATCAGCATTAGAGGAAGATGTTATTGAAGCAGATAAGATTGCTGAGTCCTATTCCAAAGTAATGGTTGCAGATTTTGTTGTATCATTATCACGTAAAATAACTGATAAGATATCAGGTACTGGTAGATGGCACATTATTAAAAACCGTTTTGGTCCTGATGGAATTACATTCCCAAGTAAAATGAATATGTCTATCTGTCAAATACAGATCTATGGAGAGAATACTATAGATGGTCAAGAGGCTAAAAAGACTATGATGAGTGGTGATGAAGTTTTAAGAGCAACTTTAGCATCAAAGTTTGCCGAATTAACCGGGAAAACTTAATTCAAATACTATTTATAACTACAAACAAGGTAGTTTTACACAATAAAAACATCGATTTCTATGACAAAATCAAACGAAATTTTGAGCGAGATTACTATCTTCCTCAAATACGCAAAATTCATTCCCGAGCTCGAAAGACGTGAGACTTGGAAGGAGTTGGTTACTCGTAACATGGAGATGCACATCAAGAAGTATCCACAACTTGAAAGTGAGATCCGTGAGACATACAAACTGGTATACGACAAGAAGGTCTTACCGTCAATGAGAAGCTTGCAATTTGCTGGAAAGCCAATTGAGATCTCTCCAAACCGCATCTACAACTGTGCATATCTACCAATCGATGATTGGAGAGCCTTTGGTGAGACTATGTTCTTGCTGTTAGGTGGAACCGGTGTTGGTTTCTCTGTGCAAAAACACCACGTTGAAAAGTTACCGGTTATCAGAAAGCCAAATAGAGATAAAGGTCGTCGCTTCTTGGTAGCTGATAGTATTGAAGGTTGGGCTGATGCAATTAAGATGATTATGAAGAGTTACTTTGTTGGTGGCTCACACTTACAATTTGATTTCTCTGACATCAGACCAAAGGGAGCAAGATTAGTTACTTCTGGAGGTAAGGCACCAGGTCCACAACCTTTAAAAGAGTGTATTGTTAAGATTGAAGGAATTTTAGATAACAAACAAGATGGTGAACAACTTAAACCAATTGAGGTGCACGATATTATCTGTCATATTGCAGACGCAGTCTTGGCAGGCGGTATTCGTAGAGCAGCTCTTATTAGTCTATTTAATGCTGACGATGAAGAAATGATTTCTTGTAAAGCAGGTGCTTGGTGGGAACAGAATCCACAAAGAGGTCGTGCTAACAACTCAGCAGTATTACTAAGACACAAGATTACTAAAGAGTTCTTTATGTCTCTTTGGAAAAAGATTGAAGCATCTGGAGCAGGTGAACCAGGTTTCGTATTTAGTAATGATAAGGATTGGGGAACTAATCCATGTGCAGAAATTGCTCTACGACCATTCCAATTTTGTAACTTATGTGAAGTAAATGTATCTGATGTTGAGTCACAAGAGGATTACAATAATCGAGTAAAGGCAGCTGCTTTTATTGGTACATTACAAGCAGGTTACACAGACTTTCACTATCTACGCCCAGTATGGAAACGTACAACTGAAAAAGATGCACTTATTGGAGTATCGATGACTGGTATTGGATCTGGTACAGTCTTGAAGTATGATATGAAGGAAGCAGCAAAGGTTGTGAAAGATGAAAATGAAAGAATTGCTGATTTAATTGGTATCAATAAGGCTGCAAGAGCAACTACAGTTAAACCAGCTGGTACAACATCTCTTGTATTAGGATGCTCTTCAGGTATTCACGCTTGGCACAATGATTACTACATTCGTAGAATGAGGGTTGGTAAGAATGAAGCAATCTACACTTACCTATCAGTATATCATCCTGAGTTAATTGAAGATGAGTATTTCCGTCCTCACGATACAGCAGTTATTGGAGTACCACAAAAAGCTCCAGAAGGAGCTATCTTGAGATCAGAGTCACCAATCCAATTATTGGAAAGGGTGAAGAGAGTTGCTCAAGAGTGGATCAAACCTGGACACAGATCAGGTGTTAATATGCACAATGTATCGGCTACAGTTAGTATTCGTGAGCATGAATGGCCTGCTGTAGGTGAGTGGATGTGGGAAAACCAAGACTATTACAATGGCTTGTCAGTTCTACCATACGCAGATCATACATACAAGCAAGCACCTTTTGAAGATTGTACATTGGAAGTGTATAACAAACTATTCGAAAGTTTATCTGAAGTAAATCTTGAAAACGTTGTTGAATTGGCAGATTTTACTGATCTTAAAGGAGAAGCCGCCTGCGCTGGTGGTGCTTGTGAAATCGTATAAGATACAAAAAGGTTATGGAAGTTTGGATGACTCGGCAAAGAAATGGTCAATATATGCTAACAAAGTATAAACCAATAATGGCAATGGTAGAAGGTAGAGATTATATGGATGCCTACGTAGTTCCAGGTGAGCCAATTGGTGTTAGAAATCTATGTGATGCCATTTTAAGAGTGCTTAATAAATCCATTAGTCTTAAAAGAGGTGAGTCAGTATTAATTGAGCTTAGTGGTAAGATTATTGACATTTATGAACTAGTAACAGATATGAATAATGTTAGTGAAGATTAAAAAATTACATAAGAATGCAGTTGTTCCAACCTACGCAAAGCCTGGCGATGCGGGGTTGGATCTAACCGCATCAGAAACAATTAAAGTTACAGAAACACATATTACTTATGGTACCGGATTAGCATTTGAGATACCAGAAGGTTATGTTGGATTAGTTTATCCTAGATCATCAATTAAAAATTATGATTTAAGATTAACCAATTCAGTTGGAGTTATAGATAGTGGTTATAGAGGTGAAGTACAAGCAGTTTTTGAACGTATTGGTCGGAAATTACAAAACTACGGACCTGGTGATAGAATAGCACAAATTATTATTATGCCACATCCACATATAAGCTTAGTAGAAGCAGAGGAATTATCTGAAACTGTGAGAGGTGAAGGTGGATTCGGCTCCTCAGGAATATGGTAAAAAGAGATTGGGTATTCGAACAATACGTTAGAGACCTTTACACAACAAAAATGGAAAGGGAATATTATTTAGAGAGTGGTAGCTTTGTGTTTACAGAGCACTATCTAAAGAAGAGAAGTGATTGTTGTGGTAATGGATGTAGACATTGTCCATTTGTACCACGACATATTAAAGGAAATACTGAACTGCAAGATATTTATAGAAAAGTCTAACTTAAAAATTAAAAACATGGCAGATTTAAAATCATGGCTCCAATCACGTACCATTTGGTCCGTATTGGTATCAGTTGCTCCATTTCTTAGCAAGTTAGTAGGATTCGATATCGATGCTACTCTTGCTGATGTTCTAACAATTGCAGGTGCGGTAGGTGCAATCTACTTCCGAGTAACTGCTTCAACTAAATTGAAGTAAAAGTATGACATTAGACGATTTGTTATCGGAGGTATCCTACCGATTACCGAAAGGGTATCCAACAATCGTAAATGGAAAGTTTGTTGATAGGGAGGAAGTTCTCCTTATCAACAAATTTTTATTGGAATATGGTTTTAGTGAATTACCAGTGCCGGAAGCAGCAAAAGTTAAAAGTACACCATCCAAATTTGAAGAATGGTATAGTAAGCAAAATGAAACATTCATAACTCCATTTATGGAAACTGTACCTTTGGTTGAAGCAATGGTACCAGGAACAGTTACGTTGGATGTTATAATTAAAACTGTTGAGGGTAATAAGAACATGGATTGGAAGCCTGAAGCATTAAAAGCTATCAGCGCAGTTAAAAGATTTCAAAATGACCCAGCAAGTGTTGACTTCATAAACAATAAATACCTAAAGGGCAAGTCTAATATTGGTTCACCTATAGTACAAGAAGGTGTCAACATGAAACAGTTAAATGGCAACAAGCCAATTGATTCTTTTATACATGGTAAAATAAACGAATTTTATAACTACATTGAAACCGGTGAGGTTAATAAAGTATTTACTGCAGATGTTATCCTTTTTTGGGGTGTAGATGATCCGTTTGATACGGAAGTACTTGGTGCAGTTGCAGAGAACCTTACAAATCCAAAAATTGTTAAAGATGTGCTTGTAGATCTTGGCAAAGGTAGACTGATGGCCTGTGTTAGTTTAAAGGCAAGTAGAGGTAGAATTGGTAAAATGACCCAGTACCTATCACGCTACGGTAATGTTGGTGATGATGTGCAAACTGAGGGTATTGGTGATAGTGTAAAAGCATTGCTCAGCAAATTAGCGCAAACAAAGATTGGACAAACTGTTATAAAGGCTTATAATAAACTTAAGCAGATGTTTTCATCACTATATGATTCAGTAAAAAATGCTGTATCACCGAGTAGTAAGTCGGTATCAGATTACAATAGTGTGTCAACATCGTTAAAAGAACTAAATAAACTTGTAGATGAAGCACCAATTGACGAAGTTGATGGTGATGCTGTTGTGTGTTCTACTTGTATGCAGGCTAGGTTATTAGAAATAAAGCCTTATGTTGACAAAGTATTAGAAGGTAACTCATTAGCAACTCTTGAATCAAACCTCAAGACCATAGCAAAAGATGGTTTATTTGTAACAAAATTTACTAATTTAGAGCCAACTGCTAATGAAATGAAGCAAGGTCATGCTAAATTGAAAAATATTTATACAGCAATAGCGAAAGCAAAACCTGCGCAGGCTGCCGGTAAGGGTAAATGTGCACCATTAGTTGTTAACGGTAAACCGTTAAAAGTAGCAAGAACTGATCTTAAAAATGTTATTTTTACAAATGGCAATGCAATAGCCTTTGAGTTGATAACAAACATTATTAATGATGCGTTCAAAGACATAGACATTAATAATCTAAAGGAGAAGAGAGACGCCTTAATAAAATTAGCAGTAACGTTTTCTGCAGAAATGGTGTTTGGCAAATCGGGAGCGTTACCTTTGGCCAAGTACACTGGTAAAAAGCTTGAAAAGCTAGGCACAAAGCAACAGTACATTGATAAAAAATCAAAAAGTGCAAATAATCTCGTTAAAGGTAATACTGATTTACCTGTACTAGCATTAAAAATATACCCATCAGGAGGTAAAAAAGGTGAAACCCCTTACTACTTTAATGTGTATTTTTACACTTTATACACAATCGAGGAGCCCAAGCGTAATGAGTACACACCTGAGGATGTTTCATATGCTGTTATTGCATTCAAATGTAATAGTGGTAGCAAACTAGCATTTGCAGTTGAGGCTGATAAAGAAGTTAATGGTGTAGGCTTGAAAAAGGATTTACAATCAACTTAAAAAAACATAAACAAAATGAACAAACAAGAATTTCGCAAACTAATACGTGAAGAGATTAGAAAAGTGATATCAGAAGTAGGCGGTGCAACAAATACCAATGCTACATACAAAGTTGATATCATTACATCAGATTTTACACCTGAGGAAGTGAAGGCAGTATCGGGAGATCCTATGATGATTGCAAAAGCTCTGAAAAAAAGGGCTCTTAAAGGACTTGAACCTGATGATTTTGATGCAGAGTTTATTAAAGCACACAAGCTTGATAATGACACCTACATTGTTTCAACTGGTGAGGAAACTGCTACTGTTGTTGGAAAGCCATCATCTAAACTATATGGACAGTTTTGGTCATTGTTACAAAGTGGTGATATGGCTAGAGCAGAGAAGATGTGGTATCAGATGGATAAGGCATCTTTGAAAGCACAGGAGATAGATGAGACTACGAGGATGATGAGTGAAGTGGATGTAAATCCAGATCCCAATGATGAGTTTTCAGGCTCTGCTAATTTTGACAAATACAAAAACAAAGCTGTCGCTGTACTCTATTCCGAGTATGAAGGTGAATGGATGGATGTAAACCCTGATTGGGACCAAGATTTTGTACCATTTCAAAACTATCTATATTCAAAATACACAGATGGTAAAGACTTTGTTTTGGGTATTGGTATGGGTGATGATATTTTCAATGCATTAGCAATTCTAAACCCTGCAGTCGCAAAGGATCCAACTGTAAAAAAGTACATCAAAAAGATAATGTCTTATGGTGGCCTTGAGATAGGTAGGGGTAATCTGTAATAAAAACAAAAAATAAATTTTCAAAAAGGCTTGCTTATGTAAGCCTTTTTTAGTATATTTAGGTTATGGGAAAATTTAATTGGTGGAGACGCCATAAGACTAGGACTTTACTTAAAAGAAAGGATGCCTTCAAAGGACAATCATTTCTATTACAACAAATCCTACACGGAGATTATGAACACTCTGACTACTTGAAACAAGCTAGACAAGAGCTGAAGTATGCTGATCGTGATAAAATGCAAACAGCAAGTACTTGGATTGCAAGTGAAGACTCCCTAAGACACAAACTAGATGAGATTGATCGCAAATACATAAAGCGACACAACAAGTTAATGGAAGATTATGATCGAGAAGAGTTCAACATGCTCTTTGGATTGAAATCTAGTCTATTAAAAGAATTCGCTGTTGATGTTTGGGAAGAATCTTTAGAAAAGGTTGGTGAAGGTGATATAAAAGCCTTATATTATACCTACGCAGAGTTAGCAATTAAAAAAATACGTGAATATGAACAAATATCAGTCAACGAAACTGTTTGACGGTTACTCTACTTGTTTCCGTCAATGGAAGGCGACAGGCACACACTGTCAGTACTTACATGGCTATGCTATATCCTTTAGAGTGTGGTTCGAAGGTGAACTAGATCACCGTAATTGGGTATGGGACTTCGGTGGAATGAAGAGAGCCAAAACACAAATTAACGATATGCAACCAAAACAATTCTTTGATTGGTTGCTGGATCACACTACGATTATAGCAGAAGATGATCCATATCTAGAACGATTTAGAGAAATGAATGAAGTAGGTATCATTCAATTAAGAGTGTTACCAGCAACTGGATGTGAACAATTTGCAAAATACTTATATACTATTATAAATGATTTTACCATTACAGAAACTAACGGACGAGTTAAAGTCGTTAAGGTGGAGGTATACGAACATGAACGTAACGCAGCAAACTATGGAGAATAAAGAAACAATGTTATCCCTTTATGATTATTTAGGGAAAGCAGCCGGACCTGAATTAGGTAAAGCAGTATGGAATACTGCAAAAGCACAAAAGATTAAACCTGAAGAAAGAGAAGTATCTACACCAAAATACTCAGGTAAGATTTTAATGTATCCAAAATCGTTTTTGGATCAGTATTTTGGTAGAAAGAAACAAACTAACGACTTACCATTTTAATTATGAGCGTAATAGACCCAAACAAATTATTAATTAGTTCGGACTTCTACTCAGTACAAGGGGAAGGCATCTCATCAGGTGTTCCTTCCTACTTTGTACGTTTAGCAATCTGTAACTTGGCTTGTGGAATGTCCACAAAGTTTCTTAACAAGATTAAGAAAGACAATAACCTAGAAGATGGAGAAATCTTTGTAGGTGACCTTCATGCAGAAGGTAAAGCTACTTGGACTTGTGATTCTACATCACAATGGGCCATTAGAGGTGAAAACAAAGACTTCCAATACCTAATGGATAGGTGGAATGAGGAGGGTGTGTATGATGACATTCGTACCGGTCTAGTTCACGTAATTTGGACCGGTGGTGAACCAACTATTGCAGGACATCAGAAAGCAATTGTTGGATTTCACAATTACTTCTCAAACACTGAGCACTATAGTAATCGTTGGCATGAATTCTCACCTTACTATGAGATTGAAACCAATGGAACAAATTATATTGAGGATGATTTAATGTCAATTCTTGATCAGATTAACTGTTCACCTAAACTAGCCAACTCTGGTATGACAATCAAGCAGAGAATTGTACCACATGCTATTGAGCGTATTATGGAACACGACAACTATCAATTCAAGTT